ATGTACGACCCCATCAGCGGCAACGCCGCGTATGCAAAGTATTCTCCGGTTACTCTGCCGCCAATTGGACAGCGTGCAGGTTTTGCCGAAGTCAGTGTGAAACTCAATCCGCACACATCACAACCAGAGCTGATAACTTATCTCAACAAAGGCTATCGAGTACGTCTCGTCACTGGCTGCATGTTTAATAAGGACCTTCGTGCCACCGAGTATGGGGTCAAAATCGGCAATCATCGGACGAAGGTTTGGAAAACGCCCGAGGGCGTGTGGTATATCCATCCCAATAGGTGAGGCACCCTTTTCGGGTGCCTTTTTTTTTACGGATACAGCGAACCTTGACGAATTTTAGAAAACGCGGTATGATTGGTATTGCACCACCAGAATCACCCGCAATTCGGCGGGTTTTCGCAGTCTCTTACCTACTCGACTGCGTCGCCTTCTGTAAAAGGAGGTTACTATGAGAGATTTTCGATCTAAAGTTTGCTGTTCCGCTGCTACGGTAGCGTATGGAGTGCTCGCAGCCGCCCTTTGGGACGCGCTGAAATTCTTCATCGAACAGCTTATCTGAAGTCTCTTCGGTGCTTGGAGCGGCAAAGCCGCTCCTTTTTTTCTTCTTGAATCGCTGTCTTTGTTGTTTGCGATCTCTAAGACAGTCGCGAGCACGTTGTTGTAATTGTTAGTGAGCTGGCTCTTTTTATTTGACTATTCACTATCCACTGCGGTATAATGCCGTTGGCGGCCTTTGGTAATTCGAATCAATTTGTTATTCTCCTTTTTCAAAAGGAGGAAACTCATGTCACTGCAACTGATAGTAGTTCAGTTCATAATCGGCATCGCTTCGGCGGGCGCATGGTTCTGGATTGAGCGAAAGTTCTTTGGCAACAAATAATTGGCTGCCATATTTGAGGAACGTCGAGTAACCGGCTCGGCGTTCTTTTTTTTACGCTCCAGTGGAGCCGAGGCCGCCGGTTCTCTTCCCTCTTGGTTCGTCATCAACCGTGACGCCGTAAGGAACGAACACGCCCTGCATGAATCGGTCACCCGCTCGCAGATGCATTGTCTTGCCTTCGCGGCTGTCGTTCGTGATCTTTGCCATGATGTGGCCTTCGTTCTCGGCGAAAATGTAGTCCCCGTCCACGATACCTGTGCCATTATCAAGTTGCATGCGATACTTGAAGCCCATGCTGGAACGCGGGAACAGCATCAGCACCCAGCCTTCCTCAATCTGGCAGCGCATACCGGTCGGGATCAGCGCCGACTCGCCCGGTTCAAGGATGATATCATACGGCACGCGAAAGTCGTAGCCTGCACTGCCTTCGGTCGCGCGATCAGGGAAAACGAGGTCGCGCCACATATCTTCGATGCAGCCCTCTGAGATGAGCGGGTTGCATTTTTTTACGTCTGCCGTGAACTGTGGAAAGCTCACGGTGTCAAATTCTGCTACGGTTAAATACAATGTTTGTCCTCCATGTCGTGTTTTACTCGCATTTCAACTTCCTGCTGTTTACCCTTGTTGAATGCGGTCTTGTAGTCGTTTGTAAGATAGCCGGTTACTCGACGCAGGCGTTTGATGTCCTTGCTGCCGCACTGCGGACAGGTGTCGTTGATTTCGTCGCAATAGCCGCAGTTCATACACTGGTCGTTTGGAACATTCACCGCGAAGTATGGGATGTCCATATCCATCGCGTAATTAACGACGGTCTCGAGAGCCGAAATATTGTTCTTACAAGTAGATTCCAGTTCTACATAAGTGATACAGCCTGCGGAAGAATAGCCGGTCAGCTGTGACTCGATACCGATTTTGTCGAAAATGGAGACCTTTCTCCACACCGGTACATGAATGGAATTGGTGAAGAAATCCTTGTCGGATACGTTCGGAATCGTTCCGTACTTTGCCTGAAATTTCTTCATTGCAGTGTAACATAAGTTTTCTGCCATTTTTATTTGGGTCATATTTTCATCGTATTTTTCATACGAGTTCGCTCTTTCGCTTGCGCTACTCTACTTTACCTTATCGGATTTCGATGACCTCCACGCATTTATCGTTGCTTAAAATTTTATAGAGCCTTTAGATTGATGATTGATAGAACGTAAAATATGTGCCATTTTTAGGCTTGCGGACAGGTTTATGTCCTAATTTACATTCGTAGTCTACTACCTTCGAATACACGCCTGTTTGACGTGCTGCCTCCTATACATTGAAATATCTTCCTATTTCACGATCTGTTTCATAGTCGTATTGGATAACAATCTGAGGCGGTTCAACCGACGGGTCTGATTGGAATCGGAAGTAGAATGGTTTACGAACAGGTTTCTTATACCGGCATTGGCGCAAAACTGTATTTTTAGGGATTCCTGTTTCTCGCACTGCTTCACTGGCACTTCCATACCTTCCTATCTCTTCGTTGGTATAAGTGTTGAACATTATGACAGGGATAGATTGAGAATCATCATAACCTTTTGCATTTACGGCCAATCCATCGTCGAACGCTTTTTTTGTATTCTCAGAGATTGTCGTCCAATACAGATTACTCAGCCTAATATCTGTTTTGATGTTGTTTTTGTGCCCAACAATAGGAAATTTATTAGGGTTCGGAAGCAATGTTTCCGCAATCACAATGTGCAACCTGCGACGTCGAATTTCGTATGTCCCATCTGATTTAATGTATTTGATGGGTGCATAAACGTAACCATTTCTCCGATTCACGGTGGTGTTATACTGGAAGAACTCTCCATAATGTTTGTGCGGAATTTTTTTATCTAATTTTTTGTTATATAATGTTCGTGTTTCTTGTCCATAAAGATTCCCGGCAGGGGTTACCCAACACAAAGCGTTTTTTACCTGAACTGCATCTTCAGGCAGTTTTTCGATATAATTTGGCATATTATAACCTCCTTTCTATAAAAATTTTAAGCAACGAACTTAGTTCGGTATTCCTTTTCAGGTTCACCGAGTTAGGCGATTTTTTCAGTATGTGTTACCACACACGCCCCCGCAAGATGTTATATGTTACATTCAGGGGTAAAATAAACACCGAAGTTCAAATGATATTCTTCCTTGAACTCAGCGCATCTGTCTTTGAACAACTGTTCAATTTGCTTGGCGAGTTTCATGCCAGCGGTTGTGGTATGGTCGCAACCAATCAGAATCTGCAAGGTTTCAGCCAGACCAATCTGACCGACAGCAAGCGTTCCGTGTTTCAGAGCAGAACGAATGCCTTCTTCCGGCACATAGCCTGCCATTACGTTGTTCTCGTACATGAACTTAGCTGCTTCTGGAGACTGAGAGCAAATCCAATCGAAGCGTTCCAAAAGCATATCCTTGGCCTCATGGATTTTGGTGTCCAGCAAGTCCATAAAGCTGTCAATAATGGCCTCTTCAGGGGCTTTTGCATGAACTACCCTTTCTTTTGCTTCCATCGCCAAAGTAGGCATGATGATAGTCACCGGACAAATATTGCCGCGGCCGTCCTTCAACTGACCGAATCCGTTAATGTCCCAGCCATTTGCCGTCCTGCACCCCATAGTGCTAAAGTACGTTCTGGGATCATTGATGTCGTAGCCTGCATTCCCTGACCAATCTACATTGGCGTAGTTCGGATACAGTCTCTGGCTGGTTGATCTGAGGGCAAGCTGGAAGAGGTCGTAGTTGGGATCGCCTTCCTTGCGATTCACGCCCTTCATACACTGGAAAATGCCGCATGGGAAAATACTGGTGCGATGCAATTTGCCAATGCCCTTGATAGACACATCGAGAAGAGCCTTCGTAACCATCCGGCCTTCTGGCAACGTGCAAGTGCCGTAGTTGATAGAAGTGAACGGAAGCTGATTGCCGGAGCGTGACTGCAGGGTGTTCAAGTTGTGATACATCCCTTCTACAGCCTGATAACATTCCTTAGTAGTCATATCGATAGCGTATTCATACGCATCGTCGGCTACTTTATAGATGTCTGCATCGATTGAAAGCTCTGGGTCAAATGAAGTATCGTCTGGGAACGGTTCTCCCTGAACGTAATGCAAGCCGTTCTTAAAATGCTTCCAGAACGACTTCCGCACATAAGGAACCATTGTCCAGTCAAGATGTGTCGCGCTCACACCGCCGAACTGCTGCAAGGACTGGAGCTGGAAGATTACCGCCACGAGCTGGAATGCAGTATTTACGCTCTGCGCTGGGCGGACATCCGTCTGGCGGGTATTGAAGCCGTTTTTCAACAGGTCGTCGAATGGAATCGAGAGGCAATTATGTGATCCAACCGCATAACTGTTCAGGTCATGAATGTAGATCTCGTTGTTCTCGTGATTACGTCGAGACAGCGGCGAAACAAGATATTCCAACGCATACTGCTTTGTTACGATGTCACTCGCCTCACCAACACGACCTCCGAAACTCATCTCGTCTACATTGGCGTTCTGGTTCTTGACATCTTTAGCCTGCAGCTTCTCTGCTACAGCGTGCATTAGCTCCTTATACTGACTTCGAGCCATCTTGTGAAGCTGTCGGTACTCGATATACGCTTTGGCGATATCCTTATACTTAGTGGCCATCAGCTTCTTCTCTACTGTGTCCTGAATTTCTTCTACAGAAAGGTTCTTACTGGTTGCTTCAACCTCGTCTGCAATTTTTTCAGCCACCGGGTGTGCGACGTCCGTAGAGTAATCATTATCTACGAACGCCTTCACCACTGCCTTAACAATTTTGTCCTTATCAAACGGCACTTCCCTGCCATCACGTTTGATGACTGTCATTCCTCGTCCCCCTTACTTAACTTCCTCGCGGCGCTTTTCAAAGTAGCCGCCCTTTACCTTTTCGATGAAATCGCCGGCCTGCTGTTCCAGATCCTGCATCGTGCCGTTGTTGACAATCGTATAATCGTAATCGAACTGGTCAACATCACGGTCGGCGTGATTGCTCTGGATTGGCTCGTAGCCCGGTCGCTTAATCAGCAGCGTCAGAGCGTCAAAACGTTCCTTGGCTCGCTGAATCTCCTCCGGTTCACGGATGTGCATGAACAGCATGACGTTGTCATGATCCTTCACCCGGTTGAATTCCTTGGTCAGATACTCAAGCGGCGCGTCGGAATACTGCGTCGACAGGTCTTTCAGGTCAGACAAGAACTTTCTGGACTTGTCGTCCTTCTCACCGTTCCAGCCAAGCCGTCGAGCGACTTCCTTAATGATATCTACAGAGCTGATCTGTGTGATCAGCATATCGTAGAAATAAGCCCGGTCTCGGCACAAAGAACAAAATGTGTCCTTTCCGCTTCTCGCGGGCCCATTTACAATGATGATATGTGCCAACTTATTCTCCCTTCTGGCGGGTCTTCGGGTGCCCACATGTCATGACACCCTCGGGACAGGAGCCGGAAACACACGGCGCACCGGCGTTTTCAAAGATAGTCGGAGCAACCTTCTGGCATAAAACTAACATTTGCTCCGCCAGCTCTCTAATCTCGTCCTGTGCGCGATTACAGCACCGTAGAGCGAAGAAACTGAGCAATTCGCGTGCATTCATGGTTACAGAGAACGACGTTCCTGCGGCATTTGGGAGCACGCAGCGGGCATTCTCGTTAGCGTATTTTTCAGCCGCCGAGCGATCCTTTTTGTACTGCTTGTACAGCGCTTCGTCCTCGTTCTTCTTCTGCTCCATAATGGCGTCAAGCTGCAGATAGAAGAACTGACCGTTGTTGCGGAACTCAATGTTAAAGTCGCCGATTGCGTACTGCGCGTACTTCTCACGGAGCTTTTCGCTCATGAGCGTTGCGTGAATGTCGCTGTAGGTCGCTCTGATCGTCTCCATGCAGTTCTCGAACATCAGCTTTGCGGCCAGATTGTTCATCACGGCCTCCGGCATCACGAACTCCGGCTTTGCCATATTGACATAACGCTGACTCTGCACCGAAAAGGATGCGATACGATGACGCGTAATCTGTGCAAGCAGAGAGCGGGATACCCCGTCGATACCGAACGTAAAAGACGCATGCTCCAGAACAGAAGTATGACCGGAACGCTTAATCTGCCGGATGAACTTTGCCGCCTGTTCCGGAGTAATGTCCTCCAGAATATCCGCAGCCGTGCCGGAAGAGTAACAACCCTTGCCGGCCGCCGCGACAACAAGTTCCGGCATTGGTGTCCAAGCGAGTAACTTTACGTTCACGCGGTCACCTTCTTCTTGCGCGGTGCGGTAATCTTAAGCCAGCTCTTTGGGAACGTGTAGTTCTTGGAGCCGTTGCACTCAATTGTCATACAAACCTCTTCGGGATGATCGGCGCAGAGCTTGTCCATCTTCTTCTGGAGCGCAGGGTCATATGTGAACACATGTGCTGTGTCGTCCTGCTGGTTGTAGTCTACGATGGTTTCCATCGCGGTCTTTGACATTTCTTCCATTCTCATCACTCTCTTTCTTAAAACAGGTCGTCGATTTCGCGGATGCCATTAAACGAGATGGCACATTCTTCGCAGCAAAACAGGTTGCTGTCTTTATCTTTCCAGAGCTCCCAATCCGGAGACAGCTCGTTGCCGCAGTTTTCACAGCGGCCGATAATCTCCGGAACATAATCGGGATCTCGTGGGTTCTTAGGGTTTGGGAATTTAGGAATCATACGGCGTACTTTGAGTCCTCCGGCGTTTCCGCGTAGAACGGGTTCTGCGTAATCGGCGGATAATAACTTCCGTAATGGTTGTCGTCTGTCTCATCCGTGGTGGTCGTCGTTCGAGAGACAACCTTCCCGTCCTTGTCCAATTCTTCGATGATTTCTACTATGTGTCGCTTAATCATGTCTTCCTCCTTAGCCGACCAGATGATACTGGTCAAGATACCAATAGCCGGATTTGTTCTTCGTGCATCGGTCAACGTAAATGATGCTGCCGTTTTTGATTGGATTCTGGTCATACTGCCGCGATCGAAGCGTCAATCGAATGCGCTTACCAGAACCAAGTGACTGTGTAAAGCAAGCATAACCCCACGGTTTTCCGGTGTCTTTACTCAAAAGTGGCCGGAAATCCGACACGAGAACAAGTCTGCGGTCTTCTTCCTTGCCTGTCCGGATGTCCACATACCCGAGAATTTCCTGCTGGTTCTCAATCTTCACGCGGAACGGAAGGTCTTCGATACCTGCCGCCAGTACACGGTCTTCACATTCGCGGAGCACCTGAGCGACGATTCGCTTCAGTTCCTCAGCAATTTCCTGCTCGACAGCGAGAAGCTGTTCTTCCAGTTCCGGCGTTGGGTTCTTTTTAAGAGCGGCCGCGAGCCGCTTTTTTTCGTCTTTCAAGGTACTCATCTGCAGGCTCGTGAACGTATATCTTGTCGCTGGCTGGCCGTCCTTCTTGAGACCGTCGGCGTACTTCGGTACAATATCAGCCAGAAAGCTGTTATCAACGCGCTCTCGCGGCATGGATGCTTTTGCACCGTATCCGAACTCCTCGCACAGGGAGATGATGTTCAGAACCTCGCGGTCGTTGCCGTAGCTTGAGAAGTAACTGATTTGAGCCAATGGTTCAGTCGTGGACTTCATAATGCTCTTTGGGCGGAGAGCCAGAAGAACGTCGGAAAGGTACTTCGGCGGCTCCTGTCCGAGCTCATAAAGAGCAACGGCGGCGGCCTTATTGAATCCCTTGATAGAGGTCAGCGCGTTGCTGATTGCGTTGTTCTCTTCGTCTGCGGTTACCTTTCGGTTATCCTGACCGAATTTGAACGGCGGGAACTTGATATTAAAGTAGCTTTCGGCTTCATCCTTGGCGGCGGCGAGCTTATCCTTGTCTCCCTTCTCGTCCATGATACGCATGAAGGTTTCATAGAACGCGAGAGGATGATGCTGTTTGAGCCATGCACCGTAAAGGGAGTCCAAAGAAACACAATAGGAGTGGCTGTTCGACGTCACAATGCCGGTATCGGTTACAAAGTTGTGATACGGCGAAAGCATCTCAACGTCATACACGCGCTCGATTGCTTTAGGCTCGATGCTGACAATTTTATACTGAAGTGTTGGAATCCCCTTTTCGTACCGAGCGTTTCTTCCATGAGCGAAATGGAGCTTCTTATGACAGCTCACACAACACCAAGTGTAGTTATCTTCCGTATTGTGTGTGCGATCAAAGTCTTTGTGATGAAGTTCAAAGCGATAGTCGTCAGTATAAGGTTTTCCACATACTTCGCATGCACATCTTTCTTTCTTTTTCTCAGCTCGGACTCTCTCGTAAACGACGCTTGGGCCATCGGGGTGTTTCTGAAAACCCATCTGCCCGGGGTTTGGAAAGTTCGACTTGTAATTGCCGTTTGTGAAGGTGTACTTGTTTGTGTTCTTTTCATAAGAACCCATGACGTACAGGATATCTCCGACCGATAAATCCCTCAGTTGTTTCTCTCCGGAAGGTGTTGGGAACTTATGATTGTCTGTGCAGTCAATGTAAGCGCCATTCTCAAGCATGATTCGGTATGTCTGACGCTCTCCGGCATAGGCGATATCTACAATATTGTTCTGATGAATTCTTCCATCTTCAAATACCGATAAACCGCAGCCATACGTTTTTAGATACTTACTGTGCAGATGGTAGTGATTTGTTCGTTTCGCATACTCCAAATCGTTCTTAATCAAGAACATTTCCTCAATTGTAGGTTCAAACCGGGACTGTCCTTTAGACGAACGTTTAATTTTTGTATCGCCCGACACACAGGCATTGAAGCTATACGAGGCTGAATCTTCGATGATCTTCCAGACCATGTCGGTCTTTTCAATGGCGGTCTTTTCGTCCAAATGCTCCTGCTCGATCAGCTTCTTAGAGAATCCGTCGATGAATCGTTCGCGATATGCGAGGACTTTTTCCTTACGCTTCTTGGCGATATTCTTGACCGCCGCGTAACATTCCTTCATCGGAAAACCGGCGAAGTTCAGCGCCGCCATCTGCTGTTCCTGATACAGACAGAACGACTGCGGCAACTCATCGGTACGAAGAAGCTCATCGAACGGTTTAACGTCATACGAGAAATCCTGTCTACTCTCGAAGGTCTTGTACATCGACTTGAAACCCGGGCGAATCGCGGCGATGAACGCGCAAAGCTCGGAAATGTTGGTTGGCGCGTAAACGCCTACTCGGCTGGCGGTTCCCGGCTGCTCGACCTGATTGATACCAAGCGTACAGCCTTTACGATAGATACCCCATACCGGGTCATCTGGTGGGCACATATCGAGAAGCTCGTTCACAGTAGGAACTTTCAATCCTGCACGATGATAGCCTCGATTGATAAGGTCAACCACAGCAACGCGGAGCAGGTCGTTCTTCAGGAAGTGATTCTTCTCCGCCCAATGGCCATCCATCGCACAGCAAATCTTGTCCTTGATCTTCACAAGTCCAATCTTGCGGCGGATACTGCCCTGATACAGCAGGAACGCACACGGTGCCGGTGACCAGCTTGTGATGATTCCCTGATACTCGGTCGAGCGAAGGTATACGTCATGGAATCGTTTGTCGATGTAGTCCATGATGTCGATGGTGTCCTTCTCTTCCTCATCAACGGTATGGAGCTTGTTCTCATATCGCTTGATCTGGGCGGACACTTCATTCGCCGTAGCAAAGTCGATGCTCTGGGACTTCGCAAACATCTTCCACGCAGCTGACGCTTTTTGCGTGCCGTAAGCAAGCATCTGAACTGCATGATCACGGCCGCAGACCTGAGCCTGGCCTTCCGCAAAGATATCCTGCTCCGCTACGTTCTGGTCAAGATCGGGGATACTCTGCGTTTCGAGGATACGTTCTGCAGTCATAAAGCGTTCGGGGTACATCTTTACTTTGGCTGCAATTCGGTCAACCTCGGTAAAGCCGAGCAGCTTGTTTGTAAAGAATCCAACACAACTGCCACGACCAGTAGTAGTCAAGTGACCGCCGAGCTCTTTCCCTCGCTTCATGATGTAATAGTCATCAATGAAGTAGTCGCTCATTCTGCATTGCTTAACAGTATCGGTTTCTTCTTTAATAGCCTGCTCATACACCGGATACAGACTCGGGTCAACCTCTGGCTTATACGCTTCCCAGCCCTGCTGGACAAGCCGCATATACTCAGCATCTTTCTGCTCCTGCGTCCACTCCGGATGAAGGGAGAACAGTTTAGTGCTGTCGTCGAAAATATCGCACTCGTACTCCTCTACTTCGAGGAAACAGTTTGTCCGGTCGATTGCCTCCGTGATCTCAGCTTCTGTCAAGACACCCTGCTCGCGGAAGCGTCGGACGGCAGTGTCGCCATCCGGGTAATCCATAAACCATTCTTCCTCGTCATCGTAAGCCTTGCGGTCTTCCTTAGAAACGAGGAAGTCGGAGCGGAGTTCTGCGCCGTTTCCCTCGATGTAGTGGCTGTCGCAGCCCATGATAATCGGCGCGGGAATTTCTTTCCGCAGATTCAGAATGTAACGGTTTAGCTCTTTCTGCCGTTCAGAGAGGTGGTATTGCACCTCAAACATGAAGTTGTCGCCGTGTTTGTCGTACAGCTTCTTCCAAAGAGCCTTGAGTCGCTCTTCTTCTTCGCCGAGATACTTCCATCCGGCAACACAGGCAGTTGTAATCCAAACGTCGCCCGCCGGAAGCAGGTCGAGAAGCTCTTCATCCAGTCGCGGCTGGTAGTAGAAACCATCCTCGTTCGCCTGACTGAGAACCTCGTTAATCCATTCGCGGCCGTTTTCATTCTTCGCGCCAATCCAAATATGGCAATTGGAACGGTCTTCCTCATGACGATCCCAGACCCAGTAAGCCTCAGCGGCGAAGAGAAACTTCAGACCGTACTGTTTTGCGAGGTCGTAGCACTCGATATATCTCCCCTGCCATCCATGCTCGCAGCTGGACAGAATGGAATGTCCGAGCTCGACGGCACGCTTGGCGTAATCCTCGTAGGTCACGACCGAGTCGCTGACGCGAGGGTTACTGTAGGTTGTGTGTTTGTGGTAGTTCTGAAAAATTATGATAGCCGCTCCCTTCGCTGATACAATTCATTCCAAACTTCCGCTCCATTGTCTACGGGAGCCATCTTTTCGCCCAACAGGTTGTCACGGTTACGAACCCAATCCACCCTGCAAAAGCGTTTCAGCTTTTTGATTTCTCCATCCTGCCGCGGGTCAACCTCCTCGTCAAATGCGATGACAATACGGACGCCCAGTTGCAGGAGAATCTTGGTCTGGTAAGGGTTGATGTGTGAGGTCAGCACGGCACAGCAGTTATCGAAACCGTAGCCCGCCGCCTTGAGAACGGACTTCGCACCCTCAAACAGGATGACCTCTTTCTTCCGGAGGATTGCTTCGCGGTTTTCGTAAAGCCCGAACAGCGTATCGAGTGCTCCGAGCTTTACGAGATAGGTGTACTTGCGGAGTTTTTTCTCCTTAAAATCGGGGTCGAGCGTGCGTCCGCAGATACTGAAAATCTGGCCGTCGGGCAATCGAATCGGGTGAACGATGCGGTTTGACAGCGCGTCATACCGGTAACCGAAACGCTTCATCTGGTCGAGAGGGATACCCTCATCGAGCCAAGACTGGAACTTCTCCGGTCGCCACTCGTACTGTTCCATCACATTTTCCCCTAGGATTTTGTGTGGCTCACACACATTTTTCTGTTCTTTTCGTGGCGCGTACTTCTTGAGAGCCTGTACAGCCGCCAGATGGGTGGACGGTAGTGACACACCCTCTGTGATTCCGGCGTAGGCTTTGAGTCGCTTGACCGCTTCTCGCAAAGAAACATGGTTGTACAGCACCTCGAAATCGGCAACGTCGCCGCGAGCTCCGCAGCCGAAGCAGTAATACAACCCTTTGGAGCGCGTAATCGTGAAGGATGGTGTATTCTCGTCATGGAAGGGACACAGCGCAACGTATTCGTTCTCGCTTCGCCTCTCTACATCGAGGTACTGGGAGATGTAGTCCACGATATCAATTTGTTCTACCACATCTCTGATTTCCATGATTACTCCTTACCTTTAATATGGTGCGTATGGGTCGTGCTGTTTTCTCGCTGGACAATAAGTCAGAATATCACCCTTGAAATCGACATCAATGTATTCATCGTCGTTCATTTGAGCCCCGTTTCGGTTATAAGCGACGCGCATTTTTTTATTGCCGCACATCTCACCATCGTTACGGATTTCATCTTTCGTTTTGTTGGTGATAGTAACAACCGTACTGACAGAACGTCCAATGCGAGCAGAATCCGCAATTTGGCCGTACTTCGTAGCCTGTGCGGCCGTCAGTCCGCAGATTCCCAGATCGCCGCAAACACGATTCTTAAAACAATCGGCGATATTCCCGAGCTCAGCGTAGACCGTGAAGGCTTCCGTGCCACCGGCGGGCTTCAGGTAATCCAGCACGCAGCAATCGACATCAATAAGGTGTTTTGCGCGTTTTGCCGCGAGTAAAAGAGTGTTTTCATCGAGCACAGGAGTGTAAACATGGATAAATTTCTGCGTTTTGAGCCACGCTCTTTGTTCGTCGATAAGTTTTTCCTGCTCTTCCGTATACAAACCATCTCGTATAACTTTGTATTCAATACCAGTTAAATGAGAGAGAATACGCTTGGTGAACTGTTCATCGGAAATTTCCGAATCGACATATAAAACACTCTTCCCTTTTTTGAGCATGTCCACGGTGCATGTCAGTAGCATGGCGCTCTTTCCTGCTTTTTGCACGGCAGCAAAACAAACAACTTCGTTAGGTTCTATGACTACATACTGATTTAATTCTGGGAACGGGAACTCAATAATATTTGCATCGCCGCGCTGCCGCGCCTTAATACCCTTCCAGATTTTATCGACAATATCTCCGAAAAGAGGCAAATCGTTTCGAGGATTGTAGTTCAGAACGGTTTCGTCAATCTCGGCATAAATCTTTTGTCCGAGATCCCCTCCATCGTCCGTCAAGCAGAGCCGCTCACATTTCTGCAATTTTTGATAGACGCCACGTCGAAAAGCCTTGTTCAGAACATCATCGGCAAACAACTTATATTCCTCGGGCGTATTGCGAGCAACAACCAGACTGAGATCAATCATCTCGTTGATTGATGCGACAGTGAGATTTTGAGCCGCCTGTTTTGTCGCTTTTTTTGTTCCCAATACCTTCAAGACATTCAGAGCATCAATCTTCTCTATACCCCTTTTAGCAAGCTCACTCAACGCCAGATAAATTATCTGGTTCTGCGGATCGGTGAAATGCTCCGGCTTTAACTCTTCAACGTAAAAATAGTAAGTTGGATGCTGGATCAATGTTGCAATAACTCCAGCCTCTCCCTCTACGCTTTTAATGTCGTTTACGTTCAAATTTAACCTGCTTTCTTACTCTTTTTCTCTTTCTTCGGCTTCACATAAGCGGATGACATCGGGCAATGAGAACGCACGGAGCAGATTTCAGCACAGAAGAAGTCAGCCTTTCCGGCCTTTTTCGCATCCTTGGCAGACTTGAAGTTCTCACGCGCCTTGATGGAATGCTTGTCCAACCACTCCTCGGTTTCGCAGGCGGTCTTTACGGACTCGATGAAATAATCCTTAGCCGCGATGCAGTCCTCTGCTGTGCAAGGCTCGATGTAATGCTTCTGCCCTCGAAACAGGTCGAGGTCTGTATAAGCCGGCCAGACGCCCATTTTCTCATAGACGAGGTAGCCGTAGAACTCAAGCTGTTTGCGGTACTTCTTCTCCTCTGCTTTGCTGGCGAACTTCTTCTTGCTCTTATGGTCTACGACAATGTACTCGCCGGTCTTTTTGTTCTTGACCAGTAGGTCGATATAACCGATGACCTTGAAGCCTTCGATCTCCGCCTTCATCTCAAGCTCTACACCGATGACTTCATAGTTCGGCGAGAGTCCCTTAAAATGACGGGCGAACGCGAGACCGTCCTCATAGTAGGATTTCTCAAGGTCTACATAGCGGTTAAACGGCCACTTGAGCGTAATCTTGGAATCGTAATCGGTGAGATACAGTTCCAGAAGCTCCTCCGGCTGCATGATGCCTTTGAACACCATTTCGAGCCATTCGTGCATCTGGCTACCGTACTGGGCGAATACGTTCTCATCCTGTTCAATCCTCGGCTCAGCGAGCCGCTGAAGATAGAAGCCGTAGGGGCATTCGTGCGCTTGCGTCGCAGAAGACCAGCTCCAGACTCTATTCTTCAGCTTTTCGGTGAATTCGCTCACTTAAAACAGTACGTCGTCGGACTCAACCGGGTCGCCGGAGTAGCCCTCGTCAATACTCGGCTTCTGGCTGCCGCCGTTGTTCTCGGACTTGCTGCCGCAGAAATTTACCTCATCGGCATGAAGCGACCAAGCAATGCGGTTGTTGCCGTCCTTGTCCACAAACTTGCGGGACTCCATAGCGCCGGAAACAGCGATAGAGCTGCCCTTCTTGAAATACTTGGCCACGAACTCAGCGGTTGCACCGAAAACGGAAATGTCGAAAAAGTCGGTCGGGCGATTGCCTTCCTTGTCACGGTAAGTACGGTCTACAGCAACAGAGAAGTTGCACACGGAAGTACCTGCGTTGGTGGACTTGAGCTCCGGGTCGCGAGTCAGGCGGCCAATAATTACGATCTTGTTCAAATTTATATCTCCTTCTTGGTTGTTTTACTTCATTGCCTTAATGGCGGTGGTGATTTCGGTGCAGAGTGCGATGGTCGGGATTTCGGTCGGCGAATCGTTGCCGTTGTTCTTCTCAGCAATCAGCGCGTAAATCTTGGCGCGGTCAACGCCCTTCTTAACGGCCGCCTGCGCGGCGGAAACGACCTTCTTACGAGCGTTGGCCAGACCGGTGCGCTCCTTCTTGACGCCTTCCGGCATATCCTCGCCCTCGTACAAAAAGAGCGCCAAGCCATGCTGCGAACAAGCCTTCGCCAGAGCACGCATCTTTGCCTTGTTTGCGTCGGTAGAAGTTACGTCCTTGGCCATAATGGACTTATTCTTCATATCCATAATGGCGTAGGTTTCCTTGGCTTCCTTGCCGTCGATGGTCACGCCGACCTCGACCCATGCGGTTCTGCCGTCGTCAAACCACGGACGCGGCTGCGGTGTGCGCTTGACAGTGCGGGACATAACCGGAACACCGTCCTTGTACTCCGTGATGGTTTCCTCATACGGGTCGGGCTGGCAGGTGTAGACATGATAGGATGCGTCAGGATAACGCTTCTTGACCTCTGCCCACGCAGCCGCCCAGCTGATGTAGGACAAACCGTTCTTCTTCTTCACTTTCCCGGTGACATCTGCGTCATACAGCGTCTGAAAAATGCTCTTTGTTGCTTCGCTCACTTAGCTGCCTCCTGCTTCTTTTCGCGGCGCTTCTTGAAATACTCGAGGCGCTTCTCGTGCTTCTTCTGGCGACGCTCCTTATTCTTTGCGAGACGGTTCTCGCTCTGATACTTGGCGCGAGACTTCTGCTTCGCGCTTGGCTTGTGCTTGGGGATACCCATGTTTATCACTCCTTAACTGTGATTCTGTATATTTAACCCTTTGCCGGGTGTGTTGTCCTTAGTGCTCCACGGTAATTTCGAGCATGTGGCTGGCTTCCATGTCGGCCAGCTGAAGCATCGGTACGAGCTTGCACTTCTCGGCTGCCGCGCTCATTGCTCGGTCTCCGCCCTTAACGGCGCTGTCAAAACCGTTCATGTGCCATCGGATTGCCAGATACTCATCGGGCGTCAGCTTCATGAACTGCTGAATGATGAAGCACGACTTCTCGCCATGGCCGCCCGGAAATACCTCATCAAACTTGTACGACATGTACTGCTCCCAACGGCCGTCTGCGTCCTTGCGGAATGCCGGCTGCTTGGAGTAGACGCGGATTTTACATAAATCGTGAAGTAAAGCCGCGATTGTCAGTGTTTCGTCGCTGTAATTGAATTTCCCATATCTGTCATGAAGAGTGTACAGACAGTCGCATACATTCAATGAATGTTCACATAGGCCGCCCTCGTAGTTTCCGTGAAATCTGGTCGAAGATGGTGCTGTGAAGAAATCGCCATCTTCCAGATAAGCGATCAGGTTTTCCACTCCGTCACGCTTTACGTTATCACGCAAAACTTCCAGAAACTCTTCCCGATTCTTGGCGAGCTGCTCCGGGCTTAAAAACTGTGTTTTGTCCGCCATTATTTCCCCACCCTTCCGTAAATACGGTTCATAATGAAGTGAAGATCATCCATCTTCTCTAAATAATTGTCTGCAGCCTTTGTAGCCAAAAATCTGGCTCTCTTTTCTTCTGCGCGTGCGGCAGCCAGTTCAATTCCGAGATCAAGATCCCAAACATCTTCCGGATTGCAAGACGCAATACCGACAAAACCGCAGGACTCGACCTTTACCTTTGCCGACTTCCCGGTTGGATGGCTTACCGAATAGGTGAAACCAGTGAGCGGATGAGTAGTCCACGGGGTCCACTGTCGCTTTCCCTTCGGCGGCTTGTCCTTTTTCTTAGCCGCGAGCTTCAGCTTCTTCTTGAAGTGCTCGAAGGAAGTGGACTTCGCCCAGAGAGCATCAAGCTCGTCTTCGGATAAACTGAGTGTAATTACCCTGTCGTCGGACGTTTTTTCCGGCTCTTCCATGCCGATGATCTCGAAGAAAACGCCGAACTCGTCTGTCGGCATGGTGTAGGTGTGCTCATGCAGATAAGAGTTTGAATCGGAATAGCACCGACTCAACGTGATAGACTCGGAATCACATTCCGCGACCTCGAAAACGTCTCCAAGCCGATCCTGACTGGTAAACGGACGAACAACTTTCGCGCGTGTTCCCTTCGCTAATCTCATAAAAATCCCTCTTTCCGTAATTCTATCTGGTTGTTTAATCGCCGATTCCGTATTTTTCGGCGTATTTTTCGATGAACTCGATCATCTCCGGCTCTTCCGGGAAGAACGGGTCGCGGCCTTGCGCGTTCATAGACCCTAAGCAGTTCATCATGAACTGGCCGAAGCGCCAGTCCGGCAGCTTCTTCCACGCGACCTTCAGACGGTCGCAGAACTCATCTATTCTGGCGGGGTCTCTCATCGTTCTCCTCCGTAATCGGAATCCACTCTGTTACCACCATCGTTTTCTCATACCGGAGTTTAGTCACTTCGTAAGGCTGATTCCAGTATTCGTTCTCTTGGCGTTCAGTAAGTCCGCGATCCCAGTCAATTGCGAAATATCGGCCGCCGATCTCGAAAACCGTTGTCATGCACGTTGTCCATCGTCCACTGTCGTTCTCGATCTGATCAACTTCAGTGCCAACCTCGCCCCAAGCCATCATCTGGCGTTCCCATTCGTCGAATGTCTCCTTACGGTCAAAACGTTCCAGAAACGCATGATTCAGTTTTGCTTCTTCACTCATACTCATTCTTCCTTTCTGGCAAAATACTTAAAGTCTTTCCACTTGATCTTGGCGATCACACGGTTGCCGCAGCGGTCTCGCAGCTCAACAGCCGGTCACCCGGCAACGCCTTCCATCATTGCGGTATTCTCTCATGTGCTCACTCGCTTTCTGTGGTCGCTCTCGTTTTTCCTCTACATATACTACTATACAAAAATCGCGATTTTGGGACGCGAAAATCCAAACTTTTTTTGATTTTTTGAAAATATTTTTGAATGAAGGGAAAATGAACGCCGCACAGTCGTGCGGCGTCTCTTAGACGTAATATTCAGCCATGTCTTCCAGTCTCAAACAAGCCAGTCGGCGGTATGGATTCGTCAGGTTCCCGCAGCCGCAGTCAACGCAAAGGAATCCCTTGCCGTGGAAGATGTGGTACGGCTCTTTGAATTGTTTGGTCAGATAACAGGTCGGCGTGTGCCCTACTATATAATGTGCGTTGCCGAAATCGTCATCAGCTTCCACCCTGCCCCAGATCATATCGAGGAACTTGGTGGAAGGTCTCCCATGAACCAAAGTCCACATCGTGCCGTTAACCTCGACGGTCTCCATTGCTGGCCGCTTGTGGCAATACCGAAGGATCTTTCCTCGCTCAGCAGTGGTGCGGCGGTAAAGCAGATCGCGGCGAGTCTTGCTTCCTCCGTTTGCCGTCCACATTCTGCGAGCCTCTGGGAACGAGTCTTTGCTCAGCGTGCCGAGCATCATATCCTCGTGATTGCCGAGAATAAGGTGAATGTTACCCTTATCGATGATTTCGAGAAGGATTTCTACGCCCTCGGCTCCCCGGTCGATTACGTCTCCGATGATGTAAAGCTGGTCGTCCGCGCTGAAGTTGATAAGGTCGAGCATCGCGTGGAAACGGTCAATCTCGCCGTGGATGTCGGCCATAACGTATGTTGCCATAACTGCCACCTCACTTGAAGAAGCCGCCGGCCGTCAGCAACGCCGCCTCGATAACGCAGCCAATCAGAGTTGTCCAACCGTTATACTTGTCGGTTCTCGGCTTGTTGTGAAAAACAAAGCCAATGGTGACGTTGGCTGCCATAACTGCAATCATGATAGCCTGTGGAATTCCCATATTTATTTCTCCTTTTTCTGTGATTGAGTTTATCCGATAATACCTAAATCAATCAACTGGTTGATTTTTGCCAGAAACTTTATCTGAATCTGGAGGTCATCATCGTTTTCGATATCTTTTTCTTCGAAGAATTTCTTAAATTTGTAACTGAAATAGCCTCCGCATGTCCAAAACTGAATCTTGAACTTTCCAGCATAAGCAGGAGCATCTTCATCGTAAATTCCGATCCAGTAGCTCGTTTCGTCGCAGAATTCTGGATGACCAACTTCTTCAGAGATACACCACGCTTTGACAACATCGTTGCGCCAGAACAGAGGTCGCTTTAACTGCTCCCGATCCAAAACACGCAGCTTCTTAATCTTTGCGATTGTCAGATTGTGCTTGTTTAAGGTTTTCTTTTCATGCTCAGTGAGCTTGATTTTCAAATCCTTTTCCTTCCTCGGTGTCGTTGTTGTTAACTTATCGCTTCATTGCTTTTTTCTTGAACTTCGTGTTGAACGGTTCCGGTACCGGAAACTCTGCGAAGTCTCCCTTCATCACCTCGTCAGGATTCTTCTCCATCTCTTTGAGAATGGCGATTGCTCCGGCTGTGCTGTTCATGCAGTACAACCTCATCTGGTCTTGGTGGCTTTCAAACCATCCGCGAACCAGATGGAGTGCTTGGCAGAAATAGCGGCGCATCGGCAGAGGAATATCATCGCTCTGTTCTGTGAGATATTTGCCGCTCATGATTTTGCGGTAAAGCTCCTGTGCCTTGGGGCTAAGATCTGAAATGTCACTCATTAGAAATCCTCCACAAGAACAATGCCGAAATACCATTTAAGCCACGCAATTTCAATACTGACGTAGCATTCTCCGTTGTGAAGCAGAATGGTCGGCAGGAAATAAAAATCTCTGGTGTACCGTCCTTTGGTCATTGTTCTCTCCTCTTCTTCTGATTCTCTTTCATCCATTTACGGTTTGCTTTGCACTGGTTGCAGTCAGCAGCCGTCACGTCCGAGCCAGACATAGTGCGGAACCGATGGACGGGCTTTCGTTTTGCTTCACCTATTGTGAGTCACTCCAAATTAACCTTTTACGTCTTCAGAAGGTAGTTTGTACGATCTGGGCATTCTTTTAATGTAGGATGCAATATTCTTTACGCACCCAGAGCAAACCTCTTGGTAATTATAGGACTGCTCCCCCTCAAATACGGTTCCACTCACAGCCCCTATATTGATCTTGTAGATTGGCTCATTCAATCCGTAGTAGATTTGTTCTCCACAGATGTCACAAAATACTCTGGTCATCAGATTCACTCCTTGCTCTCAACAACGATAACCGTTCCGCCATCAAATACGGTTCCAAGACCGCCCTTCTCTGTAAAGGTGTGCGTCTCAGGCTCCTCATCCTCGCGCATCGGTCGAGTGAGATACCAAAGGTCGTCGTCCTTCCAAGTGATTTCTTCGAGCTTTAGGTTTGGCCCGAGGTTGATAGTGGTTGTGCCGCCGAAATCTCTGGCGATGCTCTGCTCCACGTTGCCGCAGCCGGTCAGCAACGCGAGTAATAAACAAACTGTCGCAACTATAATAGCGGCCGCTCGTGAAATAAAAATCTTCTTCATTCGTACACCTCAGGTTATCTCTTTCCCGCAGATGTCGCAAAATGTTTTGGTCATTATGGTTCGCTCCCTAATTGTTCAATGTACGCTTCGATGTTGTCTGCACAATCTGGACATACTAAGTTGTAGCTCTCCTCCACGATACGCCCCTGGAAGAACGTAATTTGATATTTTTCGCCGCGTTCTCGGTTACTCAACTCTTTACCGCAGATATCACAAAACGTGCCACTTCCTTCTTTGGATCGAAGGATCTTGATGTCTGCTGAAGGCTTATAGGTGTTCTGGGTTACAACTGAAGCTACAACCGAAACTCCTGTCAGCAGTGCGATAAACAGAAAAACAGAGGCCGCAGCAGTAAAAATCTTCTTCATATTTATTCCTCGATTTCGACATAAACACGATAACCTGTTCCGTAATATCCGTTGTCATAACCTTCGTAACGAAGAACTTCAGTTGCTGGCTGGTTCACAGCATAAACGAACAGCGAGAACACTTCATCCCCGTTATCAAAATCATCTGAACACTTAACATCCGTAATCATATTTTCACAGGTGTTGAGCTTGGTTAAGTAAAACCACCCACTGCCACAGCCACCACAACCCTCGTTCCCGATTGCGATCAGTGGCGTACCATCGTCTAAAATAAGCCGACCGGTCTGACCGTCTACCCCTTCGACCTTTACGATAGAATGATACAGCAATGCCTGTTTCATATCTTTTTCTAAGTTCGGGGAATCCGAACTGGTGAATCCTCTGATCTTCATAAAAACCTCATTTCTCAGTGTCGGCGACTGCCAGTAATTCGCGAGCTATCGTTTTTATCTTTTCGGTGTTCCAGACTTCAACGTCAACCCAATCCGACAATCCTATCACTTGGTTATCCGGGAACTTCTTTTTGAAGTTGCGGATAAATGACATGAAAGCGTCTAGCTTCACTTTTCCGTTTTCGACTCTGACGATTACAAATTCCCCCGGTTGCGGGTCAATCTTCTTTATTTCCGTCCAGACACTGTTTACCTCTGCCTGCAGACGAAGGGTTTTCAGTTCTGCCTGCATTGCCGAGTATTCGCTTTTCTTGATATACATTAAATCAGCCTTTCTTATTGGCACGATAGGAATAACATGAGTTATTGTGGCAATCTGTGCTACAATGGGGTATACCCTTTCGTTTGTAATCTTTTGGGGCGATAAGGTTCAAAATGATGTCACGCTCATTCAGGCAAGTTGCCATATATGACATTCTTGCTTCAACTGCTTCTGCGATTTTTCTGCGATACCATCTCAAAAACATAACAATCACTCCATTCGATATGCGAGAACTAAAGCGGTGTATAGAAAATGTTCAGAGGATTTTCTGAACACAGTTTGATACTGAACTTCAACTTCACAGCCATGATTCTGAAAATCCTCAATCGTACTCGCTAAACGTTTATTAAAATCGTCCGCGGAACCAGAAGTAATCATTGCTGTGTTCGCATATTTTTTCACGTTACGCACCTCTCATCGTACAAATCAAGTGGAATGCGAAAGCCATCCAGAACAAAACCGAGAAGATGAAACACGATTCTGCGGCACTTCTAAGCTGCCATCGTAGAATCCGGTCGCCTTTTACTCGGCCAGAGGACGTGTTTATGATAAACCCGGCCACACCGAATAAGAGTGCAATAATTCCTGCTGTCATAAAATCTCCTTACCGCACAAAGTACACAAGTATCATAATCATCGCTATGATTCCGAGAACTGCTGCGACTAGTTCTTCTTCTTCTGTTGACGCATTAACAATAAGCCAATCCATTGTCACAGTTATAACGAAGAGCGAGATCCAGAAGATCATCCGACCACCCCGAGCATCATCAGGATCATCAGAACCGTGCAGACAATCAGTGAGTACACGGAGAGTCCGAGATTCAGTGCGTCATCACGAACTACCGGGTTCCTGCGGGCGTCTTTGATCTTCCCACATGCCTTCTTTACGTCCATGACAGACAGAGCAAAGAACGGGATAATAAGTAAGAGCCAGTAAAGTCGCATTTGGATTATTCCTTTCCGTTAGAATAAGTGTATTTTCGCCGGAGCATCTTCGGAGAACGCTCATCGTGACCGATGACTTCTGCCTCATCTTCTGGTTCGTATTGCAGCAAAGCAGCCGATGTGTAGCTGTATACTCCCTCTTCGTTTACGAACTCCGGCGTTGTCACCCATACTGTGCCGTAGTATGGGTCGGCGATTGCTACATAAGTAAAGTCGTCTCGCACAAAAACGTCGCCGGTTCTGAGATCACGCATTTTCTTTGTCTGTGGAAAGTCCATCTTGAATTACCTCTTTTTAGATTGCTGACAAACTACTTCGTTATGTTTTGCTATCACGTTTATATCTACGCCTACTACTTCAACTTCTTCTTCCGGAACGACTAAAATGAAGTCGAAATCGCCATCAAAAATCATTTTTTCTTTCATAATTTTTGGTATTGTCACGATCATTGTGCAGCAAGATAGGTCCACAAAATATGAAGGTCCACTTAACGCTGCATAAACAACCCCGTCTTTCTCAAAAATATCGCCAGTTCTGAGATTGTTCATTTTTTCTCGATATGGAAAACTCATTTTTGCTCTTTCCCCTTCATTCTTCCTTTTGCTTGTGGATTAACCGCGAGCATTAAGCCAGCTTTTATTTTGTTCTCCTTCGCTATTGCTTTTTAACTCTGCTAAGCTGCAAAAATCAAATTCCTTGGAGAGGAATAACCCATACGGATTAAGACAATCTTTAACGCCTTCCTCTCCTACTCCGTAGAATTTGCAGTTTCGGCAATAAATGATTTGTGTATCACCAATCTGCATTGACAACCACCTTATGACCTCTCAGCAGAGCGACGGCCACGAGCTTTTCGATATCGTTGTTCGGCCAGTAAACATTTTTGACAGAATACTTGGCAAGCTCACGAGCCTGTTCGTCGGTAAGTACCATGTCTTTGCCGTACCAATCGCTATCGCCGCCCTCAGCGTAATAGTCGATTGACTTTAAGAAGTCGCGCCAGTCAAGCCCTCCGACACTGACCTCATTGACATCCTTTGTCGTTACGAGCTTACCGCAGTCTGGACAACGAAACTCTTGTATTTCCTTAATCGTAACGTCGAGACCCATCGTCGTTTCCTCCTCCATAGAGTCGTGTGCCGCAGTACGGGCAATATCTATATGTGTTGATTACATGGTTGTCCAGATTGCGCTTGTAATGGCATCGAGGACAGATGTGATCCATCCAGCCGTTATCCGCCAGCTCGACAATCCAGCGGTTGGATGAATCGTCGTTCTGTTCTTCTGATGTTTTCCAGTCTTCGATGTGTTGTCCCCACATAGGGCTTCCCTCCCAAATGTCGATGAAGCTGTCGTACATAACCAATCTTCCTCGGGATCGTATGACGGATTAAACGGGCAGTCACCGCAGCGAGATTGAAGTTCGCCGTTCTCATCCTCGTACCAGTCATCACCGTATCCGGTGCATTCGTAACAGTAGTCGTTATCGTCCCACATGTTCATCTCTTCCTCCACACAGCTGCTACTGGTCTGCCGCACTCGGGGCACAGAACGAATAATCTCCGGCCGTCGTCTGTGCCCTCGTAGTCGTCTGTGCCCGCGTGATGGATATCGTCCGTCGTGTACTCAAATACACATTCACACCCGACACATCTATGTCTTCGTGCGCCGAATTTCCCGTGAGTGATTACTTTCACAGTTCAATCCCCTCAACTTCAGCTCGGATTTCAAGATCGTGCAGGTATTCGCCCATGTGACGCTTCTGCTGACGAAGCAGGTCGATAGAACAGTTTGGAGTGAAGTCAAGCGTTCCGGCCTCGTACTTCGTCACCATGCGGTGCAGCTTCTCGTAGCGGGTCTTGAGGTCGTGATATTCGCCCTGCATACGTTCCTGCCAGCTAGGCTCAACAGAGATTGCTTCGCATTCCTTCTGGGCCTCAACATCTTCTGTTTCAGGCAATTCGTATGTTTTCTCGAAGAGATCTCTACCCCAACATATAATTGCTCCGAAAGAATTTTTAATAATATAATCTCCGGGGTAGACATAAATTACATCGCCGTCGGGATGAGTAAGGGTTAGATAATCGTCACCTCGATATTCAACTACACAGCAGGACGATTGGCACAGCTCTTTGATTTTCTTAAAGATACGAAATCCAGTAGTCCACTGAATGGCTTCGACAAATTCCGGCTTCTTTTGATATTTCATATTTTGTTCCCTTCCGTGTTAATAATACGATGAATTTACTTTCGTGACAGCGATTGGTGAACCGCAGTCTGGACATGCTATAAATCCGCAACCACGTTGTGCATCGATGACTATTTCATCACTTTCACACTCGAATACACAATGACATATTTCGCAGGTCACCCTATGCACAATCGGCTTCGGCGGCTCACGAAACCCGTGTTTAAGTATTTTCACTTCTCTCGAACCTCCGGCTTGTTACGGTAAGCTACCCACTCATTCCAGTACCGGCCTGATTGAGGAGCGAAACTCAACATATAATCCACATATTCTCTTCGGTTTCCAATCATATTCATGTTAATGGAATCGACAAAGCATGGGACAATCTCTTTTGGATAATCAGGAGTTTCTTTTAGAACCACCCAGACTTCTTGACCGTCCATACCAATCAGTTCGTACGGGGTAAGCGGCCGGGTATCTTTGCTTTTCTGCGCTTCAGCACGAAGTTCTTTTAATTCCTCGAGCCAATTTACATGCTGCTCGCTTAAACTGGCTGACTGATAAGAACTGTTTTCTTTAGAATTTTTTGTTCTTTTGCGCCAATATTCAATGGCCTCATCTAACGACCAAGGATTCAGCATTTGTACCACTCCTTAAACAATGTTTTATTATGGAGCTGGCACTCGGAATCGAACCGAGAAAACCATCTGATTACAACTCAGATGCGCTACCAATTGCGCCATGCCAGCATATTTGCCCGCAAAACGCGGGCGGTGTTTATCGAATGTCGAAATGACCAAAGCCGCGAACTTCCTTTTGAGCCGCGAGGTTTGCCTCGTACAGCCCTCTAAAGAAGTGCTTTACGTTCTGCTTTACACCCACTTAGATCACCTCCATTCAATTTTAGAATGCGAGTTTGACATCCGAAGATCTGAGCAAACCCTCGGACATCTAAACTCTCCCCCAATTTGCGGGATTGTTCTCAACCAATCACACCGCTGTGCGGCCGTTTTCTGATCGAGCGCGGAATCCGCCGTGTGCGTCCGTCTAATCACCTGTTTGCGAGGGGTATCGCTTGCAGACGATGCTCATTTTGCTGGCGTGCCCGACACTTTGCAACCAGTAACTCGGGAACAGAAGGCGTTCAACTCCCGTTCCCTATAAACGCTCCCGTTTTCAATCTTAGACACTTTAATGCTTTGCTCTTCTCCATCTCCTTGAACGCTTAAGGTGATGTCTTGTGCGAACAGCACAGAGGATTATTTGGGCTTGTCGCCCTAACCACGGTTTAACCAAAACACCGGCAAGGTTGTGCCACTCCTCTTTTCTGAATCGACAGGAAAGGTCAGCCGATTCTCCCTCGCCGGAATCGAACCGGCCGAGCATCGTGCCGCGGATTGCGCTCGCCGTACATGGAAGGAGATATAGTTGTCACGCTTAACGGACGTGACGTGAGAGAACACCGCTCTAAGTACATTTGTGCCGGTGCGGCGTGCGTTGCACCAACACGATGGCGGAGCAGGAGAATTTCGAAATCTCACACCCTTGCGGGCTACTGGTAGTTTTCAAGACTACTGCCTTACCTTTAGGCTTACTGCCCCATGTAGCGGGACGTCTTTTTATTTTTAGTGATAGTCCGAGGACATCCCGCAGGCACAGACTGTTCACCGCAGATGCTTGCAAGCCTTTTTAACCTGCGGCGCGATTCAGGTGAGGCAGGATTCGAACCTGCTTTTTGAGGCGCTTGCCACTGTGTTACCTGTTCACCACTCACCCGTAAAAGTGCGGTTTAAGGTTAACCGCAAACCTTATAATTTCAGCTTCTACTGGAAGAATGTATGGCGTACCCACTTTGCGGCAACAACACCGATAGTAAATGGCCAGAAAACACCAAACATAATAGATGCGAAGGCACAGATTCCAGACTCGAAGTCATAGTTTGGAACTTCAGCAGCTGTGACAATGTAGTTTGCTCCGCTTACGACGATACCAATTAACAAATACAGAATTGACAGCATCATACGACGCACTCCAACGCTTCCTCGATTGGCTTGTAACGCTCGCTGTTGAGCGTTTCCATCAGGCATTCATACGGGTCGAGCTTACCGCTCATCACCATAGAAGCTACATTCTGACTGAAGCCGCTGACCAGAGCAACACCGAGATCGTTTTCCTTAACCGGAATGGTGCCGGTGCGACTGTTGACATTCCAGAACACAAGGCGCGGCAATTTATAACCGGCTGCTTCATATTTCTGACGAATCACGTTAAACAGACGGGAATCCGGCCGCTTTCGGCTCCAGTAACCCGTTAGACTGTCGCAAGTTGCACAGGAGTCGAACTCCATATCGGAGATGATGAGAATATTCTGCGGCATATCTTCCTGCTTCATTCGATTGTTGACCGCTGTGGTCAAAATCAGGTTAAAAACAGCTTCAATGTTGGTATTTCCCATCTCGTTATGCTGCTTAGCGATTAACAGCTTCTCACGCAGGTTCTTTGCTTTGGAGAAATCAACCAGCCGAGGACGAGTGGAAAACGTGATGTACTTGTCCTTGAACTGGCCGGAGGAATGCTCCGCGAAGTAAATCGCAAGTGCATTTGCTACGTCTAGTGCAGTTACGCTGCTGTGCGGATCTACGTTGCATTTCATACTGCCGCTGCCGTCCGCTACGACAATGGTGTTCCCGTTACCGTTTACCGTATCAGGCAGAGCCTTCCAAAGCTGCTCGAGCGTTTCGTTATACTCGGTGATTGCATTCCATCCAGAGTTGCCGTACTTATGGACAATCTCGTGCGGGAAGAGCGTGCCTGCGTTAATCTTTGTTTCACCCTTAGCGAGGCTTTCCAGATAAGCACGGCGGCGCTCCTCATCGTTTCTCAGAAACGCCTTATTATAGATGAGATTTGCGCGGGACGGAACTGCTTCATACTTGATCTCGTCCCACTGTTTGGCGGACATCTTCTTTTCGACTACATCGAGATAACCGCGCAGTTTAGAAAGAGTCTGGCGGTAATACTTCTGAGTGAAGTTCAGTCGATTACAAATAATCTTTGCATATCGACGGGAATTGTAAGAAGAAGCGCATGGAGACGGAAGCCATTTTGCCAGCAGTGAGATCGGATTACCCTCTTCATAACGATGGATGTCATAATTGAACTGAAAATAGATGTAATCCAAAACTTTTACATCCAGTTCTGTATCCAACAAGCACAGCAGGTCATCGTAGCGGCCATATTCTGCAACCAACTCGATTACTGGGCGAACGTACTCCGGCAGATTGTCCGCCAGATACTTCATTACGGTGCGGAACAGGCGACGCTCACCAAGTCCGCCGCGAACATCTCGGGCGAAGAACAGCCACTTCATCGCGGCCATTTTGTCCTCGAAGAATGCCTTGACAAACTTACTCACGATCTCAGCTTCGCTTGCGCTGCGGAGCGAGGCTACGGAGAAATTCAGGTCGAGCAGTGCTTTGCCGGTCGTTCTGTAACCGACAGCGCCGTTCTCGGTTACGCTGACGTTGTAATCTTCGTTCAGCGTGTTAGCCATTGCGGTTGTAAAATTCATTTTCTTTTCCTCCTTGTTTTGATTCCACAGGGCGCTTTAGAATTCTTAATTATCAGTTAAGTTCTTGGAAAGTTGCTGTGAGCGCCCTTTGGAGGGATACGGGACACAAAGGTATTTTGATTTCAAGTCAAAGCATTAAAGTTTGCTGTGAGTGTCCCTGTGGCACGGCGGGCTGGAGTCGAACCAGCGATTATCATCATGGCATATCTTTTTACTGTTAAGATTGCTGTCAGCGAACTTGTCGGTTCGCATTTTAAGGGATGATGCATTACCGCTTTGCTACCGCCGTATATTGATGGTGCGACTGGAGAGACTCGAACTCTCACGGGAATCTCCCAGCGGAACTTAAATCCGCTGCGTCTGCCAATTCCGCCACAATCGCATTTGGTGCCGATGCGGGGACTCGAACCCCGACGCTCCGTTGAGCGGACGTTTTTGAGACGCCCTCGTGAACCTATTCCGACACATCGGCATATGGTTGCGGGAACCGGGCTCGAACCGGCGACATTCTGCCTACGAAACAGACGCGCTACCAACTGCGCTATCCCGCAATATAATGGAGCAGGTAATGGGAGTCGAACCCACATCTTCGGATTGGAAATCCGACCTATTAACCGTTATAAGATACCTGCAGATCTCCCGCGGTGACGAGTCGCGGGAGGTTCACTTGCCGTGCCAAGCGGTGTGTGTGAGTGGAGTTTGCTCACGGACATAAAATTTCCTCTGCACGGTGAGGATTGGTCGAGGTGACAGGATTTGAACCTGCGGCATCTTGCTCCCAAAGCAAGCGCTCTACCAAGCTGAGCCACACCTCGTTGTTGCTCGTCTTTTCCGAGCTGTCAGACGAAAGAACTGATGATTCAGAACTGCGTAGGCTGTCAACCCACGGCTCAGTCGCCTTTTTCTCTTTTACTTCTCGGTGACTTAGAAGAAGGTGCCCGGAGGCCGGATTCGAACCGACAACCTCGAGATTTCAAATCTAAAAGAAATTTGCTGTCAGCGAACTTATCAGCTCACATATTACGCGCTCTATCCGATTGAGCTACACCGGGCATATTCAGTTGGCGGAATTTTGGGGAGCCGCGGAGTCGAACCGCGAGAAACTTTTTTGCAGAAAGTTTTTTGTATGTATTTGCTGTTCGTGCGCCCGCCCGTCGCACCATAATTCTGTCACCGGACGCTCCTCATATATCGCCGGTCTTTCCCGGCTGTCAGCGGTCTTTCCCGCCGTCGCCACACTGCCATCGTTTTTTGCCTACATATACTACTATACAAAAAATCGATTTTTGGGACGCGAAATCTGAAAATTTTTCAAAAAAATTTTTACTTGGTGTCCGTGACTACAGTGCCGCCCTGAACGGTGACCCAGCCATGCTTCTCGCGGGCTTCCATTTCCATTTTCTTGAGCAGCTTATCGGTCAGAGAAGCAGAAATCGTCGAGTTTGCCTTTGCTTCTGCCTCCGCGGCAATCTGCTTGGCCTGTGCGTCAGCCTGTGCTTCCAGAATCTTTGTCTGGTTCTGTACCTTGATGGTTTCCTGCTCCGCCTCGGCCTGCTGCTTCTTCTGCATCGCCGTTACACGGTCGTTGATGGTCTGCTGTAGCTGCTCATCCGGATGTACGTCGATGATAGAGGCGTCGATAACATCGATACCGAACTCGTCACCGAGCTTCTCGGAAAGAGCCTCCGTCAGCTGGGTGTTGATCTTCGCACGGTCACCGGAATAGATATCCATCATGGTGTAATCGGTCGTGACCTCGGAAATCTTAGATTTCAGAATCGTGCGAACGCGGTTGTTCACGATGTCCTCGCCGTCCATACCGCGGAACTTCTTATAGGTGTCAACAACCTCGTCCTGCTTAAAGCGGTAAGACATCTGGAAGCTGATATTGATGTTGGCGTTATCTGCCGTCGCTACGTTAAAGGAATCGTCGCCCTCGCTGCCGTCGCGAGAGTCCTTGGTCAGAACGAGCTGCTCATTGCCGACGGTGAATCTCTTTACCTTCTTGGTCGGACTTACGACATGGAAGCCCTGTGTGAGAACCTCGTCCTGTACGCCGCCGTTCATACTGTAAACGACACCGACGTAGCCGGTCGGGATTCGTTCTGTACACACGAAAGCTCCGATACCGCCGAACACCAGAGCGGCTGCCAGAACGACGCCGCCGATTGCACCTTTACTCATGTTTGTCTTCTCCTTTGTTTTTGTTTTCTTCGTCCTCATCGGACATTTCCTTTATCGCATCGCCGAAAATGCTTGTCAAAACACTGCCGAGCTTCTTAAACATAAAAGCGCAGCAGGCCCAGATAAACACCCCGACGATGATACAAAGCGCATAGAATACTGGATTCAATTTTGTTTCTCCTTAGAAATTTGGTTTGTCTGGTGGCCAATTCACTTTGCGAGTACCACATCGAATACATCGCTGTCAATTGCATAAAACTGCTCTACTTTAGCGGATGCGTACTCGTTTCGCAAAAATGAGCTTGGATTTGAGGTGTTAGAAATAGTGAATTCCAGACACTTGGAGTCCCCTGTTGCATAATATCTGAGTCGTTCACCTTTCCCATCGAAAACATTGATAGTTATCGCTTTGAACTGGCCGCCAGCCATTTCGCAAAACTCAGTTAACGTCATTTTTGATTTCTCCTTATAGCAGTATCTCATAACTTCCAAAGCAATTCGTATCGCCTCGTTGATAGCAGCGTCTGTTACTTCGTTGCCGTGGAAGCCTCCGTAAGCATAGATTCTTTCGAGCTCCTCAGTTGTGGTGGCTGGGTCGATGAGACGGATGGCTTAGTCAAGGATCATTGGTTGTCCTCCGTCAAATAAACATTTCAGTCCGTAAGTCGTTTCTTTCTCTCGGTTGCTCGGTCGAGTATAGCTTCTAATTCATCCCTAAAATGGCATAAGTTGCATTCAGTGCATTCAATCCCAGTGCACATACAACACGCATCGTTAAGCGTGGTTTCAAGGCTTTGAATATCTTCAAGCAGAGCACCTAAAAGATGTTTGTAGGTTCTCTCCTGTGAAGCTAGCACAACATCAGAAACATTTTGGCATTGCTCCAAACACTTCAAAGCCTTACGGATACCCCCACGCATCGACATACCATGCGTATACGGTTTTTCGAGCATAAGTTCATACGATGCGGCAGGAACAGTCAGTGGAATGCTGTCTCTGACTTCCAATAACTTGTTCTTATATTCCTCGTAGTTAATCAATTTCAATATCCACACCTCCGTCATTTATATCACCATAGTCGCAAAAGCCATCTTGCTTCTTCATCTGCATACTTGAAGAACAAAGTATAGCACCTGACGGATTGATAAGTGCGTACTTGCAGTCTTTGCAACGCACCACCGATACAACATCGGCGGCAGGCGTTTTCAGAATAGCTTCAACGCAATCATCATATCCGCGCCGGTACATAGGCGAGGCGTTGTATGATTCTATTGCTCTGAGTTGTGCAAGTAATACTTCTCTCGCAATGTATTCAGCCATTGTCTGCCCTCCTGTTCCATGCTTCTTTTGCCTTTGGATAGGTGTTATAGCAAGGGATTTGTGCGTGACACTTCTCGCAAAGGATATAAGGTCTAAAATATAGGTATTCCACCGAGATTCTGTTGCTCCCGCAGAACGGGCAAGGTTTCAGTTCAGCCATTGTTAGCACCTTCCTTTTCCAAAGCGTATTCTCTTAAATCACCGAATCCATATTCATCGCCGTATTTCAGCGAAACGGTAATTTCTTGGCAAGTAGGACAAAGATAACAACTCCACAGACCGTTATCAATTACACAACTGCGTTCCATCGAAGTTCCACTGGGAAATTTTCGACCGCAGCCAAAGCACACATGGTCTTTCCGTGTTTTAACGGTTTTCTGCCCAATCACCTCAGCCATTGTCTGCATCTCCGTCCATATTCTTCATAATGCTTTGTACGATTGTCTCAATCAAACGGCACTCATCAGCAGAGAAAAGTGACAGATCGCACGTTGTCTCAATCGGATCAAACATCTTTTCACAGATTAACCCGGCCGCCAAATGCTTGTTTGCTAAATCCATTGTCCGCCTCTCCTCAATTTTTACACGGAGAACAAAACAATCTATCAATCCAAGATACTTTTCCGTCGCCATAAGTAGCGCATTTCTTCGACTGGCAAGTTTTATTCTCTTTGTGGTAATAGATGCAGTCCTTGCACGGATTCCGCATTATTCTGCACCTCCGTCCATCTTTGCCCCGCAGTTGGGGCAGTACGGCTTGCGATAAGTTCGTTCTCTGCCACTTTCGCAGATAGCAACAACTTCGTCGCAGTTTGTACAATACCAATCACCGTCCGCATCTCGCTCCCACCGCCCATGCACCACCGGCGCAACATCGGCGGCGGGCGGCGAGGCAACAATCTCCATTGCCATGGCACCGTCGGAACCGTCCACCCATTTCGCCGCCATCACCGCTCTTATGGCAGTATCCCGCTTAATGTATCCACCCATTTTCGCACCCCTTTTCCAAATGAGTTGCACTTTTCTGCTTCTCAAAGTAAAACTCAATCGGCTTTTCATTCTCGATCACATTCCCGTAAACTACGCCAACCTTATAGATGTAATTTTCGCGCAGCTTTCTCGGAATTTCCGCGATGTAGCGCCGGAATGTTTCCAGCGTATGGGCTCGCTTGTAATGATTGCACATTCGACAGGACGGCATGAGATTCGAAATATCATCTGTCCCCGCATCTTCAATTCCCCATGCCCTCAGTGGGAGAAAATGATCCACTTGCATATCTTTGTATGCAATCTCTCTGCCGCAATAAGCACAGTGCCCGTCGTATTTGCGGTATACTTCTTCGCGGATTTTCTTACTTATCGCCATCGTCTTCCTCCTGTCTCGCAATAACCTTTACGGCGCATTCTCCGCGTTCTGTGGAATACCACGCGCAGTTCTCGTGCACACACTCGGCAGAAAATCTTTTATCCTTGTCTGCCAGCGAGAATGGGCAAATTCCCTTTGTCCTGTTTGCCCAATTACAGTTTTCACTCCACATCGTTTTCCTCCCATTCCTCGCACCGACAAGTTTTCGTGTGATTTCTATTAACCACTGTAATCCACTGCTTCCTGACGATTGATGAAAAAATGAATACCCGGCGCACATTCATTCCAACGATCTTCATCGTATTTAGGCTCTTCCGCAATTTCGCCTACACGGTAAACAAAATTGCGGTCATATCCACTTGCGACTTCCGTTAATTCAGATGGTGAACCATCTAATTCCTGAATCTCTATCACTTTCGCTTTATCGCATCGGCACTTTCTTCCCGTTGCGGAACTTCGACGGGCATCCTCTGGAATCTCCAACTTAACAATGTGTCCGTTTGCCTTTTTCCATGAGACAAAAGTTCCTATATCTGGACAAGTCATCGGAATAAAAGGTATATTTTTTGCTCCGCACAGGTCTGCTCCGTACAGGTTCGCTCCGTACAGGTCCGCTTCGCACAGGTCTGCTCTGCGCAGGTCTGCTATGCACAGGTTTGCTCCGCACAGTTTCACTTCGCGCAGGTTTGCTCCGCGCAAGTCTGCTCCGCGCAAGTCTGCTCCACACAGGTTTGCTCCGCGCAAGTCTGCTCCGCGCAAGTCTGCTCCACACAGGCTTGCTCCGCGCAAGTCTGCTCTCATCTCTTTCCAACCATCTATATTCTTCAGAATCCAATGTTTATGATTTCTTAAAATTTCATTCAATTCTGCTTCCGTGTAAGTTTTCATTGCACGCTCCGTCCTTCACCATTCGTTTCACTCGCCAAATCTCCGTTTCGTGACCGCGATTGGAAACTCTTCGATTTCACTTGCCCAAATGGTTTCGCCACCGAGTTCATTCCAAATCAACGGGAAACCTCCGACTCCATCGAACAGGCTTGCCATCGTTGCCGGTCGGCCGAACTGTTTATACAGTCTGCTAAGTACCCATCGCCAGGGCGGCAGTGCGATAGAATTCCCCATCGCTTTGTATCGTCCCGTGTTTGCGCTCTCCTTATGTCCCTTCCCCATTTGAGCCTGTCCATTCTCCGATGTCAGTCCAGTTGTCCGGAAATCCCTGCAGTCTTTCACATTCAAGTGGCGTCAGCCGTCGAATGAATTTATCCCTGTCGGGCTTTACTTCCATCACCGCCATTGGGTCATGCATGCAGTTCAATGTCCGGCACACATCTGACGTGAGATGTGTCGCACTGGCTGCCTGTCCATTTCCTACGCAAACCGGCCGGAACAAAAGCGGGATTTGGTTTCCGCCTGTTCCCATGCGGGCTTGGAGTGTCGGCACATGCTGACCGCATTCTCTGATGACATCACAGGCGTGCGTCATATCAAGGATTATGCAGTCCTCGACTGGATCTCCAACGCTAACCGCAGATACTCCGGAAGCTCCTTCTTGTTTCGCTCTGCTCTCTTCAGAATTCCCTGACACGCTTTCGCGCTCAAAAAGTACCTCGGGAGCGGATTCTCCTCCAAAATCTGCGACAAGTGCGATTCTACGGCGACTCTGGGGGACTCCCCAAAACTGTGCATTGAGTACGCGCCAAGCGATACTCCATCCGTCTCCCATGACGCATCCGGCAGTTCTCCATTTGCCCTTCGGAGGTTCAGGAATAACGGCATTTGGTTCGACGATCCTCGCGATTTCTTCGAGGACTCGGCGGAAATCTTCTCCTTTGTGGCTGCTAAAAGCTCCGACGACGTTTTCCCATACCATGTATCGAGGACTTGCTGTCCCTGAAGCTGCTTCACTGTGTTCCCTCATTTCTCTTACAAGTCGTGTCTGTTCGAAGAAAAGAACTGATCGTTTCCCCTCAAATCCCGCTTTAGATCCTGCGATACTAACATCTTGGCAAGGACTGCCGCCGATGACGCAATCAACGACCGGAACTTCGCGGCCGTTTATCTTTGTGATATCTCCCAGATGTTTCGTAAACTCGTTCTCCTCTCAAACTTGACTTTTATCTTTCGTTATTTCGCCGGGAGCTTGGATTTCTCCGGTCGAAATGTTGACTGTTTTGAGGCATTCAAACGATTCATAATTTTCGATGCCTTTCTTCTTTAGACCCTTCTTCGTGAGAATTGGCTCAAAAATCAGGCCGTGGCACTGCACGTTGTTGCCGTTCTTGAATGTCTGGTCAATCCAGAGATTTCTTGGAACGATGACAGCCTTTACTTTTCTATCCTTGTACTCAAAGGAACATGGAATGCGGAGCAACATACTTAGCCAATACTCATAGGAACAGGTTTTGTGAGTGGAGTTCTTATGGTGCTCACATTTTTGGTTGAACTCGCAGTTCCGGAGAACATCTTCGTAATGCTCCCACGACTGGTAGGCTTCTTTGTCCTGCGGCAGAATCGGCTTAAAATACCTACAACACTCTTGACCGTTTCGGATCGTATCTGTAGACACTTGTATTTCGTTTCGAGCGCAGACCTGAGCGGCTTTGTGACCATATTTGTCATGAGTCCACTTTGCGTATTCGCATTACTGACACATCCAGATATGACCGCACTGGTCTTCGTAATGGCATCCATGGCACAAGCCGTCGTAGTAATACTCTTTGACGAACTTCTCACAGGACGGATAATCAGCGAAAACCCGGTTCTCTAAGAACTTACATTCCTCTGGATGCAGTTCCTCTCTGAGCGCAGAGCGCTGGAACAGTAAGTCAACAACGTAGTGCGGGTTGCCATATGGGTCGATCTCGATTCTTTTTACTTTCGTAAGGCTGGGTTCCCACGCCATATATACCGCGTGCGGAACCCATACCTGATCGCCAACCTTAAATGAACTCATACACCGTAACCCCAAACGTAAAGGAACGCCGGAATGAGCATTACTGCACCGAAGAGCATCCCTGCGGCGATGTCGCCCAGTCGATTTAACATTTGTCTTCTCATAATCAGCCTCCGAATCTGTTATTGCGGAATTCAATACTGAACTCAAGTCGCTTTACCTGCTGTTCAAGCTGATTCCATTCCTCTTCATAGCGAACCATTCTCAGCTTGATTGGCTGCGGCTGACGAGAGGCTTCCTCACAGAACCCCATAAACTGCATCATCAGGAATTCTTTCGGTGCGGCTGTCTGCTGACGGCTGACCAATGTATTTCCGATGTACTGTTCAATGATGACGCTGTAGGTTTCTCCGAGATCAAAAAACATAGTTGACCTCACCCGGACTGTTCAGCCAGTCAGCATATCGCTGGACAAACAGATCTTCTGTTGTCATATCAATTTTTGTCAATCCGGTAATCATACCCTGCATGATTCGATTGTTGAAGACGAACTCGGCATATTCCTTTACGGTCATCTTGCGGATACGGTCGATTCTTCGTTCCGGCAGGCTGCGGATGACTTTGATTTCATCCCAACCCTCATCGATCCTCGGCTCACACAGCTCCCGACTCATGCGCTTGATGACCTCTTCCGGAACCGGCATATCACGGTCGGTGTTCTGTGACAGCGCCTGCTCCAGCGGGATTGCAAAGTAAACGCAAACCGTGTGACCGGCCAGTCCCTTAATCTCGCTCAGAAACTCGGCGCGACGTGTGTGACGAAGGTTTGTTGCGTCATACACAACATCATTGCCAGCGGAGAGCGATTCCTTTACGCGCTCATGCAGGATAGTAAAGACCTGCTTGTGCATTTTCTTGTCGCTGCTGTCTGCTCCGATCTCAGCGCGGATATCGTTACTGGAGAGTACGGTTGCATTCGGAATCTGGCGGGCGTAGGTGGTTTTGCCGGAACCCGGCACGCCGACCATCATGTAGAACGTGGGTTTCTTCTCTGCCATTTTTATCGCTCCTTATCTAATTTTTCGTTGATTTTGTTGACTGCTCTTACCAATTCGTCTACCTTCAGCACGAGCATGCGCTCGGTCGCGGTGAGAAAAACTCCGGCGAGGTTAATCGTCTTAATCGGTTCGCAAGGAACTTTTGCTTTTGGAAACCTACTGCAACCGATTTGAGCAAAACGGTCGTAAACCGATTCGTTGTGTTTGACCTTTACCTTTATCTCGGTACCCTTCATACTCTCCGGAAAAATCAGGCTGATTGTAAGCACCATCCCCAACTCAGCTGTGATATCAAGGAATGAACTCACATCGCTAATATAGCCACACTCTCCGGTGAGAAGTTCTACATACTCACCTACATGAAAGTCCACTTTAATTCACCTCTCTTGCCACGAGATTCATAAGATTTTTGAACTCTGCTTCTTTAAGACAAAGCTCATAATGCATGGAAAGATGACCTTTTTCGTTCAATAAAAGAAGATTCGCTTTTGATTGTGAAAATCTATCACATGAATCGACGCCTACTGGATAACTAATTATGAGTGCTTCTTCTCGTTTTTTGGAAAATCCAAATTCAATTACGACAACACCATTTCTGTTTTCCATTTTGTTGAAAACTGCATCTCCAAATTCAGATTTCATAGTGGCTCACCTCAAATAACACTTACTGCGGTTGCCGCCAGCAGGAACAAGACCAGAATGGCGGCAGCCAGATATACGCTTTTACTCATGGAATCAGCCCTTCCAAATCATTGGCGAACCATCATCGTTGACAAGAAGTGTAAACGTTCCGGCATTAGAAGGACCAGAAGATACTGCGTACATCACCCTGTTGGCCGCGTTGTACACGATGGAATATTCGTAGCTGTCGTAAACCATCACAAACTGCGCTTGCAGACTGGTTGAATTTTCAAAGCTCGCCGCCGCAGGCTGCGTTTCGCAAGCCGCCATTGCAATTAAAAGGACGGCTGCGATTACCCCGCCGAGAAAATACTTTATCTTGTGAACTACCATCGTCTGCTTCCTTACTCCACGAGATAAACGTTACGATACTGGATGCCGAGGCGACTTGCTTCGGATTTACTGCCGACGGCAACATCGATAATCGAACCATGAATGGCCGACCCTGTGTCAGCGCAGTAGAAGATGCCATCGTAACCTTCAATGCGAATCTTGGAACCGAGAGGAATCACTCGCGGATCAACCGCCACCGTGTACCACGGCGTCACCGGTGTTCCGAGAGCGGTAATACTTCCACCTTCATCAGCGGCGCCCGTGTAGAAAGTCAGCTTATAACGTCCAAGAAGCCGACCCTTGGAGTTTTCCTCGGCCTTTTTCTTTTCCTCTGCGACCGCCGCGTTGTACTGCGCGGTCAGATCGATGACGGTTTCGTTATGCTCATTCCACATCTGCTTGGCGTACCAGATGGTGTAATGATGCTCTTCTGCGCCGAGTGCGCGGGCATTTTCTGCGAGCTGATGCGCTGCATTGCGCTGCTGTAGCGCCTTATCAAGATCCTTCTTGATATCCGCGGAGCTTACTGCTCCGGCGCTTACGGTAAGTACGGTGGTTAAACAGGCGGCTGCGGCCGCCGCTCGTCGAAGTGCGTGCTTGTTCATATTCAGTCTCCTTTTTTCTTCAGTTGGTCGATTACGTCTTCTACGATACGGTCATAGCCGACCATATCTCCGGTTGTGTATTGGAATTCGATGCCGTTTTGGTTCAAGGTTTTCAGGATGAGCTCGGCGACGCCATCAGCTTCAGCCTCTGTTTGGTTGCGTCCTGCTGGGTTGTATTCCTTCACTCGAGCCAGAAAGTAATTGAGATTGTTGTAGGTGTTCCAAATGTTCAGCGTGTACTGCTTGTACACCTCTCCGTAACATGGGTCATCTTTATTAAGATAAACCAGTCCAAGAAGCAACGGAGAATCTGTAATAACGACATCTACCTGATCAGCACAGCGCCGTAGTCTGTAATGCTGTTTTGCTGTGATGTAGTCCTGTGCGGCGAGAGCAGTTTCGTTTTTCTCCCAAGTTTTGTCTTTCGCAAACTCGGTTACCAGTTCAGCGTTATACCCCAGCATTTTCAATCTTGCGAAAACATACGCCGCACCGGTAGATTTGCCGCTTCCGGGGCCGCCGAACAAATTTACGACAAAGGTTGGCATTTTAATCACCTCACATTTTGTCGAGCTCGTTATAAAGCTCGGTTCTTGGGTTGTATGGTACATATTCATAAGTCATTGCTGACTTAATGGCTTGGATTTGCGCCTTGGCTTTGGCTCGTTCCTGCACAAGCTCGGCCAGTTTTTTATAGATTTTGTAGCCGCGATGCGCTGGAAGTTTGGGATTGTTTCCAGCGAAGTGGTACAAGTCAACCATCTTTAGATCACAGTCATGCACCGTAATCGAAAGGTCGTCGATGATCTTTTGCAGAACATTACTCTGGGAAACCGCCGCGTTCACAGTCGGTACAAGCTGCTGTCTGACTTTCTCATCTACTGGCTCGATACGACAGTTTTTGAATTCGCCGCGGGCATTTACTCGGAGAAAATTCTTAGCTGCCGTGTGCGTGAATGCTTTTGCTTTAGCCGGATCGAACACAAATGTCGGTCTTGCTTTACTGTCAATAGCGACATATCGCTTTTTCTTTGAATGGTATAGGATATATTCTTTTTCTAACACTGCTTCACCGACTTTCTTTTTTTGCTCTGGCGGAGGAGCCGGGACTCGAACCCAGACCGACGCAGGGTGTCACCTGCTCAGGGGTTAGAACCCTGCGTGCTGACCGTTACACCACTCCTCTATGTGCTGCTCTCGACCGGAGTTGAACCGGTATCTCCCTGCTCTGCCTTGAGCTACGAGAGCAGATCACCCGCTGACGGGGCGGGCAACCCGTTTATGAAATTGTTGACGTCTGGGCAACGTCGTGCCCCGCGCGGCTTGGAAACCTTGGTTGGGAGTTCCTCCAATTTGAATTATTTTTGTCCTGCGCGGCGGACGTGGTCACCCATCCGAGATTTGAACTCGGAACTTATCGGTTAAAGGCCGATTACTCTGCCAGTTGAGTTAATGGGTGGTTTGGAGGCGTTGCCGCCTCCCAGCATTGAAAGGAGTTGCCGACTTGCGTCGGTGGTGGGTCCTGCGGGACTCGAACCCGCAAAATCTTTCGGTTATGAGCCGAATGCACTAACCAGTTGCGCTAAAGACCCGTGTTGCGGCGCATTCCACGCCGCCGTCCGTCTTTCCGGATTGTCGGAGAGTTAAACAATGACCCCTTTCGGGGTGGAGCGCCTGACGGGGATCGAACCCGCACTCTCAGCTTGGGAAGCTGATTTGCTGCCATTACAACACAAGCGCATATTTTGCGGGGCTTTCGCCCCGCGAGGTTATGCCGCAGACGAATCGTCGATAAAGTCGTGCCACATTCTCAGTGCCTTTACCAGCCGGCGGTCAACCGACCGCTTTGTGATTCCGAGGATTTGACCAATTTCTTCAGAGCGATAGCCGACTTTTCGGTAATCGACTACAACTTTCAGATCACTTGGAAGCCGAGCGAGGAAGTCCAGCAGGTCAATGCAGAGGACGTCATCCGGCGAATTCATCGGGCGGCGATTTTTATCGGAACATTTAATTGCGTTATCCGTAGCTTTATTGTGCTTATTGATGGTTCTGGTGTATGGAACCATCTCCGCCATGATGCAGGAAATTGCATAATGGGAAAATGTACAATCCTTATTCTGGTCGTATGTCACGGCCGCTCGCCACAATCCGCATTTTGTCGCCTGCTCCACATCCTCGTTGTAGAGCAAGGTCGGGTAATATTTGCGGATAACGAAATATCTGATCTTGTCATGCTGTTCAAACAAGAGCAGCGCTTTTTGATATTGGCTTTCATCAATCATCTGCAATCCCTCCGATTCTGGTTTTCTCGCAAGGGATTTATACTCGTTCTTCCTTTTGTGCTGCTATGCAATACTCATTCTTCCTTTTGGTATCCGCCGGTCATGTGTTTTCCCTTACACTATCTACTATACAAAAATCGCGATTTTGGGACGCGAATTTTGAAAGTTTTTTCAGTTTGTATGATTGCACAACAAAAGGACGGCTAATGTTAGCCGTCCTTATATATATTGCACATATTATTTCAGTTTTTGAAGCCTGTTAAACTCTTGAATCAGCGATAAAAAACGATTTTCATTGGTGACGATTCCGCTCCAATTTCGGCATTGCTCAAAGAACCATGCTTTTTTGCTAAGCTCTCCTATAATCTCACCGGACATTTCCTCATACTGCTCTATTTTGAGGAACAGATAAGACTTCGCCAGAAATTGCGGCACGAGAGAATGCGGCGCTTCAAACTTCTGATAGCGATCCAGTCGGTAAACAAGATTTTGAATGGCCGCTGCGGTGACTGGTCGGGAAGAATTGAGTTGAATTAACCGCCCTTTCTCCAGAGGAACAAATCGGAAAATGAAAGGCTCCACCTCTTTAATCACGCGAGATTTTGTTTTTACCTGCATTCTGTCCTCGTCCATATCGTCCGTCGTTAATTCCGCGATTTCATCAGCGGACAAACCCAAAGCGAACATAGCCAAGGCGAGAGCCTTTTTATTATTCCTGCCGGAACGGAATGGGATTGAGGCGAGCACGTTGCTCATCTCTTCAAATGAATCAAAGAACTGTTCTGACCATGCTCCAGCCGGTTGGCCGACTGTTTCATCAATTGTATTCAGCGTGCTTGGAACGTTGTGCTCCTGAAGAAATTCCGCATACTTTCGCACGTCATACCGCACGTTGCTCGCAGTTTCCGGTCTATCCCAGACGGAGTTTTTCAGAAGCTGATTCCACTCCGCTCCAGAAAACTCTTCAACCGATTTTCCGGTTGCAAACTCTATCGGTTTAGATCGGTCAAATATTCTTTTGATTTTGATGCAGTCTTCGTGCTCTAACGACTGCATATACGCTTCTCTCAATGGCTTGTAATCGCTTTTACCGTCCATACTGCAATTCCTCGCATTCATACTGATACGGCTATTATAACACAAACACGAGGAATTTAACAAGGTTATCAGCAGTCTTCGTCTTCTCCGACACCGACCGTGAAATAATACGGAGACTGCCCTACTACGCGAAGGCTGAGAAAGAAAATGTCCGGCTCGGTTTCTTTTGCAACCGCCCAGAGCAGGTCACCTTCGATGAAGACCTTGCCTGTCATCACGGCTGCTAAGTACACACCGTTTTCCAACGGTTCAACCGAATCGCAAATCATTTCGATTGCGGCTGTGTCATTTTTTTGATGGGAAAGCTCCATCTCGAGGCTGATGAAGTTCCCTTCTTGGAGAAAATGATTCAAACTTCTCCAGTCACTAAAGAAAACTGTGGTCATTGCTGCTCCTCCATTTTATCGAACAAGTGTTCGTATTTTCCGATATGATTATAATACCATTTTTACCTTGTCTATGCAATGGTAAGTTTTTCATGCAAAAGAAAGAAGTCCCAATATTGGGACTTCTCGCTTCTGCTTCGTTTTTTTACTTTCGCTTTTCTGCTGCTTCTCTGGCCAGACGTTCTGCCCGGTGAGCGGCGCGGCGCTGACGGATTTCATCGTCAAGTTTTTTACGCTCGTCGCTGTTCAAGTAGGCTTCCTGCTTTCGCGCAGCCTCCTCTTCCTTGCGTTTCTTCTCCTTGTCTTCTTTTACGCGAGGATCGATGGACTCATCAATCGGGTAATACGGCTCGATGTCGTACTCCGGATAATGCCATCCTTTGCCCGTTACGTCATCACGGTGATAGACACGATGCACCAGCTTATAATTAAATTCAATTCCGAGTTGCTCACATTTCCATTCGAAATATTCAATCTGCAATCCGTGGATACTGGTGTTCCAATACCCTGCGAGACGCTTCCAGTTTGTTTTGAATCCTTTATTAGCGATACGATATCTGGGCCATTCTTCGTCTGGATATTCAATGGCCTTTGTTTTGATGTCCAGATATTGCTCGAACAAAGCCATACTTTCCGGCGTAGCCTGATCTGGTCTGTTAGCCTGTTCAGCCCGCTGACGTACATCTGCTGTAAACAAAGCACCCAAGCCTAAAAGTAACTGAAATCCCGGTAACATTGTTATTCACCCCCGTTTAATAAATGCTCGCACAAATGGTGGAAAAGACCGCGTAAATAATCATGAACCAAAGGAATGCCGAAACCCATCCGTTACAGAACAGAAGGTACAAAATCGGGTCGTACCACGAAGTTTTCGCCTGTGCGCTGCAGAATTTATGAGCCATCATAGTTGCTCCGATTTCACAGGCGATATCACATTCTTCTTTTGTGATAACACCTGCATCACGAAGATTTTGAAAATATTCCATGCTGCAATGCTCCAAATTGACTTCCGGAGCATCTTCAAACAACAATTCCAACCCTCTCCGCCAATCAAAATCATCATCGATGTCAACGCTGGCAAGACCCTCTTTGGTGGTATAATACCACCGTTCTTCTGCTGAACCTCTCTTCGGTACTTTCTTACTCATAAAAATTATCTCCTTATCGTAAATCTGTCATTATCGTAATTATTCAGCGTCTTTGATATCGTCCAGTGTGAAGCCGTAGTCGAGGTTCTCGTACAGCTTGTTTTTCTTTTCCTCATCCAGACCGATGTAACGAAGCGTTACGCCGCTGTTTGTGTGATTAAACATGGCCTGCAGATACGCCAGAATCTCCGGGGACTGCTGATTGTCCATGAACAGATGATAGCCGAACGTTTTTCTCATGCTGTGTGTGCCGAGCTTATACGGCAGATTCAAATCCTTGCCGGCGTTGCGGAGGATTCGGCCGAACGAGTGACGGCTGATGCTTTCGTTCTCTCCCTTCTGGCTGAGGAACAGCTGCGTTTCTTCCGTATGGTTCGGAATGGAAGCCACCAGTTCACGGTAGCACTTCATGGCGAGGTCGTTCAGAACGACCGTGCGGTACTTGCCGGTTTTTTGTTCCTTGAGGTGATACCGGCCGTCCGCTGTAATATCGCCGACCTTAGTCTTGCAAAGGTCAACGCCACGGAGACCGACGCTGCACCCGATAAGAAACATCAGCGCATTTCGAAGCTGATGCTTGTCGTAGAAATACTGTGCAATCTTGAGGATGTCTTCTTTGTTGCGGATGGGATCGACCGTGCCGTTCGCGCCGACCGTTGTACGGCGCTTGACCGAGGCTTCTGCTCTGGCGGCTTTCTTCTGCGCCTGCTCTGCTTTCTGGCGGCGTTCCATTTCGTCAGCCAGAGCGGAGGCAAGGAGATTGTAGTCAATCGCTGCATACCTCGTCATGTTCTGCAACGGCTCTACGTCCTCGTCCTGATAAAGTTTAATTACTTCCGCTGCCATATTGTGTAATCTCCTTTCATTTTAGCACACTTGCACAAATGGTGCAACGTATGATTTCAATTAGTTGTCAATTGCGCTCTGAATGCTCTCGACGCTTTCGTTCAGACTCTCCGATGCGGAATCGAGAAAATCGATGATCTCGGAAAGTGCTTCGCCCTTCTCGCTGTCCTGCAGGTTCTCCGGCATGTTGTCAAACTTCTCTTCTTCACCGTCCTTGATCTCATCCAGTTCCTCGTGGATGGTTTCGATACGGCTGATCAGGTCGCTGAGCTGCTTGCGGTTCATCTTGTTCATGTGTCATTCTCCTTATGCTGTTCTGCTATTCTTGCATGCATCATACAATGCTGTCAGTAAGTAATCTCGTTCCTCTGCTGCAGGACATGTTCTTGCTGTGAAGTTATTCAGCGCCGACTGGATTTGCTCTACGCTGATGTTAGCCAAGTGCTGGCTGAGAGCGTAACCGCTTGTCAGTGTGTTATCAACGCGAACGTGCTGGCTCGGTGTTGCTACGAGTTCATAAAGCAGACTGGTTGTCCGCTTCACTAAGGCTTCGTCAAAACTTCTGCAAAGAATTTCCTTTGCATTCTGGTTCATAACGCCGCTGACCAGAGCCGGGACTTTCGTTTCTCTCTCTTCCATTTCAGTCTGATTAGACTTAATCTGATTATACTTAGTCTGATTAGGGTTCGATTTCCAAACTTCTGGGGTTTGAAAATCAAACTTCTTGGGTTTGATAATCGAACTGGTATCAGAATCGAACTGGTCTGAACCGGTTTGATTTTCAAACCGGTTTGGGGATAAAGTAGTATCAGAATCAAACTGGTCTGTGGATAAACCGGTTTGATTTCCGACCGGTTTGATTTCCGAACTGGTATCAGAATCGAACTGGTCTGTGGATGAGCTTGTGGATAAAGTGGTTCGGTTTTCGAACTGGTCGAGCAAGGCCGGGTCGAGAACATAGATACGATTCGGCTTGCCGAGCCCTTGTTTTGCTCTGCGAATGAGACCCCAATCTTCGAGCGTATCCATCAGCTTGACCGCTTTTGCCTTTGCACAGCCAATGCTTTCCATCACTGAGTCAATGGAAAAATAGACATACGGCGTACCGTTTTCATCTCGCCATTTATTCGCGATAGAGAGATTGAAGCGGTCTACAATTAAGGCGTACAGGAGCTTGGCATCAGCGGAAAGTGATTTGAAACAGGGCAGCTTGACCAGTGCTGCCGGAAAGCGAATGAACGGAAAGTCACTCACTCGATTGTTATTTTCTTTCATTTTTCTTTGTCCTCCGAGTTTTTTCCCTATACTATCTACTATACGTCTGACCCGAAAAAAGGACGCGGAAACCTGTTAATAATTTATGAACAATTTATTTGGCAAATAACCACGGCTTTTCACTTCTAACCTGCTGATATGAGTAACTATTTACGCTCTTTAAGCCGAGCGAAACCGCCAGTCCGCAATTGACCGCTTCCATTTCATCGTAGCTGCAGGAACCGATTCGCTCCATCAGGCGGCTCACATCGACCGTCACAACCTGCTCACAGAGAGCGATGGACGGAACGTAACCGCGAACTCGAATGTGGGTCGGAAGCGGACGGTGCTTCTGCGAAGTGGTCAGATACACGATCTCTACCACACCGGAAGCGCGATTGTTGGCGTTGTTGGATACGATGATGGCCGGTCGGGTTTTCTTCTGCTCGAAGCCTACTGCGTTGTCGTCGTTCTTGATGTAAAAAATGTCGCCGCGGCGAATGTCTCTGTCGTTCATAAATATTCTCCTTATCGATAAATGTTGCTCTTAATGATCTGCATACGGTGCTTTTCCTTATTTGCGTCCTCGGTGATGACAATGATTTCATCGGGATGGATGCTGGCCGAACCCAGATAGGTGCCATCTTCCTTGAGGTCTCTGATCCTCTGGTCGATAAACACGATACGCTTTTCTTCCGTCGGGAAGAGATAAGTGGCATTGTCGCCGTCATCGTAGGCAAAAGTAACTGCGAAGCTCGGGTTCTCTTCGTCGAGGAGCTCTTCTCGAGTCATGCCGTCGATGATATCGCGGTCACACTTCGGACACGGAGCGAAACAATGGTCGCCGATGATTTCCTCATGAATGAGCTTGTTCTCAAACCAGATTCCGCAGTTATCACAATGAGTGAGGTCATCGTTATCCCACATATTATCAAAACAAGTGTCGCAGATAATCCTTTCCTGCTCTGTGTCATCGTTGATGGTGCGCGGCTCGGGAAGTTCGCAATCTTCAAGCATGAATGGCTTGCCGCATTCGGTGCATTTGTAAATCTTTTTCATGTCATTCCCTCCTTATTTCACTTCGACTTCGGTGATTTCCCACACGGCTTTTGCGTAATTGCAGGGACTGCAATAAAAAGAGTAACAGACATACATCTGGTTGGGATCGTCGGTCAGGCGCTCGGTTTCGTCTTCGTCCCACTCGATTTCCTCCTCATCCAGAACACCGCTGCGCTTCACACTGTCACGCATGATGCTGTTCAGTGTGTGCAGGTTCTCACTGGCGGCGATTACTTCACCGCCGGAATTGTCTTCATTATCGTACCAGTAGCGCAGAACATAGATTTTTTTCATTTTGATTCCTCCAATCGGTCGGATTTGTTGTTCTTATTCGGTCGTTTTAATGTTCGTTGAACACAACCTGCTCGCCACGCTTCAGTGTCCAACAGCCGGTGTCAGTCATTGCACACTCGGCACAGTTTCCGCTGCACGGCTTTGCATCTGCTCTTGCGGTTGTCACGCCATTCTTGAAGCGAACGTGCGCTTCGGGTAAAGAAAAAGGATTGACCATTTTAAGATCAACCCAACCGGAAAGAATGAGATGTAAATTGTCGGGGATATGCTTGCCGTCACTCAGGACAGCGTTTACAAAATCATATCGCTTGGTGAAGCACAGGATCTCGCAATGCCGATTGCGCTCGGCGATACCGATCATGCGGAGCAGATAATCCTTGCTCGGAATGTCGCCGCTGACGTGGAACCGGAAGTACCGGTTAAGCATTACGGTTGCCTCTACTTCACGCCAGAACGTCTCAGGATTGCTCTGGAGCACCTCGAGGTTATGCTGATAGGCGTTTCTTACGGTCGGTCTCAGACGCTCCAGCTTAGCTGCGTAGCACTTCTCTTTGCATTTGCAGTCGCGGCAGGTCTTAATGGCCGGCAGGCTGACGGACGGGATTGCTCCCATCTTGGAATTGCCCGGGCTGATCTTAATATTGGTATTGATAGTCATAATGTATACACTCCTTATTTACTGCTGGTTGATTACTTCATGGAATGCTGCGGATGCTGCATCGTTCCATGCCATGCCGTTGTCTTCCTTCTCGCGTTTGAGGTGTGCCATACGGTTCATGGTGTCAATCGAAATATCGCGGATATGGTCGTAGAGCAGATCGTCTTCGACTTCGATAGTATTTTTGATATCTTCAATATCGTTTTCGTGCTGGATGGTTTCGAAAACCTTCAATGTTACAGGTTTTTCAATGTTATGGACGAAATTTCCCATTGGAATTTATGACCGTCACTCGAAATGGAGTCATCATCCCAAGACACTTCATCATCGAACTCGTCGTTCGAGCCGAAGAACATCTCGTGATCCCCTCTGTTAAAACCGGAGACGATATCGTCAATCTCCTGCTTGATAAAGTCCTTTGCTTCGTCGTAACTAAGAAAAATATCATCGGTGCCAAAAGATTGTTCTCCGCAGTTGTAATAACTGCGGAGCTGAGATACTGCGAATACAATCATAACGATTCCTCCTTATCTTGCGATTGCGGTATTGTGAAGACGCTGGTCGGGTTTGAAAGAACGTCCGTGCTCTACACCCTGATCACGGTACTTATTCGCCCAGGCACCGGCGGTTCTTGCATGGGAAGTGCTCGTTTTCATGCTGAGGTTACCGTAGGCATCCTGCACGTCCTTCGGCGTCATCATGACCAGTCCCCATTCCTGATGCTCGGCGTCCTGTTTCTGGTATTCCTGATCGAGACCGGCAACGAAACCGTCGCCGTAAGCGTTGCAGGCAAGGCGGATATCGGTTGCGCTGTAACCCTGCCACTTTCTCGTGTGATGAATGGTGCGCTGTTCCCTCTTGACGCAGTCGATTGCGTAGCGGAGGATGCGCTCGGCGATTTCAATATCGCTTTCAAGACCCATCAAAATAATCGTGAGTGCCTTGCTGCGCGGCGGCTTGCGGCAGTAATTCTTGCAGCAATAATGCTTGGCGATCACGTCGCTCAGCTTGTAAATCCAGAAGTCGGTCATGGTCGTGCACTTGATATCGGCAAGAACCTTGGTCACGACCTTTTCTTTTTTGCCGGTACACTCTTCCGGACGGAGCTTATGCTGAACCATGAGGGCACGAGCCTTGAGAAGAGCGGCTTTCGCTTCGTTTTCGTTCGGAGATTCAGCGAGTGCGAGGAGCTTTGCGATTCTTTCCTTGATGTTGTTATTCATGATGTATACCTCCTGTTTGGATATAAAAAAAGCAGGAACTGCTGGCTCCTGCTTGTGTCATTATTTTATACGGATTCAATTTTAATAGGTTGTTCTTCCGATGCATAAACCGGAATCGTTTGCGGCGTATTTCTTCCAGAGCTTTTTGAAAAGTCTTACGACACCGTCAAACTCGTCCTTTTCCTTAGCAATATCTGCAAGGTCATCTGCGCTTGCTTCATCTGGAACTGACCAAATCCACGTCATGTATGCAGTTTCATCGTTCATGCACATTACGAGATGGTGCATTGCAGTCAGAGTGTCGTAGCGTTCCTTTTCTGCTGGCGTGAGATTGAGCTCTTCCTGAGCTTTCTGTAATGCAATGTAATTCATAATTACCTCCTAAATCATCGTTTTCATGCCCAATACGCACTTTATTGCTTAATCCCAGTTAACAAATTTCTCAATCTCTTCCTTTTCGATACCAATTCCATCTAAAAGGATCAGTAATGTATTAACTGTATCTTCTTTATCAATCGACTGAAGCCAAATCCAGTCAAGGATATTGCAGATTATCTTTCTTCCATCATTATCAATTGTAAAATTATCCAAAATATACTGCCAAAGCTCATCCTTCATATCTTTTTTTCTCCTTTATTTGTTTCTTTCTATATATATATTCCGGAAACGAATTTTATCCAAACATTCGCTTTATGCTGTTGTGAAAATCTTAAACTCTGATTTCCACTCCATTCGTCTTCTCAGAACGATGTTTCACAGTCTCAAACCTGTACATGTTCTCGTCGCAATAAGGGCAATAATACGGATATTCTTTCCGTAATCCCTTCGTGGTTTCTCGCTTGACTTTATGGCCGCATCGCTTGCAGTATCTGTTTTTGATCATGTGGAGTCACCTCCCAATCGTATTTATTCATCGCCGTCTTCAACTATATCTTCTGCATAGCATTCACCGCCGTTGTTATACATACAAGCTGTGCAGGAGTACCAGCAATTCTGCTGTCCGCAAGGACCTACAACACCGCCCCAGCCGGTTTGAAAACCAACGTTGTAATGACAGCTATCACAATCAAAATCATCGGGTAGGCCAAAGCATTTGTTCTGGAAAGCTCCATCCATGGTGTTTTCTCCTCTCTGTTCATCGTTTTATTGGTCTGGATTGCCGTTTTCTTTGCTGATTTCCTCATACACTGAGGGATTGACGATAGCTAACAGCCTTTCAAAATATGCGTTCATGTCAGACACATTCTGAAAATGCTCCATCGCCTTATCGAAATTCGGCTCCCTAATCATGTCGGATAATTCTTTTATCACATATTCGTTTTGGCATTTGATTGCATAATCAACCATATTGGCAACCAGCTTGTCAACCCTTTCTTGATTCGGTCGGAGATATTTTCTCGGCATTGGAACACCGCAGCGCATCGAAATCTGACCGTCCGGCAGAAGACGATACTCTTCTGGCTGTTTCTTTTTTCGTCCCATCTTATCACCTCCAAACTCTTGTTTAATACGCTCTTCTATAGTAAATATTGGGGCATAGAGACACGTTATAAATGTAAGAACCACAGCGAACCAGTAGAGCGTCTTTGCCGTAGTATTTCTTTTTCATCCCCGAGATGCTCCCAGATTTATCGAAATTAGGGAATGATTCAATGTTGACCTGCCATCCTTCTGACACTGGAAGATACCTCACTTTCGGCATTTAATACTTCTCCTTTCAAATACCTGCTTACGTTTCAATAGTGATCGCGAACGCCTTTTCACCGTCGAGATCAACATCGTCTATCGTTACATCAGCGCCTAACTTCGTCAGCACGTCGCGGAGCTGTTCTTTTTGCAGATCCTTCTGCTCATCGGTTCCGCTAAAGCCCCAGACTGTTTTGAAATACATTACTATGTACCCTCCTTAAGGCCAAATGCTTCGGTCAAATGCTGGCGTGTACTGGAAAGCGATGTCGTACATCGGCTTGCCGGTAACCTGATCTCTGAATGTGCTAACGAACAGGCTTCGTGTAAGTCCCTTTTCTTTGAACCATTCGTCAATCACTTGCTTGGTCAGCGGAGTAAGGAATACATAGAGGTCTGATTCGTGATGGTACATCTCTTCTCGCGGATAACCTGCTGCTTCGAGTTTTTCCATCAGAGTCATATCATTCTCCTTTGTGCGTTCATTTGCTTTTCATATTCCTTGCTGTTGTCTGTACTCAACTCCAATGTTTCTATATCATTTTCGTAGAGCATACCGACAATTCTAATGGACATCTCCAACGAGATCTCCATTCCCATCATAATCTGCAACCACTGCCACTCATCCCACGCCAGCAAGCTATCTTCATCCGACTTTGCAATTTCGAGCAGTTGACCACTTTTGTACTCTACAAGTTCTGTGTCAACTAAATACGGCGCACCAACAGAAGTCACCCAACCGTTGATGATCTGCTGATCATCTTTATTATATTTCATGTAAGTTTCTCCTTAAAACAGATCTCAAAACAGATTATATCAAGTCACTCTGCAAATCCCAGAAGATATGCGACGCCTTTGCTGTGATGCTCATCGAACCAATGCCAGATATCTTCCTTGTCGGTTCTTTTTGGCCAGATATAATAAGGCTCGTCAAGCTCTTCCGTTTCGGGGTCAAAGGGGACATCAGTTAGATTGTCCCAGAGTTCTTCTACAACTACATCCCTAAAAGCTCTGTCACTGGGGAGCTTAGAAACCTTCAATTCGGTTACTTCTCCATCGTTTTCAGATAATACAATGTCAACGTGGAGGCTCGGGACATAGAATTTCCACGATTTTGGCGTTGGATCTACATACCATTCACACTCGCATTCAAAATCTCCGTAGTGCTTTTCAAAATATTCATCTAACGTCATGTATCTTCACCTCAAATTCACATTTTGTGTTAGTCTGTTGTGACGAAGTAATAGGTCAGTTCGTCACCCTTGAGGTTTTCCTGTGCATACTGAGCGGCACGCTCCCAGAGAGTGTTATACAGTCTGGCGAGCGGTTCATTGTGTTCGTAGTGCTGCCAGATCTTCCAGTTGAGCACCATGACCAGCTCGGTCAGGTACTTATAATCGGTTTTCCATTCCTGAAAGGCGCGGTTGTAAGTGTCGCAAACCGCATCGATACCAAAATTGTCGGCGATGCTAAAGTCCTGCCAGAAGGTAGTGAACGGCTTGTAGCCGCACATCTCTTCGATGTTCCAACGAGGGAGTTTTAATGTGTTGTCCATTTGTTATGCCTCCTCAATGTAGGTTACCGAGGGAAGATTGATGTCCTCGTTTTCCTTGAAGAAATTTACGATGAGGTTAAGAAGTTCGAGCTCATCGTATCCTCCGTTTATATTCGGAAGATCGAACTGTGTTTCGTCGTATCTGGTGGCCCCATCATCATCACGATAGGAATAGCCTACATTGATGCAACGGTCGAATGCTTCACTTGCCAGATTCATAAGTTCTTCATACTGGTCGCGATCCATGTCGTACTGCAGCCAATCGAAGTCACTGCCGTTTGCGTCAGTCGGAGAAATTTCAAATCGAGATTCAATCCAGTTTGGATAATCTGGATTAAATGCGATACTAATTGTCGCGCCGACCGCTTTTGCGCTGTCTTCTTCATCGAAGTAATCCTCTCCGAGATATTCCAAAGGAACATCAAAATACAGGATTCGTTCGCTGCTGTATTTATCATCGAAAACATCATCGAACACGATGCCGTTCCACTCGTAGGGGACTTCTTCAACCGGCTTCCCGGGTTTGTACTCATAGTTCTCACTAATTCCGAGTACGACCGCCTCTGGTTCGATCATACGGAACCAACGCTCGGCGAAATCCTTATTCTTGGCAACAACAATTCTTGCTTGACAAACTCCGTTTTTCTCGAAACTTACGTCAAATTCTGTTTTCATAATTCACTTTCCTCCTTACTCTTCGGGTCTGGATAACTCAATGCACAAATTTTCAAGCATTCCGTCGATTTCAATCGCGTCATCCAAAAGAGCACGAAGACTCTGCGGAACTCCTCTAACGTTATTTCGCGCATTGTACCACATTGCTGCGTGTTCTTCCGCATCGAAATCCTCATAGTAATCACGCAGATCTTCAAGGAATTTGTCTGCTTTTACGCTGAACCCAAAATCTTCACCCAACGAAGAACACTTTCTGAGTTCGATATCGTCTTCGGTTTCATAGACTTCCCAACCAAGGTCTTCGCAGATTTTGCGCTGCTTGTCTGTCATGATCTACGCCTCCTTAATAAGCAACTTCGGTGGTGAATTTCGGGTTATTGAGCATCTTTGCGGCTTCGGAGATAGCAAAATCTTCAACCCACATATACCTGTATTCTTTGGAGGTAATAACTTCCGCGGAACCTACCAGATAACGAAGTTTTTCGTGGCCAGATTCAAGAATGATGATTGCATCATCCTCTGCAACACACTGCTGCAAGCCATCGATGAACAGATCATATGAGGAATCTTCACAATCTTCGTCCATCGAACAAACGCCGCTGATGCCTCCGTAACAACCGAAACCATAACGAGTTACACCGTCCTTATCGGTTTCCTCGAATACTTCGATTTCGTCCTCGGAGCCATATACATCAGACATGAATGCTTTGAACTTGTCAGCATCCTTAACACGGAAATAATTCGTTCTGATTGCGCAATTGTAATTTGCCATGGTTAATTCTCCTTTCAAATCTTCCAGCCGTATACTTTGGCGATTTTATCACCGAGACGCTGAGTGGTACGAGTGATATCTGCTCTGGTCACGGTTCCGCGAAGAACCTTTTCCAGAAAGTTTTCCTTTCGAGTGTCGCTTACGTCCGGCTTGAATACTCGATATAGGTAATGGTTGGTTCCGTCATGATGAATGGCTTCGCAGCACAAATCACCGCGGCCATCGAGATACCACGTTGCGTAGTCGGTATCTGTATACAGGCAATCTTTAATCGAATGTCCGTGGATTTCTTTGTAACCGGACTTACGACCGTCCCAGAGACCAAGGTCACCGAGCACGATAATTTCCTCGGAAACAGGAATGTCAAGGTTCATGCGCTCATCGTCCAGATATACGTTATTTAATTCGTACATCAGGTCGATGCGCTTATCTTCATCCAGATCGGGATACTCATCATCGAAGAAATCCTTCCAATCTTCATAATCGAGATTGTAATTGCTCCAGATTACGTTCTTTTTCATATGTATTCGCTCCTTTTAAGCGTCCGTCCGAACATTTTGTCCGGCAATTTGTACAAAAAAGAAGAGCTTGCAGGTTGTTGCAAGCTCTTACTGTGCTAATATTTGATTATACGATGTAATCCATATTTTTGGTGATTTTCTTTTCCTCTGGATGGAAACGATTCCATTCATAAGCGAAATTCTCCGCATTGAGGAGAAGATCGGGTTCGTTTTCACAGATTTCGATTTTGCTGTCTGCGAGAAACAATGCGTTGCAGAGTGCTACTGCGTTTTCTCTGGTCAACCGAGTAAAGAATTCCTTTTGGACAAGACGGAATACTTCTGTATGGCAATCCTCGAGACAGTCTTCGAGGGTTGCAGTTTCTCCGCGACCGAACATCTTGTCCAAGTCACTGGTCGGTTTGCCTACTTCGTCTGCCCATTTGCTATAAATTGCGATATGTTCATCGCTCAAATCCATACGAGCGATTGCGGTCATCAGGCCCATACCGTATTTGTCCGTAAATTTGCTATGGAATGCATAATGATCCATGTTTTTGCCTCCTTTTGCTTGCCATTATAACATTGTCAAGGTACATTAACAAGGACTTTCGCCCTTGTTAAATGACGGTTTTATCTCAGCAGGAGAACCGGATTCTTGCGTTCGCGCTCTGTTGCATAGCGATTGCAGAACGTGAACATTTCGATCAGCTGACCGCACAACAGCGGGTCATTGCCAATATCATCCATCCAGCGGTCGAGGATGGACATTACTTCTCTTGCGATTTCCGCCTGCTTTGCGGTGTCGGTGCCCTCGGCGATTGCGATTGCGTCATCGTATTCGCCGTTAGGGTCGTTGCGGTTCATCCACCGCAGGACAGTTGTCATTGTCATAATGATTCGCCCTCCTTCTCGATGATGAATCCTTCCTGCGGTTCGAAAAGGAACCGCTCATCGTCGATGGTTGCTTTGGGGCCTGCCAAACACCATATCATTCTGGCTGCGGCCTCCGGAGTACCGTTTTCTTTGTAAGCCGCAAAGAATTCATTCTGGATTGCGGTCGATACCAGAATGCGGGTACAGTCGTAGCGGAGTGCGGATACGTTCTTGTATCCCATTGCCCCCGCAAAATGGTCAAACAGTGCGCTTATAGAGAACGTGTGGCACTGTTCCTGTGTGAGTTCATATTTCATTATGTATTGCCTCCTTGCCTTATTTAGGTTGGCTGCGGGCTTTAAGGATGAACCCGCGAGAACCTCTACATTATTTACTATACAAATCGCCCTGATTTGGGACGTTGTAATTATTTCCAGTTAAGCGATTGTGGAATCGCTGTCGGTGAATTCAGCTTTCATTTGTTCCGAAATGTCGTAGATTACCCAGTCAAGCATCTTTTTTGTGACTGGAATTTTATCCAGCTTTTTACGCCGGAACACCGAGTGAACTGTCTCCGCTTTGATGAAAGTTGAATTAGATCCGCAGATATCACGAGGCCCTGCAAAGTAATATTTGTCGGATATGTTTGCAACCGCAGTGCGGTTATATCCGCAAATCTTGCAAATGTCGATGGTTCTGTAGTACACCTCGCCATCAACCAGAGTTGCAAGAACGGTTCCGTATTCGTCATGCTTGAATTGCTTCATCGGCGGATAGATTTTCTTTTGCAATGGCTTGCCGCAAAGTGTCGGAACGATTTCCTCGTCAATCCATCGCTCAAACTCGAAAAGCAGCTCAATTTTGCGGCGATTTATAAGCGAATGGACGTCATACTGTGATAAATACGTCACAGAATCAACCGAGCCATTCGACTTTGGAGCGCGGATTACTTTCTTGAATGGGCATAATTCCGCAACGCTTGCGGGATTTTTATAACCCAGCGCAGAGAGAATCGAAAGTGCTTTGAAATACGGCTTACCACCAATCTTTGTGGCTTCGATTGTTCCGAAGTTTGGGTGGTAAAACGTTTCGATCTTACTGCTCGTCAGAAGCGGATTATTTTTTGACCCGGTTTCGGGTACTGGTTGGAGCGTGGTTTCAGTCCGCTGTGGAGCTGCAGGCTGTCCATACTCCGGCGGGCTGCTCTCAAGTTCGTTCTGGGCAAGCTCGATTGCGTGCCCCAGAACATCCAGTATCCGTTTCGTGTTAACATCTGCCATATGTATTCTCCTTTCAGGCTGCGCGGCGGCTGTGTTTGCCGTGGTAATTTGTTTCCGCCTTGTATCGGCGGTACAAATGCTTCGTAGTATTCCAGAAATCGCCGATTGCGAACGTTCCGAATACAACCGTTCCGAGGAAGTTATCCTCGCCGGTTGCAACCGTAGCAACAGTTGCCATGATAGCGAGCACTGCAAACATTGCGGTAGAAAAGTAGTGTTTCATGATTATTTCCTTTCCGTTACTCTGATTTTTGGGTATAAAAAATGCACCCTTTTGCGGGTGCTACTGGCATTGCATTAGATTGTAGGGATGTGCTTAACGCATTTGTTAAGCAACGAGTATGCAACCGAAAGGATGGCTTCCTCGCTTGTATAACCTTCGAAATCGCTGTAGTCGGCAATCCATGCGGCTACATATTCGATTTCTTCCGCAGTGCATTCATGATCGCGGATGTAATGGAGCAGGCGCTCGTATTCGTCACTGTCCATTCCGCTGCAATAATCGTAGCGGATACACATGAAACGAACGTCATCCATATTCCAGAGCATTTCGATTTTCATTTCGTTTTACCTCCGTTCCAGTTCTGTTTCAGAGTGTTTCCAGATCGTTTTCAATCTGGTTTGCTTCTGTTTTGTTCACGTATACTTCGAGATAGATTCCCTCGAAACAGCCGCTTGCGCTGTAACTGATCGCGGCCGATTTGATTGCGGGACGGAGTTTATCCCATTCGTTGTGGGTGAGGTAGACGTTACGCCACTTGCGCGGTGTGGTTGCGGTTGTTTTCATTTCGATTTACTCCCTTCCAGCATGTAGCCTGCGCCGTTTTTCCGAGCATAATTGCGGTACATTTCCGCGAGCTGCTCGTACTCGATAGCGGTTTCTTCCGCTTCGAGATCATTGAACGCTCGAGCCTGCCAATGGTATTCGTTGGCATCGTCGAGCAATCCTTCCGCGTAACTGACCGCGAAGATTGCAGCTGCGGTCTGCTGTGATAGACCTCGTTTTACGAGATCGCTGTTGCGTGCCATTCCCATCATATATTCATCGACAGGGAAATAATGAACGTGTTTGAACTCTTTCATTTTGGTTTGCTCCTCTCTTGTATTAGAAATTGTTTCGGTTTGAATTGTGGATGAGGGCTTTAAGGATGAACCCTCGAGAACCTTCCGGCAGGAATCATTTTCAAATTACTTGCCTTTCGGTTTCTTGTTCTCCGCCCTGCGGTGCAGATTGCAAGACCCGAAAGGCTCGGCCTTTTCTATTGTTGGGCACAGGCTTTTTCCCGTGCTCCGCAATCATAGGCATCCCCTCTTTCGTTTTTATTGCTGATCATCAGATGTGAGCGATTGCTCGACAGCCGATAATCTGACCGGATTCGTTGCGGACTGCGTCGTCCACAATGAAAACGTCGGAACGGTTGCGGCATGCCTGCGCAGTCAGCGCAGACACAAGATAAATTGTTCCGTCCTGCGGATCAGGCAAACCGGTGACAGCGCCATACGAGCACTGATTCACCGGAATTTCGTTTACTTCGGAAACCCTTTCGCGGGTCTGGGAAGCGCGGGCAATCGTGCCGCTCGGCTCGATGGTTACGAGAACGGAATTGTCCTCGCGCAGGAAGTTGATTGCGTGCGGTGTGCAGTTGATAATTTTCATTTTGTTTTACTCCTTTTTTGTTTTCGTTTCCGGTCGGTTTTGTTTTCGTTCCCGGCCGGTTTTGGGTTGGTTTACTTCTGAATCGGAACCATTGCGATAACCTCATCGTCCGTGAGGTCTGCGGTTCCCATTGTGTCGAATACAACCAGATAGGACGCTTCCGGGTTAAGTTCGTCACAGACTGCCCATTCGTGACCGTCTGGCGTTGCGAAATTGCTTGTGGTGTGCGTGGGATACCATGCAATGCCGGTTACTTCCGCAGTAGTGGTGCGGTATTCGGTTGCGTATTCGAGGGCAACCGGATTTATTTTCGTTTCGGTTGCGTTTGCGTTTGCTACCGGTGCGGTTGCGGTCGAAGTGGTTGCGAGAGCTGCGAGGAGCATTGCGATTGCTGTTTTCATAGGTGAAACTTCCTTTCTATTTTTGGGCATGAAAAAAGCACCCGGATTGGGTGCTTGTATTTATTGGGTTGTTATGATATGATTGCGGTAGAAAGCGAGGTGAAATTATGTACACAAAAGAAGATTTGGACAATGTGATAGATTTTATTGTGTACCAAAAATTGAATGCTTGTGAAAGCGAAAGTAGTCGTAATTATTTACAATTATTTCTTGATAATTGCAAAGTAGAAAACGATGACGCTTTCACCGAAAAAGTATTCAAATTAGCAATCAAATATCCCAATCTTGTCGAATTGTCTAAATATTTGCATTGTGATGTCATGCGGTTGCAGAAAATTATTTTTTATCAGCAAATCGACGACAAAACAATCACAGGAGTTGCAAAACTCAAACAAGCTGAGCGTATGCATAAAGGTCCTGCGGAACTTTTCTTGCGGAGCCAAGCGAATTTATTCTTAACCGGGAGAGATTTTTCTATCAAAAAATATCTCTTGACTTTCGAGAAACATATTAACATGGAACTTCCTAAGCCTGATTATCTCGAAAAGAACTCTGTTTACGATTTTGAATGGAAAGATTGCTAATAAAAACCGACCGAGTTTATTCCCGGTCGGTTTTTTTCAATGTTACGTCGCAGTAACTTTCGATTGCGTCAGTTACTAACTCTGTTACACTTTTTTTGCCACGAATAGCGGCTTGTGTTTTAAGATAGTCTTTACTCCCTTTGGGTAGACTTAAAGTAATTTTGTCATATTTGCTGCGAGGAGTAGCTTTTGCTTTCTCGATTTCAGCAATACACAGAGCTGCGAGTGCATCGTAGTCCACTATCGTTTGTTCTGACATATAATTCCCTCCTTTGAGCAAGGAAAAGCCCCGGAACGACAGTGTTCCGGGGCTTGTTTACTTTTCGGTTTTCTTGCGGAGATCTATCCCATATGCTTCCAATATAGCGTTGGTAATAAGGGCGTTCATTCCAGAAAACCCTCGTATGTCACATTCTTTCTTGAGTATATCTTTTCCTCCTTTGGGAACTTGGAATGAAACCCTATCGTAGTTTCTTTTTACAAAATCACTATCATATTGATTCTTATTCATTATTTCACCGCCTATGTTATGTATAGGCTCATTTTATCATGAACTTAGGAAAAGGTCAATTTTTTACGCGGCGGTGATTGATGTAAAAAGGGTGCACTTTCCCTATGGTATTGCGATTATTTTGCTCTTATCGCAGAGTAAAAAGGTATACTTTCGGATTAGAAAGATGCCGGACGCGCCGGCTTTACGATTGCATAGCCAGCGCGACGCAGACCGTCAACCAGGATTGCTACGGTTGCAGGCGTTGCTGCGTTTTCGCCGCAAACCTTCACGGTTGCGTAATCGCGACTGAACGCGATCATTGCGGCTTGCGTTGCGCGGTGGTTTTCGCCTGCGCAGAAATCACGTAACACGTTTATTGCGTGGCGGCGGTTGCGGACGGCACGTTTGCTCGTAGGCATTGCGATTGCTACGAACAATGCCGCGGCTACGTTCTCCGGTAGTTTGCGACCGGTTGCCGCGTGGACTGCGGCAAAATCGTTCTTGCGCGACCATGCCGGAATCTTTGCCTGCGTGCACTTTTCCGCCATGCGAAAGCCTACAGCATTCTTTACGCCGTAGGCTTTTTCGTACTGAAAAGGCACAAACCCAGATCTCGGTGTGCTCATACGAAGTCGAGGTAGGTCACTTGTGTAAGTGCGGACTTTTGCCCCGCTTGCGTTGCGGGTTCCTCTTTCCCAGTTTTCAAAGCTCATAATTGCACTTCCTTTGCGTTGTTTTCAGTCCATTGGTTGGTTATCCACCCGCACCGCGTGGAGGTTGGACTGTTGCGGGCATGGGCGGTTTGCACCGCCCTATCGGTTACTTCTCGTAAACCTCGTATGCGTTGCCAGTGATACGGACGCGAACGCCCATAAAGAACTGCTTGTACAGAGTGTCAGAGGACGACTTAAGCTGTTTGCCACCGCGCGGAGTGATAACCGCGTCGTGCAGGCGGATCAGATCGCACTTGCACGGCTTTACGCGGATATCTTCCGGCAACAGTGCCGTGTACAGGTCAGCCAGCATTTTCATTGCCTTGGTTGCGCTGATTGCGTCGTTTGCTTCAAAGTCCGGCGTGAGGGTGTCACGGATAACGCCGTCTTTCGTCTTGCTTACGAGCACGGCAGACTTGCCACCGCGCCCCTGAAGACGGACGTGACCCTTGAACAGGTGGTCAAAAAAGCCGTCGGCAAGGGCGTTAAAGCCGACAGAGTCCGCAAGGCTTGCACCGTCGTGAGCGTCGGCGTATGCCTTGTTTGCGTGCTTCCATTGCAATTCGGTGGGCGTCTCAGCGACAACCGCCTTGCCGGTGTCCTTGTCAATCTTGACGGATACACGGTTGTAAGTGTACCCCATTACGAACGCGGTGAGAACGTCGGAACGGTTGCCGGAAGCAACCAGAGCAGACAGAGCAGACTTGCGGTTCTGCTTGCTGATATCCTTGCACGATTCATCAATGCTTGCAAACGCCTTTGCGCTTACGGTTGCGGTTGCGGTGTCGCGGTTGTCGTTGTACGCCTTGACAGCGTTCTTAATGTTTTCCATAGTCATAATAAAACCTCCAGTATGTAAAGTCCTTGCGTGAATATGTACTTGCCTTGCGGCATTGGCACCGGGGGGTCAATTGAAGGGGACCCCCCGGGGGTAAACCTGTTATGTACTGCCTGCGCGGTTTTGGATAACCGCAAACCCCGCCACCGCTTGCGCGGTTTTGGTGCGTGTTTTCACGGACACGCTAAACGTAGCTTGCTTGCGGGGGCTAAGCCCGTTCTTGTCTACTCTGCGCGGTGCACCTGTCACGATTGAACCGCATATGCAGAACGCAAGCACTTTCCCGCCCGCAAGCGCAACGCGCTTGCGGAAAGTCGTGCAATTCCGTTATGCACGACCGGAAAGCGGTATTTCACAGCTGTTCTTCTCAGCTTGTCAAGCATAACGCCCGCCCGCCCTCTATCGAGGGAAAAGCGGTGCACTCGAAACCCGCCCGCCCTCTATCGAGGGAAAGCGGTACAAGCCGAGAAGTCGCTGTTCACTTGTCAAACTTCACGCCGGACGCCGTCCGGACTTCACGCTATAGGGGGCGCGCCCCGCGCCCTACACGGTGAGCGCCGTCCCTGTCAAGGCGTCCGGCGGGGTGCCGTTCCTTGACTGTGCTCACAGTATAGCACTCTGTGCGTACAGTGTCAACCCCCTTTTTCAAAAAAAATTTGGGGGGCAATTTTTTCAAAGATAATGAAAACGCACGCGCGCGTAGGGGTTCGCAAAACAGGCGAAAACAGGCGAAAATACAGGTTTTAAGCGCGGATAAGTTTTTTGAAAAAATCAGAAAAAACGCGCAAAAAAGATTTTTCCCGTCGTGCTGCGCGCCGATTTTTTGAAATTTTCGCCCTCTGTCACGCCCTGCATATACCGCGCCCAGACAGCACCGCGTGCCCCTGTCGTGCCCTCTGTCCTGCCGATCGACAGAGACAGGATACACTAACACTATGTTAAGAAAATAACATATGAGTGACTGTTCATATATCCAACTTCAGGCGTAAAGATAGGTGTCAAGACACCTCAAAAAATCAGCCTGCCTCAAAAACCGACTTTTCGAGTATACTATAAAACAGCGTTTCGGCACTTTTCAGCGGTGTAAATGCCTCTTTTCTATCAAAGGGGGCATATTTTACACTTTTTCAGTTCTTTTCCTATTTTTAGGCAGGGTAGTTGCCTCATCTCACTCTACCCCATATTTTTCCCCTTTTTCCCCGAACTTTCGCTCTCCTCCCCCTCCCTTTTCCCCTCTTTAATCCCCGTTTCCTCAATTTCGTGCGCTGTTCCCGAGTTTTCGCCATCTCTCTTTTCCCGAACACTCGAAAAAGGTGCATTCCTATAATCTGCTGTAACCGTCAGCTCGAGTATAGCCAGCCACAAGCTCTACGGAAGCTCTACTGCAGCTCCATCATGCATCTGTCACGCAGGTCTACAGCTGCCATGCAATCCTGTATCTAACTTATCATCTCCTTATCTCCCGCCAGAAGGGAATACTGCCTATAGCACTATGTAGCACTACACACTCTTGCTCTACTATGATTGTTCTCTGCTATATAAATTAGCCGCCGCGATCTCTAAAACCCACCCCTATAGTTTCCATGCATTTCCACATATTGCCTACAATGCCCTGTATTCGCCTCAGAATGCCCTGTACTGGCTTTTTGTATTCTCGTGGTATAATTTCCCATCCGCATGTCAAAATCGATTACAGCTCAATTCTGCCGCCAGAACGAAAATGGTTCTTCAATGATTGACGTACCTCGCCATACCTGCTCTATCCCAGGGGCGTATCCAATCATAAATACAGCCGGCCAAGGTCTCTAATGGTCGGCTTTATCTATTTCAGTATTACTACCTAAGCACTGCTGCATAGGTCTAAGCCAGCCAGAAGAGTCTACTTCAGCTGGCTATTTTTCATTCAGCAACATGCACAAAAGAATTCTCAATCTTTATGCATCTTTTTCTTTAACTCCGCGTCCCAAAAACGCCTTTTTTGTATAGTAGTTAATAGAAGCAAAAAAAATCCAATTACCCCGCGGAGGAGGTATTCAGATGGCAAAACGACCAGCTATCCACACGACATAGAAGAACCCAAAGTTCCGCAGCTACGATGGCCGTAGCGGATTCGATTTCATCCCTATCCCCGTAACTCCTGACCTCAAGTCTGTCTCTCCGGCTGGGAAGATCCTGTATTCTCTCATGCTCTACCGAATGCAGCTATCAAAAAGCCGGCCAGAATGGATTGACGAAGATGGCGAGCCATTCATCTATTACTCTCTCAAAGATGTTATGAACGACATCTCTTGTGGAGAGAAGAAAGCGCTGCAGATATTTAAGGAACTTGAAGAAGCACATCTGATTCGCCGACACAGCCAATGTCAGTTCTCTACCCCGCGCATTTATATACCGACCAATCGTTCAGACGAAGCGTGACGCTCCTCTTGAGTAAGCCTCATTCTGAGTGAGCCTCATTCCGCGTGATTCCATTTCTCCATTTCTCTGGCTGGCATTTTCAAAATCTGCCCAGCTTAGCCTATGTATTTATGATTAAGTATTTTGATTATGTATTTATGATTAGTGTATTTATGATTAGGGTTTGATTTGGAAGGACGACGAGTTTGATTTGGAAGGACGATAAGTTTGATTTGGAAGGACGATAAGTTTGATTTGGAAGGACGGCGGGTTTGATTTGGAAGGACGCGAGTTCGATTTGGAAGGACGGGAAGCAACATGGGTAAATCCCAGCCAGAAAAAACGCAGTTGGCCGAGCTGACCCTGCGTGACATAGCCAACGCCGGGGCTGATTTACATGAGTTCGCCGCCGTTGTTCCCTTCACGCTGGAAGGCAATGGACAGAGGGCTTATATTCCGACCTCGGTACTGCGGTACTACAACCCCAAGGTGAAACTTGAGCCAAAGGATATCCGTTATCTCGACCCGGACTTCTTTGAAGCACGCATTAGAGATATCGGAGCCAATCCAGCCGCGAAGCCTTATAAGCGAGATGTTTCAACAGCCACTCCGGCCTATGGCTCTTTCGTCTGGCTGCGCGTCCCGCTCGAAGGCGGGAGCTATTATGACGTCACGCCAACCGAGGCGCAGAAGCTGATGATGCTCCTGACTACTACTGACAAGCACCTGATGATCGCGGCTGACGTGTATCCGCCGGACATCGTGAACTATTTGTCAAAAGTGTTCCAGCTGACCGCGCCAGTTGTTCAGGGAATGCTGCGGACGTTCCGAGAGAGAGACTTCATCTGGCAGAATGACCGCGGCGAGTGGTTGTTTAACCAAGACCTGTTTCGCAGGGGTGAGATTACACGACGCGAGTCTACGAAAGCGGAGCAGAGCGGTTTCAGGTATGTGAGGATGTATTTCTCCTCTATCGCACAGATGTATAGGACTGAGTCCATGAGTCTGGGGCTGAAATACCTGCTTCCGATGCTTCCTTATCTGCATAAGGACTTCAACGTATTTTGTCTGAACCCCTTTCAGGATGATCCGTTTCTGGTGGCTCCTCTTACCGCCGCTCGGCTTTGTGCCGCTGGTGGCTATGAGCGAAGCGGTTACGGAGAGTTGACCAGCCTCTATTACAACCAAGTCATCCGAACCAGCAAAGGAACGGAGACGATTATGACCCGGCTGAAAGAACCGTTCCACGGTTTGCCGGTCGGAAGCATTATGTTAAATCCCCGTGTATTTTACACCGGTAACAAAGCGATAGCCGCCGAGCTTGAACCTCTGTTTCTGGTGCGAAGGCGCGGCAAGTATAAAAAACGACGCAAGAAAACAGAAAACTAATATTACAAGGAGTGCAAGAATTATGAACGCAAACACCAACTATGTAACCAAGGAATTCCTCTTTAACGACCAGCAGGTACGCACGGTTGTCCGTGACGGCGAGCCGTGGTTTGTAGGCAAAGATGTGGCTATCGTTCTTGGATACGGCAACACAAAAGACGCTCTTTTGAGTCACATTGATGAAGAAGATCGCGCTATTCTTCAAAGGTCGGAAAACGCGACCTTTGAAATTCCGAATCGCGGCTTAACTATTATCAACGAATCTGGTCTTTACAGTCTCATCGTTTCGAGCAAGCTGCCGACCGCCAAGGAATTTAAGCGCTGGGTGACCTCCGAGGTTCTGCCGACCATCCGCAAGCATGGCGCTTATATGGATATGGATGTCATCGAGAAGGCGCTGACCAATCCAGACTTTATCATTCAGATGGCTACCACGCTGAAGGAAGAAAAACAGCGCCGAATGGAAGCTGAGGCTAAGATTGCCGCCGATGAGCATAAGGTTGATTTCTACAACGCGGTCGGCAGCACTTCCGCAACTCTCACCATCGAGCGTTTTGCAAAGCTCGTAACTGAGAAACTCGGCATCCAGACCGGCCGCAACCGCATGTTCCAGTGGCTCCGCAAGAATGGCTTCTTGCAGGCTAACAATATGCCGTATCAGCGTTACATCAACAACGGCTGGTTCAAGACCTACGAGGTCATCAAGGCCGGTCACGCCTTCACCGTTCCTTCCATTACCGGCAAGGGTCAGCAGAAGCTGTTCGAGAAGTTCGCGGCTGAGGCTTAAAAAGCAAGGAGAGCGAGGCGGCCGCTTTTGCCGCCAGAAAAACCAATAAAAGGAGAAAACTAAATGAAGAAAAACCACTGCATCCACGATGACTGCGAGTATTGCTCGCGCTACAACTCCTGCAACCTGACAGCAGATGATGTCTGCGGGTACGCAGTTGTATAGGTAGATCTTGAGCCAAGTGAATATTGGCTCGAAATGAGTTACTACCAAGCGGGCGACCCTGACGCGCACTTGTCTATGCGTGATCGTCTCCGCGCCGAGTACAGTGGCGAGGTGGCTGAATGACGAATGCCGTATACATTCCAAGTGTGGACGGCAAGGATGTCTACCTCGCAAACCACTATGACCGCCCAACCGAGATCGGATATAACATCCGGTCTTCGGACGGCGGGTTCAATCTGAAGCGATTCAGAAACACGCTGGATTACTCGCTCGACCTGCTCAAGCTGAGAGACGTCTACGAGCGGGTATACCGCCGCAGGAATTTCTCTTTTGAGTTGGGCGGCAAGGAATACACCCACCGTGTTATCAACGTGACGGCGCATTACGCAGTCAAGGCATACAACCGTATCCGCAAGACGCTGTACATCAAAAACGGCTGGCGATACGATGAGATCGCCGAGAACATGGATGACTGCGCGTATGTTGTTGACGGCGAGCTGATTGCCATCCAGTGCGACACGAATGTCCAGAACCCCCTACCCCCTTCCGTACTTGGCAAGTATTTCTATCTGGAAGACGGCCAGTACAAAGCAAAGATTAACATTGCCACCGAGGTTAGTGTTGCTGAAATCCGCGAGGAGCTTTACGAAAAGGGCTTCTATTGTGACGGCATCCATTATGTTCGTTACAAGCGGTCGGCCGGTTCCTCTCGTGTCGGCAAATGTTTGTACATCGACGAACGCCTCTACCCTGCTATGCACAAGTGGGAGATGTGCGGCATTAAAGTGCAACCGGGACAGGCGATTGATCTCGCTGCTCTGGAAAGCTATATCGCGCTGACGGCAAGCTCTATTGTGGACACGCTGGAGGTGCGACCGGAGAATTTTCTGGTAATCGATGATTTTGAGAGCACGTTCACGGATGACGTTATCGCGACCAGAGTGCGTGAGGACGGTCATCTGGTGTCTGGTCCTGAACACGTTGAGATCACGAACAGCATCTGGGACGGCCAGTCTTTGATGGACAAGTCTCTGTTTGGCCCCAAGTACGAACAGTACGGTATGCTGCTGCTCCGAAACCGATTTTTTAAGTCCTGCTGCTTCAACGCAAACATTCAGCAGTTCCTTGCTGACCACGGGATTACGAAAATCGAGCAGCTGAACGGATTCACGTTGGCGAAGTCTATCGAGGACATCAAGCTGATCACTACGCCGTCCAGTATTAAGTATTTGAAGTTTGGCCGGCTGCGCGAGTGGCTGAAACGTACTGACCCTATGTTTGGTGTGGTAAAGCATGAGAAGAAGACGCACTTCTTTGACGGACGTATGGTGTCTACCCATTATCAGTTGCTGAATACTCTGCAGATGTCGCAGGAAGAGGTGGATGAGTTCCTCGAACCGTCCATCGAGTACATGCGACAGCTGAAGAACAATCCGGCGGTTATGCGCTATCATCTGAAACAGCAGTCGGCGGCCAGTGAGATGAAGTCTCCCCTGCTGACCAGAAACGATATTATCTTCCGTCTGTTGGGTATCAACGACAGATTCGCACAGACACAGATGTATGCCGAGTTCCGAGACGGGCTAATTCGTTCGTATCAGAACAACATCCGTCGCGGCCATGTTTTGGTTAACGGTAATTATTCAACTCTGGTCGGCAATCCACTGGAAATGCTGAAGGCGTCTATCGGGCAGTTCGACGGCGAGTCGTCTATCCCGGTCGGTCATGTGATGTCACTGCGGTTTGATGACGGTCAGCGCCTGCTGGGGTCACGCAGTCCGCATGTGTGTCAGGGTAATATCTTGCTGACTGACAATATCCATGTACCGGAAGTCAACCAGTATATGAATCTGACGGAAGAAATTGTGTGCATCAATTCAGTTGGAGAGAATATTCTCCAGCGTTTGAGCGGTTGCGATTACCATAAAGGTCGCCTGCGTTCGCGAGGGCGCAGTAAAAATTCGGTGAACCCAGAAATCTGGGGTGTGTAAGCTAACGGTGGACGCCTTTGCGTATCGCAATGGTAATACCGTGCCAAGCTCGGGCAGCAATGCCCCCGAAGGTGTAACGATCAGGGCATACCGGCCTTATAGGTCGATGAAGTCCATACTGCGGCGGCGAAATTCCGTCGCGGGAAGTGCCGAACAGGTCTCTGACCTGAAGAGATGATCTACTCCCCTACTCAAATATCGGGAAACCGAGGGTATAAAGGTTCGACTCAGACACTATGATGCTCACAGACAACGAGCTGCTCATTCGGGCAGCCGAGAAAAACTACCATCTTTTCAAAGTACCCACCTCTCTGGTGGAATCCAAGAAAACCAAGCGTTCCTACACGAGCGCACAGCAAACCGACCTTGATATCAAAACCAGCGAAAACATGATCGGCGAGATTATCAACCTCTCTCAGGAGCTTAACAGCCTGCTTTGGGATAAGCTCAACAGCGGCGCGGCTTTTGAGGATGTGGCTGAGATTTACTATGATACGTCTATGCTGGACGTCATGTCGGGTATTGAGATTCGAAAGAGTCCTCTCGTACAGTGATGTGCGAGTGAATGGCATTGAATTGCTGGAATACCGTAAAGCCGAATCAGCTACAACGCGGCGGGAAACCGTGAACGTGAATGCGGCGAAAGCAGAAAAAATGGTTCGGATGGCGTATGGTTAAATCCTAAGCGCTTATAATTGGCAATCAGCATCCAAGGCCCCGACAGGGGCAAGGTTCAACGACTAAGCGCCGCGAAGCCGCGGCCTGTGGTGTCCCCTCCCTCCGTGGAGGTGAAGATATAGTCTGTGCTCACGGGAAACCGTGAGGGGCAACTGCCCATCCCGAGTAGCGACCGGGATTAACACAACAGCGACAAAGCAAAAAAAGAATTCGTGGTAAACAACCGAGACGAGTACAAGCGCCTGAAAGCTAAGTATGAACGCCGTGACGACAAGGGTCGCGCGATTAAACCGAACTTCTTCGGGACGCTGGCTCGCCGTAAAGGATACTACGACAGCGAAAAGAAAGCCTACCTGTTTCACAAGACCACGATGGACTACGTTCAGCATACGATTAACCGCTGCCGGTTCTGGCGAGGCTCGTACAAAGCAAACAAACCCTTTAGTTATGTAATCGACCCGGTAATGGTCGGCACGGCTGGGGCGCGTTATGAGCTGGTGCGGAAGTTCATTGACGCCGCTCGTGTGCTGCGTCAGAAAGTTTCAGCTATCTACACGGAACTGAAATCTTCTCTTGAAATTAACGATTCCATCGATGCGTCAGCTAAATCGGCGTTCGCGTGGGAAGAAGTAAAAGCCGCTAAAGCAGAACTTATCGAGTTTGTAGCTAAGTACAAATGCAATCCTGCTACGATGTATGTTATTTTGCGGGATTTGGAAAAGGAAGAAAACAAAGACATCAGCGCGGCGCTCTTCGATGCGCTTTTCGGCACGGCGAATTCTTCGTTCTATGATATGATCGAAAGTAGCCGCGAGCCGATTCAGATTGCAACCGAATGTCTGACCGGCAGCGTTATGCTGTACGGTTACACGTTTGAAGCGTATGAAGCAAAACGCCGAGCTTTCGAGGAGCTTTATCAAGCAGAAAAGGAAGCTCGTAGGAAAGAACGGAACAGGCCACATACCATGCAGGAGATTGCGAAGATACTTCGGGAAAATATGAACAAATAAAAGCGTGCAAAAAAGTGTAAAAATTACAGGAAAAACTGCTTAGTAAAGACGCCCCTGTTCCCGAATTTTCGGGAACAGGGGCGTTATCTTATTCTTTTTCTCCAGGATAGATAAGCGATTTTTCGCACCTCTTCCGTATCATTTTTTAAGGAGACATAACGATTTGATCCGAATTACCAAGGCTGAGAGAGCCACCATCTACAAACTTTATCCAGAGCTTCGTGTTCCGCGTACCGCCACCGGCAAGTATTGGCTGTGCGAGGAAGAAAAGTACCTCCGCGTTATCCCACATAACAAGGACGCCGCTGCACTGCTTGACGTTATCGACCGTCGCCGCGCACGACTGGCTGCCCTTGCCGAGGAGGCTAATGCGTGAAGACTGACTGGCTCAGAAAAGAAGATGAGAGCGAGTACGCCTACATTTACCGTATCGGCAACATCAAAGAGCAGATTGGTTCTTGGCAGGACGTAGCTGACCTGCTGAACTATCAGCTTGGCTATCAGTACACCGAGAGCAAGTACCGCAAGGACTATGCGGCATTCTGCAAACTCTTTGAAGCCAACCGCGATAAGTTGACTGATAACAGTGCTCAGCTTCACGAGATTGAACAGCGCGAGCTTGAGCTCCGCAAGGAGCAGCGCAAGTTCTACGACCAGCGTCAGGCACTGACCCGCGTAGTCAACGCAAAGGCACGCGAAGAAAGCCTGCACGAGTGTATTATCCGCTCAGCTGAGCAGCTCAATATGAGCAAGCCACTGGTTCCGCTGTCTCGAGCGGGAGAAGTCCATCGCCTCGGGACGGAAGCCCTGCTGGTTCTGACCGATTGGCACTATGGCATGGTATGCGACAATCCGTTCAATAGCTATAACCCAGAGGTATGTGCTCAGCGTGTCCGCCGTCTGATTGATGAGACGGTAGAGCGTCTGCTGATGCATCAGGTTACCGACCTGCATATTCATCTGCTGGGCGATTTTGCTCATGGAGCAATTCATCCTACGGTGCGACTGGAATCCGTCGAGAACACCTGTGACCAGCTGATGCGCGTCTCAGAAATTCTCGCCGAGGCAATTCATGAGATTTCTGCGGCTGTAGACCGTGTAGATGTGTTTGCTACTTACGGCAATCATATGCGAACCGTCCAGAACAAGAAAGAAAGCATCCACGCCGATAACATGGAGAAAATCATCCCTTGGTGGCTGGCAACACGACTCAAGGATGACGATACCATCAACGTCTGCCCGATGTGCGAGGAGTTCATCACAGACTTCATCAGCGGCAAGACCGTTGTTTCTACACACGGCGATCTGGACACGGTTCGAGACTTTGGCGTGACGGCGAATATGCTGCTGTCGCGCGACCTTGGCACTCCGGTGGATATTGCCATCATGGGTGACAAGCACCATGCAGAATCGCTTGACCGATTCGGTGTGGACAGCATGATCGCGCCGGCTCTTTGCGGTTCGGACAATCATGCACACGGCAAGCGACTTTATGCTAAGCCGAGCCAGCTCCTGATGACTTTCGAGCAGGACTATGGCCGCGATGCCGTGTATTATCTCAAACTGGAGGAAAATTAAAGCATGGCAAGAGCCAAGAAGAAAGAAGATAAGAACACGCTGTGTTACGCTGCACTGTACTCGAAGCACTCCGAACTGTACGAGATGGCTTATGAAGACAGCAAGAAGGTTGTAAACAGCGTGCTGAACAGCATTAAGCAGCTTCTCAAGGAATGCGAGGTGCTCTCGCTGCCGGACTTCGGCAAGTTTGAAAACCATGAGCGTAAATCTTACCAGATGGTAGACAACTTCCCAGGTTCTGATGGCAAGAAGCGCATTGTACCGACTAAGCACACGGTACGATTCACTGCTTTTCCGAAGCTGAACGAAGCCTCCGACCAGTTCTACGCTACGATGCAGGAGGCGGAAGGTGGTGAGGGTTAATGGCATTGGTGCCTAAGATTCCCACCATCCCTAAAAAAGAAGACAAGCTCACACCCGCAGTAAAGCCGCACCAGATTAAGAGATGCGTCTGCTGCGGGACGGAATATTCCCGCGCGACCGACTTTTACAACGCACCGAACACAATTCTGTATCGCAACAACAGCGGCCGACTTCCTGTCTGTCGCGGCTGTATTGATGCGCTGTTCGACCGCTATCAGGAAATGTTCGACGCAGACACGGCGATTCGGCGTATCTGCATGAAGTTTGATCTATACTACTCCCCCACTCTGGTTGAAGCATCCAAAGAGATGGGAGCGCATAAGAGCCGTATGTCGGCTTATATCGCAAAACTGAACCTCAACGCTTATGACAGCAAGACTTACGATTCGACGATTCGTGAGGAACAGGACTTGGCTTTGCAGACCTATGAAGATACCGAAACCCCTACTCAGCAGACAGATTTCCAAGTAACCAAGGAACTGATGAATGAGTGGGGGCTTAACTTTACCGCCACCGAGTATGAATTCTTGCAGAATGAGTATGAGGACTGGCTGGCGAAGTGTGTCGTTAAAGGCAAATCACAGCAATCTCTGGTTCGCGAGCTCTGTATTATCAAGCTGCAGCAGAACAAGATGCTGTTGGACGGCAAGGTGGACGTATATCAGAAATTGACCGACACCTACCAGAAAACACTCGACCGTGCTGCACTGACGCCTAAAATCGTCGAAGCAAAGGATCGAGAGTCGGAAATCCCGCTTGGAAAGATGATTAAGCGATTCGAGGATCATGACCCGATTCCGGAACCGCTTCCAGAGTGGAAGGATGTAGACGGTATCATCCGTCTCATCAGCATTTACTTCCTCGGCCATTTGTGCCATATGCTTGGCATCAAGAACCGACACGCCAAGATGTACGAGGACGAAATGAACAAATATCGCGTCGATGACCCTGATTTGGAGGATCTCGATGATGAGGACGTCTTTGACGCCATTATGAATCGCGCTATGGAGGGTGTTGACCTTCTGGCAGAAAAGGAAGCCGGAGAAGAGAACGGCGGTGATGCCTGATGGATGCCACCAAAGCTGAAAAAATTGAACGAGGTATGTGCAAGTGGGTTAGTTTCTATCGAGCTAATCCACATCGTTTTGCTCAGGATTATCTCGGCATGAAATGGCTGGCGATGTTCCAGTGCATTCTACTGGACTTAATCTGTCTGAACACCTATGTGATGATTATCGCTTCTCGCGGCATGGGTAAGTCCATGATCGTGGCGGCGGCTATTTGTGTTCGGTGCATTTTGTATCCCGGTCTGGAAGTCACTGTCGCGGCCGGCGTCCGAAGTCAGTCGACGAACCTATTGAACAAGATAGTCGAAAAGTTTATGCCTGACTCACCCAATCTAACGAACGAGATTGAAGATTACAAGGTGACGCCCAGCGAGGCGTACATCAAATTCAAGAATGGCTCCGTGGTCAAAGTTGTAACAGCGCGTGATTCTTCACGTTCTGCGCGTACAAACTGGATGATTGCGGACGAATTCGTGCAGATTCCGAAGGATATTATTGATAAGGTGCTCAGAAAGTTCAAAGCCGGAGAACGCACTCCGGGCTTTTACAGTTTCCCAAAATATAAGAACTATCCAAAGGAACGTAACACGGAGACTTATATCAGCTCGGCATACTTCAAATGGCATTACAGCTGGGCGAAATTTAAGGCTTATTTTAAGTCGATGATCAAGAGCGAGCCGTATATCGTGTGCGGTTTCCCTTATCAGTTGCCTGTTTCTGCAGGATATTATCCGATGGAACAGATTCGAGAAGAGATGCAGGAAGATGATTTCAACGAAATCTCATGGAGCATGGAAATGTGCTCAGAATTCTATGGCGAATCTGAACGTGCATTCTTCTCTTTTACAGACCTGAACTCTGTACGGCGCATCACGCGCCCAATCTATCCGCGGCCTATGTATGCGGCACTTGGCGATCCCAAGCTGAAGTACCCAAGCAAGGAACCGGGGGAAATTCGCCTGCTGAGCTGCGATATCGCAACCTCCGGCGGCGCGAAGAACGACGCAACAGCGATCACCCTGTTGCAGCTCCTGCCTAACAACTCCGGACAGTATATCCGTAATGAGTGTTACATGGAGACCATTGATGGTGGTCATGGTCAAGATCAAGCAATCCGCATCCGTCAGCTTTATGACGATTTGGATGTGGATTATGTCGTAGTTGATACCAATGGTGTAGGCATCTCAATTTTCGACCAGCTTGTTCAAGACCTTTATGACGAGACCCGAGGAGTGGAATACAAAGCGTGGTCGTGCATTAACGATGAGAATATGGCTGCTCGCAGCCGTAATCCGAATGCGCCGCGTGTTGTGTACTCCATTAAAGCGAGTGCTAGTAAGAACTCTGAGATGGCAGTTTCCCTGCGAGACTGCATCAAGCGAGGCAAACTACGCCTGCTCATCAACGAAATTGACGGCGTTGAGCTGCTCGAAAAGAGCAAGGCTTACCGCAAGCTCTCCGTTGAGGAACAGGTTGCATACCAGCACCCGTACTACCAGACTACCGCCTTTGTAAACGAGACGATCAACCTCGAATACGAGATGGCCGGTCAGAACATCAGGGTGTACGAAGTATCCGGAATGCGTAAAGACCGTTACTCGAGTCTGGCTTACGCCAATTACATCGCATCCGAACTGGAGCGCGACCTGCGCCGACGGTCAACGGATGAATTCAAATACGCGCCACGGTGCGTTTCGACCGTGGAATTTTAATTTGGAGGTGACATCATGGCTGAGAATCCAAAGCCGCTGATTGATGAGGCGGAAGATGGTGCAACTATCGTCACCTCATTTGCCGACCGCGAGACTGCGGAACGATACAAGCACGCTGTTGCGACATATGACCCGCAAAACCGCATGTACAGCGCATATCTCAACGATGGCGCTTCAGCAAGCACGCTGACGACCAGCACGATTTCCTCTCTGGGCGAAGGAGCGCAATCCAACCTGTCCAGTGTCCAGAGCATCAATGCTATTATCCGCAAGTACATCAACATTGATGACATTGTTGGCATGGTCGTACAGTCCATCCAGAACAACATCAACACGGATATACGGCTGTCGTACCGCAACTTCAACGGTGCCCGCAACAAGACCAAAACGTTGGAGAAGGCACAGGCTATCCTGAATGATTTCAACTCTCAGGTGCGAGTCGAGCAGTTTATCCGAGAAGCGATCATCACGGCATATATTGAGGGCAACTTCGCGGCTGTGCTTCGCAACAATACGGAGAACTGGCAGATTGATTGGCTCCCGCTGGATATTATCGAGAACTCCGGCTATGAGAGCAATGGCAATCCGGTTCTTCTGGTGGGTATCGAAAACCTGAAGTCTGCACTGCAGAAGACCATGCTCAAGAACAAGCAGCGCAAGCCTCTGTTCTTCAACGACACGCAGGAAGAGGTTGAAGCAACCTTCCCGAAAGAGGTCGGTGAAGCGATGAAGGCTAAGGAGACCTATGCTATTCTTGACAACAACTATACTTACATGGTTCGCGTCAACAATTTTGGCAAGAAATATGGTGTCTCCCCTATCTTCCGCGCAATGTCTTCTGTTTTGATGTTGGAGACTTACCGCAACGCAGATGAGACCACGGCGAAAAGCAAGGCTAAGAAAATCATCCATCAGGTGATGAATGAGAAATGTCTTGGTCCCAGTGCTGACCGCCGTTGCTTTGAAGAACAGGCATACAACCATGACAACCTGATGCAAGCGTGGAAAGCCAGTACGGTTGTTGTTACCACTGGCCCATCCGTTAAGGAAATCAAGTATGTTGAGCCAGAGGTAAACGAAACCTCTGCAGAAACGGTGAACTTGTACCGCAACAAGGTTCTTTCGTCTCTGGGCGTCGCCTTTCTGGCAGCAGACAAGTCCCAGACGGCTTCCACTGCCAACATCAACCTGTCTCAGCTGCTCAAGTGTATCAACTCTATCTCTGAGCAGGTAGAGCGTATGCTGGAGCATTTCTATCGTCAGGTTCTGTCGCTCAACGGTATTGGTACCGAGTATATCCCGAGTGTAAAGATTATCGACTCTGAACTGCTCGATATGGATATGCGTATGGAGCTTAGTAAGCTGTTGTACAGCACGTTTGCTGTCAGCCGTGAAACCGCCCTCGGCATGGTCGGCATCGACCTTGAGGATGAACGGGTTAAGCGCGAAAAGGAAGAGGCTGACGGCCTCAGCGATATCTTCCTGCCGTATGCTACCTCGTATAATTCTGATGGCAACGCTGACGGAGAGAGCGAACCCGGCCGACCGGCTGATTCAAACGATCCGGATAAGCAGGGCTACGATCAGACCTACAACGATACGAGGAACTGATTATGGCAAAGTTGAAACTGGTTTGCCCGCATTGCAAGCGGGACTACTTTCTATTATGCAAATCAGGCATCTGCAAACCCGCGGATGCCTTTTTTGAAGAAGAAAACGCTGAACTGATCGCACAAAAGCTGAAAGAGCGCGGCCTGGAGTTTGGCGTGACGAAGGAGGTGAACGAGACCGATGAATAAAGAAAAGACATTTCTGACCAGTAGCACGATTGAACTGAGCGAGGACGAGGAGAATTCTCAGTGTCTTACTCTTGTGAACCGTATCTGTTACTACGATGAACCTAATCTGAATTCGGTTCTGCTTCCCTCTGACACTGCCGAAGAGTGTGCGAAGTCACTGATTGATATGCCGGTATATGCAAAATGCCGGACGAATGCAGATGGCGAGCCAACCTTTGGCAGCCACGAAGTTGCACTTGACGCAGATGGAGAGCTCTTCTTTGATACCGTGCCGATTGGCGTACACACCTCTGTTGAAATCAAGAACGATACGGTGGATGTAAACGGCAAATTAGAGACACTTCCCTGCCTTTTTGCAACTCAAAAGATATGGAAGCGCAATAAAAACGCTATTTCAGCAATACGTCGTCTGTTCGCGGAGGGCGAACTTCACAATTCATGGGAGATTGCCAGCTATGAATACAGCTTCGCGAACGGTGTAAAGACCATCAGCGGTTACGAATTTGAAGGCAATACATTTCTGGGGTACGAATTTGCCGACCCTGCTTATGGCAAGGACGCAAAGGTACTTTCACTGTCTCAGACCGCAGAGCTTATGGTCGCTGAAGCGCTTAGTCGCGACCTTATCGACCAAAATTCGAATAAGGAGGATAACAAATTGAAGAAGAAGAATACTTCTGCGTCAGCTGACCCGCGGGCTGTTGACCCGCAGGTTGCAGAACCGCAGACCGACCCAGTTGCGGAACCCGTAACCGAGCCTGCCCAGGTAGCTGAACCCGCTCAGGCAACTGAACCGCAGGCCGAGCCGCAGGTTGACCCTGCTTCGGCAGACCCTGAACCGACCTCTGAGCCGACGGCAGAACCCGCACAGGCTACTTCTGAACCGGAGCCGGTCGTATCTTCACTTACCCCGTGGGATATTCAGGACAGGATTTATAAAGCACTCAGAGACGAGATCAACGGCTGGTTCTATGTGAGCTTCCTGTTCCCAGAGGAGCATAAAGCCCTGCTGAAGCTGGAAGGTTCAGACGAACTGTCCTACAAGCAGGTAACGTACTCCATTTCCGACGAGGAAGTAACGATTTCTGATCTGGTTGATGTCAAGCTGACCATTTCTGTCGCGCAGATGAACGAGAAGTTTGGCGAAATGGCCGAGACTATTGCATCTCTGAACGAGCAGGTTAACACGCTCAAATCTGAGGTTGAGACCCTGACTCCGTTCCGGGAAGCTGCCGAGAAGGCGGCTCATGATGAGAGAGAAGCTCAGCTCCGCGCATATGCAGAGAACTCTCAGCAGTTCACCGAAGAGGAACTGCTGAGCGAGAAAATGAGCAAGATTTTCAGCGAACTGGATGAGTCCGCGCTGAAGATTATGGTTGCTGACCGTGTCGTAGCGGCGCAGGCTCAGCAGTCGCAGACTCCTGTTGTTGCACAGCATCAGCAGCTGTCCAATACTGCAAATCTGACGGTCAATGAGCCGTCCATTGACGCAGCATCCGTTATGCGTGCGTTTCTTAAACACTAAATCAAGAAAGAAAGGAAGTTATTCACATGATCCGTGAACTTGAAACCGTACAGGGCAAGCCGGTAGAGCTGCTCCTGACCTCCGCCGCTGTAAAGAAGGGCGCTCCGGTTGACGTAGACTCCGAGGACAAGACCGTAAAGGCAACTGCTGACGGCCTCGGCACCAAGCTGGTTGACATCAATCCGACCTACGAGGGCATCAATTCCATTGTTGAGCCGACTGATGCTGACTTTGAGGAGGCTAAGGCTGGCGTTCGTGTACGCGTTATCCAGACTCTGCCGGGCGAGATGTACGCTACCTCCGAGCTGGACACCGCTACCCTGAAGGATGGCGAGCCGCTGAAGGCATCCAACGGTAAGTATGTAAAGGCTGAGTCCGGCGCTTCTGCTTGGGAGTATCGCGGCATTTACTCTGACCCGACTGGCATCAAGATGGGCATCATCGTCCGCACCGAGATTACCACTGTAGCGTAATCTACGGACACAAAGAACGACTTAGGAGCCATGTTACGGCTCATTTCCTATAATTTGAAGAAAGGAAGATACAACAATGAACACTGAAATCAGTGCAATTATGGACCAGTCTGGCCGCATGGTCGAGTGGGCTAATGCAATCAAGTATTCCCCGGCGGAGCTGACATCCGAGGACAAGGAGATCTCCGCTGTTACCGACGCGTGGGTACGCGAGCTGGGCAAGACCGGCTTTGACAAGGATCACGAGCTGTCTGCTCTGATCACCAAGACCTTCACTCCGGAGACCGTTTCCGCTCCGTCTGAGCTGATTGATATGCTGTTCGACACCGACTCCATCGGTGAGTTCGATGATTATCGCACGACCGTCGATCCGAAGAATACCATTCAGGTGTATGACGCAACCACTGGCGGCAACGTACCGCGTTCCTTCATCGACCACAAGGCTCTGAAGCCGAAATTCTGCAATCTGCAGGCTGAAACATCTCTGACCCTTGAGCAGATCCGCCGCGGCGGCTACAAGACCGTTGCAAACCTCATCACCTACATCAACGAGGCTTTCGAGCTGGAGCGCGTTGCTCGTATTCTGGATATCGTTGACAAGGCTCTGGCTGATGGCGACAACGTATTCAACGAGGCTGAGGCTGTTCCGTCTGATGCAGTTTGCCGTAAGCTGGCAACCTATCTGATGGACGTTGCTGAGAATGGCGAGACCCCGGCAATTTTCGGCCAGAACAAGTACATCGTTGGTATGACCACCCTGCCGTCTGCTACTACCGGTCTGTCTGAGGACGTCAAGAACCAGTACAACAAGCTCGGCAAGTTTGACCTGTACGCTGGCTGCCGTCTGTTCGGCCTGTCTGGTGTTAAGAAGCTGGCTAACGGCAACTTCATCATTCCTGACAAGCGCCTGTTTGCAGCTGCTGGCAAGATCGGCAAGGTCATCACCCGCGGCGAGACCCGCACATATCAGGAGACTGATATCAACAACGAGCAGATCCACATCAAGGTTACTGGCTACTCGTTCGGTTCCGTCATCACTGACATTTCCAAGGCTGCAAAGGTCGTTTACGCTAAGTAATCGGCTGTTGCTCCGGGCGGGCAAACGCCCGCCCAAAAAATAAATTTTCAAGGAGATTCAAGTTTTGAATTATAAAGCAGATACCCCGGTAAAGGTATTTAATCACAGTATCAGTTCTATCAATCTGCCCGGTCAGTTCCGCGAGTATTTTCTCGACAGCTCTCGCGGCGTGCCGACCGTTCTGACCATGCCGTTCTCGGATGTGGAGTACATTAACTCTCGTACTCCGGTATTCCGTAACGGTCGTGTACAGTTCGCTGAGAATGAGCGCGACGATATCTATCATGCGCTGTATCTCGACAACTGGAAGGACACGGTTCTGTTCGATGAAGAGATCGAGCGCATTATCCGCGATGGCGATATGGATGCAGCACAGAAGTTCATCGATATCACCGATGTTGCTGAAATTCATCGTGTTCGTAGCCACATGGTCGCGCTGTCGAATGACCCAAATGTTGATGTATCCAATCGCATGATTGATGTCATTGACAAGCGATACGACGAGATCAATCATGGCATTCGCCGTTCTGGGATCAATCTCGGCAAGGCAAAGCAGCGTGCCCAGCAGGACGAAGACCCGCGTATCTCGGTAATGATGGAACAGATGGCTGCACTTCAGGCGCAGCTGGCGGCTATGCAGACTGCATCGCAGACTGCGACTGCGCCCGCGCCGAAGAAGCAGACCACTCGCAAGAAGACTGCTCCGGCTGCAAAGACCGACGCTGAGTAAACACGAGGAGGTGTACGCCCAATGTCCACTCCTTGTGAATCTGTCTACGATGTTTTCTTCGACTTGATTGAAGAAGATCGTGACTTTTTCAACTACTATGAAGCGACTGACGAAGAGAGTTACATGCTTGCCCTTCAGCGAGCAAAAGCTCTGCTCCGCGACGCTGCAATCAGAATGCAGATGGAATGCGATACTGAAATCGACTTCACTGACATCTATACGGAAGGCGAAGGGCGCAAACAAAAGGAGTTTTTCACTGCTGACTTAACTCCCTTCGAAATCGACCTTCTCGCCAACCTGATGTATGAGGGCTATCTGAAGCGAGATGTTTCCAAGCTCCGTGCATTCCAGCACCAATATACGCCGAGCGACCTTCAGGTATTCTCCCCTGCTAATGATCGAAAGACCTTTATGGCTATGTACAATACGGTCGTAGAGGAGAACAAGGTTAAGCTCGACCGTTATGCTCGCAGAGACCGAACGACCGGTAAGCAGCGCAGTATTGACTATACCTCCTACGAAACGGAGGAAAGTTGATGAACGCGCTGGAAAAAAACCGTTGGATTTGTTTCGGCAAAGAAGCCACTTACGCCAAAGACTCGCGTATTGCTGCTCTTCAAAAGGACTTTGCAAATCACTTCAAAGATTCGATTGATTATCAGCCGGAAGCGAAGGTCAATGGAAAACAACAAGAACTAATTGTGGCAAAAAACAAGAGCGTTACCAACACCCGTCGTATTTACGCCTATCCGGGCGAAACCTTTTATGCGGGTGATGTGGTAGATGCACTTAATGCCAAGTGGCTGATCACAGAAGTTGATCAGAACAAAGAAGTATACACCAAGGGCATTATGCAGCTCTGTAACCGCGAGCTTATCTGGCAGAATCGCCATACCGGCGAGATTCTTCGCCGTTGGGTTACGGCCGAAAAGCCGTATTACTCCAATCTGGATGAGGCAAAGCCACTCACAGTTTCCAGTCGTGAGTACAAGATTCAGGTTACGTTCGACGAAGAGACCTCTCTTATCGACGTAGACAAGCGATTCATGCTCGAAATCATCGGTGAAAGTCCGAAAACGTACAAGGTTACTGCTGTCGATACCATTACCGCGCGTTCTTACCAGAGCGGCGAGATTCGCGGATTCTTGGTGCTCAACGTAACACAAGACCTTTACAACCCCAAGACCGACCGTAAGGACTTGCTCCTTTGCGACTATGTTGAACCGGCGCAAATGCCAGACCCAACACCATCCCCTGCCGATGACGGAAAAATTACGTTCACCTATAATGGCAACGCAACGATTCGTCAAGGCGGTTCAGCTAAGAAGTTCACCGCACATCTGTATGACAGCGCGGATAATGAGATTCTTGATGCTGAGTTTGAGTGGAGTATTGCTGTGGATGGCGTACTGATGGATAAATTCACATTGACACCGAGCGGCGCTTTTGCTCGTCTGGCGGCTATGGATTTTGTCGAATTGCAAGGCGTAGTGGTTCAGCTTATCGCTAAGCATGGCGAGATTGAAGGAAGTCTGGATGTGGAGGTGGTTTCGTGAGAGACGGAGACAAGCAGTCCGAAGTGACGAAGCTCAAGCGAGAGATTATCAAGCTGCTGTATTCCAATCCTGAAATCATTGAAATTCTGGACAACGAGCAGGTTGACCCTGACTGCCCAGATACCGCTGAATGGGTTTGTATTTTCCCATATGTAAAGCTGGCTAATATTCAGGAGGAGGTTGGCACTTTCATCGGTGTGACCATTGACTCCAATGGCCCGCTGGAGAACGACCGATTCAAGCAACTGCTTGTAACAGTGACGGCCTTTTGCCCGATTACCAATATGCAGGTTAAAGGACAGAAAGGTACGCGCACTGATATTCTCGCCGGAGATATTTCAGAAACGCTCAACTGGAACCGCAGCCTCGGCATGTTCCGTTTGAAACTCGTAAATGAGCAGGAAGGCGTTATGTCTGCTCAGCAATACTATTTCAGAACATTGCAGTTTACCGCAATTCGCGGCAATGACCTGAAGAATGGGCAGGCCAATATTCATTGAATGACCTGAAAATGTACCGAGGCGACCCTTTGGTCATCAATGACTTAATCCAAGTGCGGCAGCCGACACTCGGAGAGATTGCAGATTTTGGCGAAGAGCGTTATTTTCAGATGCTTTCCGCTATCTGTGGTTCGCCGAGCGACTTTATGGTGGCACTTGATGACATGGGTATCCGATACGAGGAGATCACGGACTTTCAACTGTTCTTGATGCTCACTCGCAACTTAACACCAGATGATACCCGTATTTTACTCGGCGATTTAGACTTGTCTGCTTATGAGCCGCAGCTCAACCCACAGGACGGTCAGCTTCGCTTATACAATCCTAAAACACAATCCGTCGTTGACAACGCGATCTATCAACAGATCACGTCATTCATTCGTCAGATGCACTCCATGACGAAGAAGATCGTCAAGACGGTAACCGAGCATGACAGAGAATATATGCTGGCCAAGGAGAGACGCGCTGCAAAGTACGCTCGCCGCCACCCGCACTTTGAATCTGTCCTGTTCCCTTTGATTTCCGCACTTTGCAACCATGAGGGGTTCAAATACAACCCCGATACGGTTTGGGATGTGCGGATTTTTGTGTTTTATGACAGCTTAAAGCGGACACAGAAAATCACCGAAGCAAGGCAACTGACGGCCGGATTATATGCCGGCACGTTGGATAAAAAGAGCATCAGCGATGACGCTCTGAACTGGTTAGGGAACCTGAGTTGAGGTTTCCTTTACTAACTTACACTAAAGAAAGGAAGAGACACACTATGAATATGGAGAATTTCCTTCTGGAGTCCTTCGATCTGGCGTCTATCTACGACATCACCACCGGTGAGCTGTACGCACTGTGCGACCAGATTAAGGATGGTTCTCTGGAGAACACCGTTGATTCCAGCGATGTTACCGGTAAGATGGGCATGCTGCTCGCTTCCCTCGACCGTAACAAGGCTGCAACGATCACTTGGAACAACGCATTCCTCGTAGCTGGTCTGCTGGCTGCTCAGGCTGGTACCGACATTGAAGAGGCATCTGAGGACAACAAGATTCAGGTTCCGAACTTCGAGCGCGTTGAGCTGGACACCGACACCACTGCTAAGCTGTCCTACGTTCCGGTAGGCGTTGAGGGTGCTGAGGTTAAGCGCATCTGGTTGGTTGCAAGCGATGGCACGCAGGGTGCTGAGTACACTGTTGTTGCTGACACCCCGGTTAAGGGCAAGTCCTTCACTGTTAATGCTGCAGAAAAGACCATCACCTTCGCAGCTGATGACCTGAAGAAGGGTTCCGAGATCTACGTTGCTTACGACCACGAGATCACCGAGGGCCGCAAGATTTCCAACATCGCAGACAACTTCTCTAAGAATGCACGCATTCTGGTTGACTGCACCGTTGCTGAGAAGTGCGACGAGAACATCAAGCACCATGCAATCCTCGAGATTCCGAAGGCTAAGATCGACGGCAACTACACTCTGGATATCGGTGACGAGCCGGCTGTTCATGCGTTCAGCGCTAAGACTCTGACCGACGTATGCGCCAAGGACAAGACCCTCTGGAACATCTATCTGGTAGCCTAAGTTATCTGATTCATCGGGAGGCTTTCGAGCCTCCCTTTTATATAGAGGTGTGGCCAAGCGGTAAGGCAGCGGAATTTGACTCCGCCAAGAGAGGTAACGCTCTCGCTCGTTGGTTCGAATCCAACCATCTCTGCCACATGCGAGTGTAGGCTAATTGGGAAACTGGGAATCTCCAAAATTCTCCGATCTTCGTTCGACTCGAAGCACTCGTGCCAATTTTGAATAAGAAAGGAAACTATTATGGCTGAATATCTGAACGCAGTCTGCAAAGTCTGCGGTAAAAAGTATCACCATTGCGAGAAGTGTGAACAGATCGGCAGCTGGCGTGCTGTAGCATGCTCGCCTGAATGCTGGAATATCTGGGTAGACACTGTTCGCGCACGCAAAGCCGCTGAAGCTGCGGCAAAGGAACCGGTCGTAGAAACTCCCGTTATCGCGGAGACTCCGACCATCGCCTATGAGGATTCGCGTCCTGCTGAGGATGTATATGACGCGGATGTAAGTGTATCAACCGAGGAATGACCGTTTTTGTCCTCGGTTTCTTTACATTTTGCAAATAAAACGAAAATTTTTTGAATGGAGGCGAACGCGAATGGCTTTAACCGATTATAAACCGTTTCAGACGGTAAAGGTCAACAGCTACACACAGCTTGACATCGTGCCGCACAGCTCGATTGAGGCTGTGGCTTTTGAAAAATGCGCTGACCCGAAAGAGACACTCGGCAGTTACTATTCCAGCAAGGAAAAGAAGCCGCAGATCATGATTAACGGCGGTCTCTTTAATATGTCCACCGGGCACAACGTTATGTCCTTTGTCTGCGACGGAAAGGAACAGAACTACCAGAACGGCTTTACAGGTATGGGTGTGCTTGGCAGCGACCCGGCGAAGTTGGTATACGGAACTGACAAGGCGCGGAAGTGGAAATATTTCATGACCGCATACCCTATGCTCGTTATTAACGGCAAGGCAAACACCGTTTACGGCAATGCTTCTAACCTCAACTACTTAACCTTGCGCTCGGCGGTGGGGGTTCGTGAGGATGGAACGCTTCTTATCCTGACGGTAGACAAACCGGGCATGAAGTTTGCTGAGATGGCGAAAATCTTCGTTGAATACGATGCTCAGTATGCGATGAACCTCGATGGCGGAGGTTCTGTCCGCAAGATGCACGAGAACAAGGTTGTGAATGTGCCGATTGAAAACCGACCGGTGGACAACGTGTTCTGTGTATATCTGAAGGAAGACCCGCTCGCGAAGTTGGCCGACCATAACGAGATTGCAAGCTGGGCACGGCCCTATGTTGAGAAGATGGTTGCATCTGGCATTATGCAGGGAGACGCGAACGGGAAGTTCCGACCAAAGGCTGCTGTAACCCGAGAGGAACTCGCAGCGGTCATTGCGCGTGTATTGGATAAGGTTGAGTGAATCCAATGCGCGTATTAAGTTTTGACCAATCAACCTTGATAACCGGCTGGGCTGTTTTTGATGACGGTAAATATGTCCGTCACGGAATGATCGACTTGCACAGCCAGAAAGACGGCAGTATACGCTTTACGGAGATGTGTCTTGCCATCCGTGATGTCATCACAAAATACAAGCCCGACCAAGTGGTTGTCGAGGATGTTATGTACATGAAGTCGGCGCAGGCGCTTATTGTTCTTGCCCGACTGCAGGGTGTCATTCTGGGATACTGTCACATTTTTCAGGTTCCCGTAACGATTTACCTGCCTACCCAGTGGCGAAAGGTGCTCGGCTTTAAGCAAGGGCGCGTCACTCGCGAAAATCTGAAACAACAGGCTATCGACCTGATTCGCGAAACCTATAACTTGTCCGTGGAAACGGACGAAGCTGACGCGCTTTGCATCGCGTTGGCGTATCTTAAAAATTTGGAGGAACAAAAGAAAAATGTCCAAGAAGACTGATATTATGGCGGCTCTGACTCCGTATGTAGAGTCTGTAACCAAGGATCTCACTATCGGCGAGACCATTATTCCAATCAAGATTAAGCCGCTGATTACCCCGAAGATGCGTGCGACTATTGTAAACGAGGTCGGTCAGCATATTGATGACGGTGACGGCCGCAATTTTGGTCTGGTTGACTGGGCTTTCCGCTCCGCTGTCGTGAAGATTTGCACTGACCTGCATATCTCACTGGATGGTGGCTTTGAAGCTGCTCTGTTGTATAAGACCGATATCTATGCTCTGATCGCAGAGGTTATCGGCGAGGATAAACTGGCTGAGCTGGAAGAGGTTTGTTACAAGCAGATTAACGCCGCGATTGATACCGAGTTGGTACTGATGCAGGCAATGACCCAGTCCAACCCGTTTGACCGCATCGCAGACGCGGCGACCGACCTGATGAGTGGTCTGAAGAATGTGATTACCGGCATTGATGTTGATACTGCGAAGGCGCTGCTGTCCGGCGCGCTGGATGATTCTGCAGCAGACAACCTCGTCTACGGCCTTTTCGGAAAGGAGGGTGAAGATGGGACGCCAGACACAGATGAACAAGCTGACCTCTCCGGAGCTGACGAAGCAGATAAATCCGGAGAACATTCAGTTGATGAATGATTTTCTGGAGTATCTTCGTTCTCTGAAACGCAGCGAAGGCACGATTAAAGGATACAAGAGCGACCTGCTTATCGTATTCACTTATGTGCTCCAGCACTGCGGGAATAAGTCGTTTATTGATTTGAAAAAGCGAGAGATTGTATCTCTCCAGAACTGGCTGATCAATGAAAACGGCAACTCCCCCGCCCGTGTGCGCCGTGTAAAGGCGGCGCTTTCTTCTCTCTCGAACTACATCGAGAACATTCTTGATGATGAATATGAGGACTTCCGTCCGATCATCCGCAAGATTGAGAACCCGCAGAATACGCCCGTCCGTGAGAAGAGCGTCTTCTCCACCGAGGAGATGGAGGTAATTCTGCAGAAGCTGACTGAGGCGGGTAAGTTTCAGATTGCCTGTGCTCTCGCTCTGGCGGTCTACAGCGGTCGCCGAAAGGCAGAACTTACTCGATTCAAAGTGGACTGGTTTAAGCCTGAAAACGTGGTTTTTGACTATTTTTACTGCACTCCTGAGAAGGTTTTGACCAAGGGTGCTAAGATGATCGACTGCTACGTTATAAAATCAGGATTTGACCCGTACCTGAAACGCTGGTTACAGCAGCGTAAAGACCTCAGCATTAACAGCGAGTGGCTGTTCGTGACCAAAACAGATAAAGGTTACGAGCAGGCTTCGGCCGAAACTTTGAACAGCTGGGCACAGACGATTGACCGATTTACCGTTAAGCCGTTCTACTGGCACTCGATGCGGCACCTTTTCGTGTCCAATCTGGTACGCGACGGTATGTCCGAGAGCGACATTACCGATGTGGTCGGCTGGGCAAACAGCGCGATGGTACAGGTTTATAACGATGTGCCGGCCAGTGAACGACTGAGCAAGTTCTTTGAGAACAAACGCGCCGCGGAGGCAGAAGAAGCCGAAAAGTGATTGGAGGCTGACTTATGAAAACCTTTAAGAGTCTTGCAGCTCTGGAAGCTGCTGCCAAGAGATCGGCACAAGTAACCTTACGCAATCAGGTTGCAACGCTAGTTGAGCATAAAATTCGAGAAAAAGCACAGGAAGTTGTTTACGGCAGTTACTCACCTGTTATGTATCCTCGTCGAAATACGCTTGGCACTACGTTTGCACTCATCCCAAGTGGGTACAATCTTCGCATTTATGATATCAGCTCTGCAAACACACCGCAGAGGAGCGGCAGCCCTCCGGGCCCCGGATATTTCGCCCAGATGATTAACGACACTGGTGCGCCAAACGTATTCAACAATGCCGATTATCCGTGGATGCATCCGCGTAAGTTCTATGATGCTGCGGTTGCAGACCTTAACGGTTCCAGCGAGCTTATTTCTGTGGTTCGCGCCGGCTTTTTAGCCAACATCTGAGGGATTTCCTCATACTAATGAGCATTCGCTCAAATTTTCTAAAATTTAAGGAGAAACCAAATGGAACTTTTTCTGGAGAATATTGCAAAAGACGCAATGGACCCGACCACCTATCAGTATTTTAAGGGTTTGCAGGATCGCCGCATCGTATTCAACGATGAGGTTGACGACCGCATTGTCGAGAGTGTTATGCTCCCCCTGCTGGAGATGGACAACGACGGCAGTGGCAAGCCAATTACGATTGTGCTGAACACCTGTGGCGGCTCGCTGTTTGACGGCATGCCTCTTTGTGATATTATTGACAATCTCAAGACTCCGACAACCATTTTGGTGACCGGCCACGCCTATTCGATGGGCGGCTATTTTCTGATGGCCGGATACAGCAACCCGAACGTAACCAAGAAGTGCTTCAAGCACTCCACTGCCCTGCTGCACGGTGGCTCCAGCTATATGGAAGGCACGAGCTCGTCGGTGAAGGATACGTTTAAGTTTACGGAACGCTTTGAACAGCGTCTTCGCGACTACACACTCTCTCATTCCAAGATCACGGAGGATGAATACGAACGCATGGAACGCTACGAGTGGTACATGGACTCGGATGATATGCTCAAGTATGGTCTTGTGGATGAGGTGCTGTAATGAAGAAATTCTATGACACTTGTGCTCTGCTGAACGCCGGTGAACGTGCGTTCGCGGAGCCTTTTTGTGTTTCGCTTATCACTTTGCGCGAGCTTGAGAACATCAAGACAAGCCGCAACAAAGACGCCGAAATTAAGCATAAGGCCCGTAAAGTAACGCGACTGCTTGCAAATCACCCAGAAATGTATGAGGTCTCTGGTTACGCGATGCGCCTTAACAGCGAACTTGATGCAGACAGTATGATTTGCTTATCTGCCGTTCAAATTGCAGAAGATGAACCGATTGTGTTTGTGACGGACGATTTGTCTTGCAGATGTATCGCACGAGATATTTATCATCTGGATGTTGTTTCTTCTGATGCAGATGAAGATATCTATAAAGGTTATATCGAGTTTAAGGGAACACCTGACGAAATCAATGATTATATGGCGGCTCTGGACACCTCTGCGTTGTTCCCTAATCAGTACATTCTGCTGACGGATACGGAAACCGGCAAGACAAGCGAAATGCGATTCGACGGCGAGAAGTTTGTTGATCTACGCTTGCCGCATTCCGGTTATCTAAAGGGAAAGAACTCGCTTCAGCGTTGTGCTCTCGACCTGCTGATGAACCGTGATATTGACATTGTGGCAATTCTCGGCACCTACGGTAGTGGCAAGTCTTTTCTGACCACCCAGATGGGGCTGTATCATGTGCTGGAAAAGGGCAACCAGAGTAAGCTGTTGGGAATCCGTGAGCCTGCCGGTGAAGGTGCTTCGGTCGGCTATTTGAAGGGCACGCTTGAGGACAAGACGCGCAACTTCTTTCTGCCGATTGAACAGCAGCTAAAGGGCGGCGAGTTTGAGCTTGAAGCTCTTCGTCAGCGTGGCCAGCTTGATACGAACATCCCCTATTATATGAAGGGCACGACCTACAACGACACGATTATGCTTGTGGACGAGGCGGAAGACTTGTCTGAAGCACAGATTCGACTTGTAGGAACTCGTCTCGGCCAGAACAGCCGTATTTTCTTGAGCGGCGATTATGGTCAGTCACTGGTGGACAGAACTGCGAACAATCCACTGGTAAAGATGTGTAATGAACTGCGCGGCGAGAAGTCCTTTGGGTGCATTTACCTTGATGAGGATGTAAGAAGCAGCGCAAGTAAACTGTTCGCGGAATTATTTAAGTAATTTAACAGCCGCGCCTTTCCGCGGCTTTTTTGCTATAAGGAAGGTGAATTTATGGCTGATTTAGGCGTTACTGTCGAACTTATCCCCAAGTGCGATCAGTTGGAAACTGCGCTTAAAAATTACAAAGACTTCCCTATCAATGTCAACTCTGCTGAGTTGACGCAGAACATCAAGAATGCGATTGACGCGGCTACAAAAACGCCGATTACGATCAAGGTTGATACTGCAAATATCACTGCTCAGATTAAAAAGGCTATATCGGCGGCCGGAACTGGAACAAACAGCTCCGGCAAAGCTAAGTCTTCTGCGGCTTCAACTCGCTCTTCTACCACGAAGAGCAGCTCGTCTAAAAGCTCTACATCGGGTAAAACAGATGCAGAAAAGGCTGTGGAACGGCAGTTGCGCACAATGGAGCGTCAGGCGACCGGCTTGAGACAGACGATGTCGTATCTGAAGAACATGGCGAGTCCTATCGACTCAAAGGCAATCTCGGCGGCTGAAACTGCGATGAAGAAGTTTGAGTCAACGACCAAGGGAACTGTAGAAAGCGTTAACGCGCTGAAAGAGGCACAGCAAGCGACCAATATTGCGTTCTCTCGCAACAATTTGAAGGCTGCAGAAAAGGCCGAGCGATCTATGTTGGATGTTCAGCAGATTCGCTCTAAGTTTGGAAAGCTCAAGCAGGGCAACCTTTTTGGTGAGGAGAATGTAGCAAGCCTTGATAAGATGCTCAAACAGTACAAGAGCATGGCGGATTTTACGCCAGAGAAGTATGCGCTTGAGAAAAGCATCAAGAAGATGTGGACTACAGTGTCCAGACAGAACTCTCAGTCGGTTACTGATAATGTTTTGGCATCCGGCCAGAAATATATAACGCAGCTTCAGGCTCTAAAAGATAAAGGGACGCTACAGAATTATGACTGGACGGCATTCGAGAATGCAAAATCTGTTTTCCAGAATGCGGCGGCCGGTACTTATGAGCTGGAGCAGGGCCTGAATGGACTCCGTTCCGCGTGGGCTGATGCGAGCGCACAGGCGGATTTGTTTAATGCTAAGCAAACTGCGACCGTTCGTTCTCAGAGATCGCAGGAACATTTGGCGAACATTTATCGGCAGGCCAGCGAAACACTTAAAAATAACCCAAAAGCGGCGGGTTCTTATTTTCAAGGCGAACTGCAGAACATTATGAGCCGTGCGAGAAACCCGGGCGAAGGTGACAGCGTTGAGGGACTTCAAAGAGACCTCGCGGCAGTTCGCTCCAGTATGGAAGAACTCGGGTTTACGTCTGAAACTGTCGGGCAGAAGCTGACTCGTCTGTTCAAGGATCACTTTAACACGGCTATTGCGATGGCAGGACTGCACTTATTGCAGAACGGCTTACAGCAGACGCTCCAGAATGTTATCGACGTTGACACGGCGATGACCGACCTGAAAAAGGTTTCGGAAGGCTCAAGTCAGGATTACGCTAATTATCTTGACAGCGCTGGTGAACGCGCGAAGAGCCTCGGCGCTTCGATTACGGATGTAATTGGAGCAACATCTGAGTTTAGCCGACTCGGATTTAATTTGGAGGATGCCTCCAATCTTGGCGACTGGGCGACCAAATATATGAACGTGTCGGAATACACGAACATTGAGGACGCGGCACAGTCGCTTGTTTCTACTCTGCAGGGCTTCCATCTTGCTGCTGATGATGTTGGAAGCGTCGTAGACCGTTTCAATGAGGTTTTGACCGGCCTCCCTGCACAGCGATGTGCAGCGTAAAAGATGGCTATATCGGTGAACACCCAGAGATGGGCAATACCGAGGAAAGACTTGTGTTTGACCACAAGAATCCGTACAGACTAACCGATTTTGCACGGTAACGTGCAGAGTCATGCCATCCCCTCCTTTTTTGGAGGTGAAGATATAGTCGGGTCTGCAAATATAATCGAATAATGAAATTGCAGAAACAGGCAGAAATGACCTGTTCTTTTCGTTTTTAAGGAAAAAAGTAACAAACAGCGGAAACAACTACGCGATAAGTTTAATCATTGGACTTCGTTCACAGAAATGTGTTCGCAAAATCACCTATTGAATTGCTGGGACGTCCTAAAGCTCTCATGCTACAACGCAGTGCCGAACAGGCGCAAACGTGAATGCGGCGAAAGCAGAAAAAAAATGAGAGATGGCGCAAGGTTAAACCCTAAACGCCGTGACAATGGATAATCAGCAGCCAAGCCTCGAACAGAGGAAGGTTCAACGATCAAAGTAGGGGCGAGTGCTCTGAAAGTGGTAGGCACCCTATGGGGTGAAGATATGATCTCGGCTCCGTTGAAAGACGGAGGACTTTATGTCGGTGCGGAGTAACGACCCGCGCTAAAGGTACGCAGAAGGGCTTGGCGAAGCCCTCAAAAGATCAGCAGCGGCTCTGAACGCAGGCGGCAACTCTCTCGATGAGAGCTTGGGCCTCGTAACAGCAGCAAACGAAGTGGTAGATCTTTGCCACGCGGCGTAGTAATACGTTCGCAAGTAGATCACTATATCGGTCAAAGGCTGGAGACAGCAGAGACCGAGGAAAATTTGCAATGAAAAGAGATAAAAATGAAAATATGTCAATATTGCGGGAAAGAGTATCGCGGGCGAAAAGATCGTCCAAATTCGAAATTCTGTTCTGCAGCTTGTCGTCGCGCGGCTACAGGCGCTCCATGTTTGTATTCTTGTGATAATTGTGGGAAACAGTTCTTAGTGTCATCTACGAAAATAAACCAGTTGAACAGCGGTAAACGGAAGCATATCTGCTGTAGCAAGAATTGTTTTGATGAATTACAAGGGCCATCTTTTGATGATATTAAAACAGCGTTTGATGCCAGAGACTATTTCTTAATTACAAACAAGAAATTGAAAGCAAAAGAGAAATATGAATACATTTGCCCTAAGCATCAAGAACAGGGATCTCAGTTTATCACATATAACAATCTTAAAAGTGGTTATGGCTGTCCGTTTTGCGGACAAGAAAGAGCGTCAGAAAAGAGAAGAACCCCTTATCAAGAAGTAAAAGCTACATTTAATGCACATGATATGTTCTTGATAGAGCAGCCGTATATTAACGGAAATACTCCGCTTAAATATATTTGCTATCATCATAAAGATAAAGGCATTCAGAGAATGTCTTATTCTAATGCACAACGGCAGTTCTGTCCATACTGTAACCGTAGCAAAGGCGAAAAGAAAATATCCAATTTTCTACAACAAAATCACATTGATTTCACAGAACAGAAACGATTTAGCGGTCTTGTTGGAGTTAAAGGCAGATCATTGTCATATGATTTCTTTATTCCGTCGCATAATGCATTGATAGAATATCAGGGCGAATTTCACGATGGAACTGCTCGCTTGAGTAATGCGGAATTGTTTATTGTTCAGCAAGAACATGATCGACGCAAGAGAGAGTATGCTACTCTAAAGCATATCAATCTCATTGAAATTTGGTATTATCAATATCATAATATCGAAGAAATATTGAAAGATTCATTGCATTTATCCGTAGAGACTGCGGGGTGACAATGGTAACATTGTCACTGAAGTGATCCACCCCACTCCTTCGGGAAGGGTGTAATATACAGTCCGGACTCACGCAATAATGAAATGAAACGTGAGAGTAAGGCCGAAAGACCTTGCCGCCGCTTTTGCGGTCAGATTAGCGGTATATCAGCGCTAACAAGTAACAGAAACGACAAGATCCTGATACAGTAGGAACATGGGCTAAAACCCTTAGTATGTACCTCCGTGCCGCTAAAGCTGATGCTGAAGAGGCCGGAATCGAAACGGATGGTATGGCAAACTCTGTAAGTGAGCTTCGCAAAACCATCAAAACTTTAACTCACGACAAAGTGGACATTATGTCTGACGAGGCTGGAACGCAATTTAAGAGCACCACGCAAATTATGCGTGAAATTGCAGGTGTTTATGACAGTCTTAGCGACATAGATCAAGCCGCTTTGCTCAAAACCATTTCTGGCAAGAGATTAGCTAATACAACTGCTGCGCTCATCCAGAACTGGTCGACCGTTGAGGACGTCATCGAGTCAACTAAAAACGCAACTGGCTCAGCCGATGCTGAGAATGCAAAATATCTTGATTCTATTCAAGGTAAACTTGCGCAGTTCCAAGCGCAATTCCAGGCCGCAAGCACGAGTGTTCTTGATTCTGGTCTTGTGAAAGGAACTATCGACGCTGGTTCTGGCATTCTCGGGTTCTTCAACACTCTGATTGATAAACTTGGCATCCTTCCGGGGCTTCTCGCTCCTGTTGCTTCCCTGCTTCTGTCAATAAACGGAAAAGGCGTTATCGGCGGGAAAGGAGAATACGGAGAAACCATCTTTGGTGGGAGCGGGTTATTCAGTTCGCTTAAAAATTATAACACCAAAAACCACGACTATTGGCAGGAACAAAATGAAATTCTGAAAAGCTACGCTCAGATGAAGCAAAAACTTAGAGGTGCTGATTTTGAAAAAGCTCTTTCTGGCGCAGCTATTCAAAGCCGTGAGTTCGCTAAATCCCTTGATACCGTCGGGAATGAATGGGATGTTGTTAGCGGACAAATCGATAACTTTACTGCAAAGCAAGAAAAAATAGGAACGCTTGGAGCCAAGATTACATCAACTTTTAAGGGAATCGGGTCTGCTATTGCAAGCATGGCCGTGTCGATGGCAGCAATCTGGGCAGTGTCGAAACTGATCGAAGGTACCATTGCAACAATCGACAAATCATTTATGACCGGCGCAGAAGCTGTGGAAGTAACCAGTAAAAATTTAGAGAATTACACTTCAAGTTCTAAAGCTATCGAAGAAAATATATCCTCTGTAGAGGGGCTGCGCGACAGGTTCGAAGAACTGGCAAAGGGCGTATCCAGCAGTGGCGAAAACATCAGTCTATCCACCGAACAGTTTCAAGAATATAACGATATCGTTTCACAGCTGGTTGCTATCAATCCTGCTTTGGTGCAAGGATATAACAATGAAAATCAGGCTATCATCGACAAAAACAACTCGATTGAGCGAACTATCGAGCTACTGAAACAACAGCGTGTCGAGGAAGCGAAGAGTACCGTATATGGTGGAACATCAGACAACGATGGCGGGCTCAACAACGCTCAAACGGCGTATGTAGCGTTCCGGGAAGAATATAAGAACGCTCGTGCCGGAGAGAAAGAAGTAGATAAGAAAGCCGCAAATCTATTTACTAAAATTTACTCCGCCGCTAAAGATAAAAGTGATAAAAATGCCAACAAGGTAATGTCTATCATCCAAAAGGCTACCGGCGAATCATATGATGATTTTGTAAAAGAGGGCGAAATAAAAGGCTCGTTAGGTATTGCTGGACGATTCAGTTCTACCGGCTGGAGAAAAGAATATTTTGAATCCAACGCTGCCGCTATCAAAGAAAACTTAGCGGTTATTGTGGCGCAATTAAGTGACGCCGGACTTTTGTCAAACGAGTTGGCCGCCGAAGCTAATAATGTGGCTCAAGGATGGAATGTAGCCGGTGACACTATTGAATCCACCACAGATACTGTATCTCAGATGATAGATACGGCTTTTCAGGCGAACGAAAAGTATTATGACATGACGCCCGAGCAACAGCAATTCCTTTCTACGTTTGCCAACAGTCTCGACGCATCTAAACTTAATGCAGCCGGTGTTGAAAATGCTGCAACTGATTATGCCGAAGCAATGATGAAGGTCGCGAAGTATAATGATAATGCTAAAAAGTCGATGGAAGACTACGCCGACCTAATTGAAAATCGCGGTAGCATGACTGTTTCTGAATATCAGGAAAAAGCTCAGAAAGCGATGTTGTCACTCAAGGGAGCTTTGAGAAGTGAATTATCAAAAGAAGAACTAGACGCCATTGACTTCCGCAAGATGTTCGGACTCGAGGATCTCCAGAAACAAACAGATGATCTGAAGGCGACCATCACAGATAATTTGTCTGATGTTAAGATTACTGATCCCGGAAAGATGGAAGAAATTGTAGGTCTTTATCAAAACTGGGTCGATCTTCACAAAGAGATGTCCAAATTGGGCGTTACTTCAGAGGAACTTAACAAGGCTACTTTTGGCAATCTAGATCTGAATGATCGTTCGTCCATTCAGTGGACGAAAGAAAATCTTGAGAAGTATAAAAGTGAGTTTTTAAGCTGGGCTCCTGAAAAGGAAAAGAAAAAATGGGAAAACGACACTAAAGCGATGGGGAAATACTGGCAGAATTTCGTCAAGGATATGGACGGTTCTGTTTCTACCGTACTTGGCTCGTGGGGTGAATTCGGTAAAGACAAAATACCGATTGCATTCACTCCCCTACTGGACGCTAATGGTACATTGACTCCGCTGAGTTCTGATGAGGTAAATAGCTATATCAATGGCATCGTAGGCAGAGCCGCTTCAATGCCGGGCGAATTGGCAGACAATATCTTGAAATTAGACAAAGCACAATATGGTATTATAGCTGACATCGGCGCTACCGCAGAACGTACTGCAGATATCATGCATTTCGCTGGGTCGGACGGTGCCCTTGCTCAAATTTCCTCCGCAATTCAGGACTTCTGCAAAACGAACGGATATTCTACCGGAGAATTCTTCAACGCTATTCAGAGTGGCAGTGAAGACGCAATAAAGGCTCTCGCAGCCATGACCATGACCGCGCAGGACTTCAACCTTGACAATCTCACCGGCGACCAGATTAGCACATTTGACAAGATTATCGCTACCAGTGGAGATAATGTCTCGGAATACCTTGGTAAACTGCAAGCGATTGATCAAGCTGGGCACCTTGGAGAGTTCTTAGATGAATTCAACAAGAAGTTACAGGCTCAATCCGGAGCTGTAAGAACGGTAGCGCAAGATCTCACCGACTATAAAACTGCTCTTGAGAAATCAACGGACAATGTTGAGACCCACGAAAATATGGTCAGCATTTACGATGAGTTTGCAAAGTCTGTCAAAAAAGGGCAGATCAATACCGATACTGCTCGTGCTCAGATGGAGCTGCTCATTGGTAAGGTCGTAGATCTCAAAGAAGCCAAAAAGTGGATTAGTGAAAACCAAGGTTTCTTCCTCACCGGTAAAGATGAAGATAAAGTCGGACAAGATCTGACCGGCGGATTCAATACACTTCACAAGAAATATAACGCACTCAGCAAAGACCAGAAGGCTCTTGTTGACGGCATGATGCAGGTAGATTGGAAGAACGGCAGTATTTCTGTCGCGGCGAACGATGTTGTTGACCTCGCTCGCGCGTTCGGTATGTCTACCGCGTCGCTGCAGCAGTTCTTTGATCTGGTTGACTCGTACTCCAACCCAACAGAAACAAATATTTCCACGGTCTCGGACACCGTAGATCAGCTGAATCAGGCAACTATAGATGCCGGCAAGAACATTGAACCTTCTCTTCGAGCATCGAAAGCCGCATGGGATTCTTTGACGGTTGCTGAAAAACAAGCGCTTGAAGCAGCAACGAAAAATACGGGCATTGATCCGACTCAGATGACGTACAACGACATCGAGCGACTGACTGACTCGTATAATGCGCTTAACGCGGCAATGGGGAAAGATTTTTCGACCGCGAATGTCGAAAAATTCTTTTCTGGCATAGGTGAAAGTGTTGTTACTGTTGAGAAACTGTCCGATGGTACGCAGTCTATTGATATCAAGAATGTATCTGCTTTTGTTGATAAAGTAAAAGAATTGTCTGGGTTGAATATCAGTGAAGGCGATTTGCCGACCATGCTGAATCTGCTTAATACCAAGACTCGCGAAAACGGTGACCCGTATAAGTTTACTATTAACGGTGAGGCTCCTATTACCGAAGAAGACACAACACAGCGGATGATGGACGACCTGACGGAAGTGTTCGAGCATAAGTACAATCTCAACATCGACACGACAGAGGCCGAGGCAAAAATTGATGCTCTTATCGAAAAATGTAAATCATTTGCAGACGGATCTTATCGTACAGGAACTACGGACACATCAGACAAATCAGGTGGAGTAAAGTATAGTGAGCCGATTGGTCCTGAATATCAGCCAAAACCAATTGTATTCAAAACAGATACGACACAACTTGATCAAGCCAAACAGAATCTTCAAGATCTTCAAGAAGCAGGAATAATCGATCCGGAAGTTGACATCAATGTAGTGACGCATATGGATGAAAACGCCCAGAAGTTTTTGGCGGGACAGAAATTAGTAGACAATAGTCAATCGGTCTCAATAAACGCGACTACTCATATGGATTCGCCCGCGCAGACAATAATTAACGGAACTTTATCCCCGAGTATTCCAGTTACAGTAAATGCTTCCACTAACGCTGATCAAGAAACTCAGTCGCTGCTTAATGGTTCGAAACAGGTAGGCGTGCAAGTTTCGGCAAATGTTGATACTCCTAATGATCCTGTTACTCCGGCCGCTCAGGAAATGGGAAAAGCATTAGACTCAGCTATCAACAAACAGCGTGTAGTCAATGTAAATACTTCTGCGGCTATTTCCAATGTTAGCAGCTTGGCTGGGTTGATGAATAGTGTCAGAAGCAAGACTGTTACCATTACCGTTAATAAAAAAACATACGAGACAACAACGACTGGTAGCTCAGGCCCCGGTAAAAACAAATACACTGGCGGTTACACCGGATTCACCGGGACTATGACCGGCATGGCTTCCGGTGGTCAATCCGTCGGCGGCAAAACCCTTGTTGGTGAGCTTGGCCCTGAGCAGTGGATTTCTCGCGATGGCAAACACAGCAAAATTGTCGGCAAACATGGCATGGAGGTCATCGATACCAAACGCGGTGATGCTATCGTTCCTGCGAACATTACTGCTGGTCTTATCCGCGGTGGTCTCAAACAATCGTATAATGGAGCATCTTCATCCGGTGCGCTATCAAATCTGGATTATGGAACTGGCGGTAAGTATTATAACTGGAAAGGCCCTTCATCCGCGAAAACCAAGACTCAGAAGGTTAAGGTAACCGCTGATACTTCTAAACTCGAGGACGCAGCGAAGGAAGCTCTTGACAAAATCAAAGAAGAAGTCGAGGACATCATCGATCAGCTTGAGCATAAGATCTACCTCGTCGAAAAGCAGCGTGGCGACCCGATGCAGATTGTTGCATATTATAAGCAGATTCAAGACGAAGCCAAGAAGGCCGCCGATAGATTTCGCGCCCAAGGCCAAAAGGATTCATCAGAGTATGTGAGGTCACAGCAAAAGACATGGTGGGAAGCGCATGACAGCATCATCGACACGATGAAGGACATGTACGACAAGATCACGTCGGAACATGAAAATGCTATCAAACTGGCCGAGCGAAGCCTTGACCGCCTGCTCGATACTGATAAGCTCGAGCGCTCTTTCACTCGTGCTCAGCGTAAGATTTTCAATTCGGCAAAGCTGTCGCAGAATATTCTGAACGGTGTCGCCAAGAAGGGCAACCCTCTGGCCGGCATCTTCAGCGGCGTTGCAGACAGTTTCGAAACCAAGACGGTCGATACTATCTTCTCGTCTATCGATGGCGATGCAATTGAGTCCACGCTCAACGGCATCATTGACCATTATCGCGAAGCTCAGAAGAACCTGCACAAGGAAGCGCAGTATTACCGCGGCATGGGATATTCCGATCTCAGTGACGAAGTGGCCGATCTCTCCGACCAGTGGTGGGAGTACGAAGACGCTGTTAAGGATGTTAAGCAGAAAGTCATCGACTATCTCTCTGATATCGTTGATGCGGCAAGCGACTCTGTTGATACGATTCAGGACGTTCTCGACACGTTCAAGAAGGCCGCCGAGGAATACTCGACAAATGGTGGTTTCATCTCCGTCGATACCTTCCAAGAAATCTCCAAACTTGGCGTCGAATACATGGGATACCTCAAAGACGAGAATGGTCTTCTGACCATCAACGAGGAAGCCATCAACCGCGTTATCAAAGCTAAGACTGATCAGATGGCTTTGGAAAGCGCCTCCGCTTATGTGGAGCGTCTGCGCATGGCTCTGCAGGAGAACGACGTTGTTTCTCTAAATAATCTGCTGAACGCAACGGCCGACCTGACTGAGGTTCAGTGGAGTTCTGTGTACGCGCAACTCGCTATGCTTGACCTCACTAAGGAAGGCTACGAGCAGGCAGTTAAGAATGTAGATGCATACCGCAGCGTTCTGGCTAACGTAAAAGCCGGCGTCGGAATCGACTTCGATGACACCAAGGATAGCGTTGACGCTCTGTTCAAGTACGTCGAGGATATGATTCGAGACGAAATCGACCAGCAGGTTGACGCTCTGGAAGAGCTGAAGGATAAGTATAGCGAGATCATCGATAAGAAGAAGGAAAGCCTGCAACTGAGCAAGGACGAAGCCGACTATCAGGACGAGGTAGCCGACAAGGTCAAGGAAATGGCAAAGCTCCAAGAGAAGATTAACGCTCTGTCTCTGGATGACAGCCGCGAGTCAATCGCAAAGCGTAAAGACCTTGAAGAACAACTCGCCGATCTCCAAAAAGAACTTGGCGAGACGCAGGCAAATGAAGCCTATGACCGTCAGACCGATAATCTTGATAAGATGCAGGAGGCTTACGAGAAGGAAAAGGACGCCGAGATTAAGAAACTGCAGGATTCAATTTCATCGGAGGAAAAACTTTACCAAATGGCTCGAAAGAGAATACAAGATGGTTGGGCAACACTTTACGATGATTTAATTGAATATAACACTCGTGCGGGTTCGGACATCAATGCCAAGGTTACGCAAGCATGGCAAGACGCCCAAAAGGCTATGGAGAAGTACAATGCTACTTACCTCGAAGTCTATGATCGTCTTGGTGAAAACGGTTCCAATTCTTCTTCCAACGGTTCCAACTCCAATATCATTGGCGATTCGAATAAATACGGCACTGGGGATGCAGATGCGGCTGGGATCGCTCGAATCGTGGCGAAGATGAAGAAGAACAGTGATACTTGGTCTGCCAACATGACGGTGGAGCAGAAGAAAGCGCTCAACCAAAAGAATGCCGACTATGCTGGTCAACTCAACAGCCAGTACGATCTCGGTGTTCACTATGATGGTCACACTGGTGTTTGGTATGACAAGTATGGCAATAACATCTATGATAAGTACCTCGGTATATACCACACCGGCGGCGTTGTCGGCGATGCCTCTACCCTGCGTCAAGACGAGATGATGGCGATTCTGCAAAAGGGCGAAATCGTGCTCGACAAGCCCAAACAGCAGTCGCTCGACTCCATTCTCAAGGTAATGTCCGCCATTACCAGCGGTTTGTCCGCTTCTGCCCTGCCCGACCTGTCCAAGGCCGCTCAGATGCCTGTTTCCGGCGTAAACCGTGAAGTTGTCACGATCCCGCGTGAGAACGTCACGAACGTTACCTTCGGCGACACAATCATCAAAGGTGCGGACGGAGATACGGTTAAGCAGCATGAAGCTGTATCCCGCCGCATGGTCAACGACATTATCGAAGTTCTCAAAATCAAAAAATAATGGCC